CATGGGAATTTTAACGAATCTACATCATTTGCAGCACCTCATTCTAACCCAATATATATTGATAATACTAATAATAGCAGCGATGGTGTTTATTTAGTATTGAAGAATAAAGGAGTATACGTTTCTTCATTTGGAACTACTAATGAAACCACTGATTATTATGAAACCTTTATGTTACATAGAAAATCTAATCAATCTAATAGCTATAAACTATCGATTAGAGATGACGGAAATGCGTATATAAGAGGTAAAATAATAGCAACACAAGAATGGGTAACTAATAATATATCAGGATTAAGTACTAGTATTAGTAGCCAAGGTTCTGTGATTACCTCACTTGGACAGTACTTAATTACAGGAGCAGACGCAAATGCAACTACTACTGCAAGTACAGTAAAAATCAAGTTAAGGCAAATAGGAAGATCTACGGCTAGTAGTTCAAGTGCTTTTGGTGCAGCAAGTTTAGAATCATCTGGTGTAACTATTCCTGCTGCAACAACAACCACAGCAGGAGTAATGACTGCTACTGATAAAAGTAATCTTAATACAGCTTATGGTTGAGGAAATCATGCTTCCGCAGGATATTTAAAGAGTATTCCCACTGCATCCTCAAGCTCTTATGGCGGAATAAAAATAGGGTATTCAGCAACTGGTAAAAATTATGCAGTACAATTAGATAGTAATGGTAAAGCTTATGTAAATGTGCCTTGAACAGATACAAATACAAACTATTATCCAACAACCTTTACATGGACAAATGGAACAAGTAAAGGTCCAACAGGTTCACTGACGGGCACTGGAATGAGTGCTGTATCTTTTGGAGCAATTCCTATAGCTAGTCCAAGTAATTCTGGTATTGTAACCACCGAGGAACAAGAAATTGGAGGACAAAAATACTTTAAAGATGGTGTATATGTTGGAAGTCACGATGATGTCCTTGTTGGTATTATGAACGCATATGACTTTGGATATAATGGATTAGCTATAGTTTCAGATACTAATGTATATATAGCTCCTGATAATAACATTGTATATTTCGGGTATGATGAGAATATATATATTCAAGATGGAGAATTTAGTGGTAATGCAGCCACCGCATCGCAGGTTAAAAATGCTTTAACTATAAATGTAGGAACTAGTAGTATAAAATATAATGGCTCTAAGACTGAACAAATAACTATTCCTAGAGATAGACAAACTAACCTAACTATGCAAGCATATGGGAGTGATTCGTCAATTTCTGTTAAAAAAGGTATATGTTATTATCATAACACTGGTTCACTATGAGCAACGAGCATTACTCTATCTTTAGATACATCAGACTGAAACAGTTTGCTGCTACAGGCAAATAGTAAAGAGACAATTGAAACAGCTGTAGTAGTAGTTGAAAGCACATATCCTGTTACTTTTAGTTCAAACTCGATGTTAAAAGTGCAAAAAGATATTCCGTTAAATGGAGATGCAGGAACATATAGAGTTTATGTTTTTTCAAGAATAACACCAACTCTAGTTGCTGTAAACTGTGCTGTATATAAAGCTTCTTAATATAATTGATTATGAGTGTAAAATATTTTGATAAAAATAAAAATAAATGGGTTATTTTTCCTGGTACAGTTGGAGCTCCTGGAAAAAATGGAAAAGATGCGTATGATATTGCAGTAGAACATGGATATGAAGGATCTGAAGAAGAGTATAATAATACTCTTCTTCAAATTCCTGAAGTAGTCGATAAATTAAAAGCTATAGATAGTACTCCTACTGAAGGAAGTAACAATTTAGTAACTTCTGGAGGAGTGAAAGATGCTATTGATAACTTAGAGGCTAGTTTATCAGGATCTATTGAAAATATTATCGATGTTGAAATAAGTAATCAGATCAAGAGCTCTATAATAGTTGATAATTTATTATCAGACGATGTTAATAAATCACTATCCGCGAAACAAGGTAAAATTTTAAAAGGTATAATTGATAATTTAGCTAATATACAATTCTTAGTAGTTGATGTATTACCATCTAGTGATATTAAGAGTAATATCATATACTTAGTCAAAAAGAAAGGATCAGGGACAGATATCCATGATGAGTATATTTATATTGAAAACAACTGAGAAAAAATTGGGGATACCTCTATTGATTTGACTAACTATTATACAAAGGATCAAGTTGATTCTCAGATTCAAAATGTTAGGGAAGATATTCCTAGTATTCCTGATGTTGATATAGTATTAAGTGGCAGTGGCAATATAATTACAGAATTAGCAGTTGATTCTATTAATAAGCATAAATTAGTAGCTTCTAAAAGTATTTCAGTATATACAAAAGAGGAAGTAGAAGAGAGACTTAGTGAAAGTGGTTATGGAGATGTAACTGCAGCTGCTGAGTTTTCAACAGCAGACAGAGTGATTACTTCTAATGGAGAAGGTAAAGTTATTAAAGATTCAGGGGTACTAATTGGAAATTTGGCAAAGTTAGCGGATGTTCCTAAGACACTAACTGATTTAAATGTAACCTCAACAGATATTACAGATATTTTAGGATATATTCCTGCAGATTCTGCGCAGGCTGGTATGGGGGATGTTACAGGTCCTACTTCAGCTACTAATAATAATTTTGCTTCTTTTAATAATAACAGTGGAAAAGTTATTAAAGACTCTGGATATAATCCTGACTCATTCGCCAGATTAAATCATACTCATACAGTATCTCAAATTACTGATATGCCAACTCCAATAACAGTAGATTCAGAATTAAACAGTACTTCTGAGAACCCTGTTCAGAATAAGGTTATTAACAACGCACTGTCTTCTAAAGTAGATACTTCTACATTAAGCAACTATGTTACAAAAGATGAGATAGCAGAACTTGGAGGAGGGGATGTAGTTGCAGTTGGAGATTTAGCAAATAATATGTTAGTAATAGGTGCAGGTACAAAATCTGTTTCAGCTTCTAATATTCCAATATCTGATATATCAACTCTTAAGACTAATGTTAGTCAATTATCAAATAGTGTAGATGAGTTAACTCAACAGATATTAGGATTTGACTATATTAATTCTATAGATATCAACGGAGATTCTGGAGATCCTATTTCTATTAATTATCAAAATCGTACAATTTCTGTTAGTAGTGGTGATAGTTATTTAGCTACCACAGTTGAAAATGATGGAGGTGATTTAAAATTATTGATTGGTCACAAATCAGGTTATGATCACGTACCAATAGTAAATCAAGCAGATAGTGATGATCGTGTTGCATTTGTGCCTTCGGAAATGACTTCCTATAGATTAGGAGTTATTGGTAGAGATATTAGAATACCTGCCGCAGGAATAGATGGGCTAGCAGATGTAGCTAAAAGTGGATCTTATGAAGACCTTACTGCAACTCCTGTATTTAAGTCTTTACATATTTCTGCTGGAGAACTTACTGAAGTTTATGATCCGACTGTTGCAGAAGTAGATATTGATTTAAATTCTCCCCTAGATAATAGATATGAAAAATTATTAGGTATTAGTTTGTCTGCAGGTGATCCTGGAACATTTATTGAGGTTACAGAAACATCTCATACAATCAATGTTTCTAATTTAACAGCTTCTAAATCTGAGGCTATAGTAGTTGTTAGGGGAGATTGTACAGTTAGTTTTTCAGGAAGTAATATATATATTATAAACAATGCGAGTGATTTAGCAGGGAAATCTACTCAAAGAAAAGTTTATACTGTAAAAAGAATTGAAGATGATTCAAGTAACCCAATGGTATTGGTTACATGTGCACTGTATAATCCTATGTTAAAAATTATTAATGATATTGATACGGGCAATTCAAATTTAAGTGCAAAAGAGTGTTAAGAAGTGGGCAATATAATACAGGAATTACTTACTCAAATTTTAAACATAGGTGTTCTGTGGTTGTTATCGGATTAACAACATCTGCTGAAGAATTTCAAAATACTTTTGATCATGAAAAAGGACATTTAGCGATGCACATATGTTCTGCTTTAAGAATACACCCGCAAGGAGAAGAATTTCAATATTTAACTGGCGAGATAGGGCAAGCTATGTTTAAAGTAGCTAAACGATTCTTATGTGATAACTGTCGAAAAAAGCTAGTCATAGAATTTAGAGAGATAGATAATAAAAAATAAAAAGTTAGATAATGCCACAGAAATGTGGCATTTTTTTATTTATATGTAATATTTATATAAAAATTTGGTTATTTATTAAATATTATATAATTTTGTATCATTATCTAACTTAAATAAGAATTAATATGAGTAAAGGCACATGTAAATTTAATTTAAATGTAGCAACTAGATTAATGCTACTTATGAATCTACCAGAACAAGGTTCTGTAATTGAGATGATTTCAAAAAGAAATATTCGTAAAAAAATTGACTTTTCTAGTGAAGAACTTGAAGATCTTGATATCAAAAATGAAGATGGTAGGATTACATGATCTTCGGAAGCTCCTTCAATTGAAGTAGAATTTACAGACAATGAGATTAACTTGTTAAAATCACTTATTGATAAACTAGATAAGTCTGGGTTAATTACGGATAATATCCTAGATTTTGTTGAGAAAATATTAAAAGACTAATGGGAACATTATCTAATAATTCTAAAGTTGGAGATAAAGGTAAAGACTTGATTCTACAGACATCTGGTAGAGTTTATGTTCAAGTAAAAGATAGATTTTACCCGATAAACTTTAGAGATACAGACAATCCTAATTCTTCAGAAAATTCTAACACCTCTAATAATTCCAATATAAAGGGAGTATTAATAGTTGATAATCTTGAAACGTATAGTGGAGAATATCCTGGTGATGGAACTCTTGTTATAGACAGCTCTTCTGGTAGTTTTTATCAAGCTTCTAATAATTCTTATACTAAACTTCCATCTTCAGCTGTTAGTGATTTTAAATCTCCTATTAATATACAATTAGAAGATGCTTCTCAATCTCCCTTAGTTATTAACTCTAATGCTTTAGTAGAAAATCTAAATGCAGAATATTTATCTGGATATTCATCACGTGATTATACTAAAAAGGCTTCTAATGAGAGGATTGAAGGTAATTGGTCTTTTCCAACATTAGTTGTAGATAAAATAGTAAACAAATCTGGAACGACGTATTTTGATTTATCAAGAGGAGAGTTGATAACAAGTTCTTTAGTTACTAATACATTTAGTAGTAATAGTACTAGAACTTCTATTGTTAAAAAAACATCTAACGGAGATATTTACATTCAATTATCCAGTGAAATGTTTACTCCGTCAATATTAGGACTTTCAGGAGAGACGGTAACTACTACTGAAGAAGATGGATCAGAAAAAGAGCAAGTTAATTACTCTCCATGGATATATATTACTGTTGGTAATGAGCATGATAAATATTCTACCAATGGAGTATTATCAAGTTCTACATATAAATTTACCACAGATGGTGAGGCTGCTATTGGAAGGGTTAAAAAAGAAGATGTAGACGGTAAGATAAGTTACTCTCCATGGATAGATATTAATTCCAGTGAAGCTATTTTAAGTGCTGAAACTTATCAATTTAAATCAGATAAAACTGCTACTATCGGTCCAATTGTTTTAAATAATGATGGTACTATATCTATAGGAAACTATACAATAGATACTAAAGGAAATCTAAACATTGGACATATCAAAATTTATGCAGATGGAACAGCTACTATAGGGAGTGGAGAATATCAAGCTACAATTGATGCTGAAGGTAAATTTCAAATACCAGAAAAGTGTATTATAAAAGAAAATATTTAATAAAGTATTTGGAAATTAAGAATTAATATATTATATTTGCCACAAATATTAGAACAGATTATTAATCAATTAATAAGAAAAAATAGGAAATATGCCAAATCATTATGAATTTAATTCGGACAGTCTTGAAGGTCTATTAACTGATGAGGATAATTCAGTTTCAAGTCCCGAAGATAGTGGTCCAGTCGTTGCAGATACTGTAGGAGGAGAAAATCTTATAGATCAACCAAATAATGATTCAGATCAAGTAGAATCTAAAGAATCAGATCAAGAGAAAAATATAGAAACTAATAACAATAGCGACTTTTTGACATCCTTTTTAAGTGAGTACGGTCTTAAAGATGGTAAAGTAACTTATGAGAATGATGATGGTACCACAGAAGAGGTAGACTTTGATAGTTTGGACTCGGAGGAAAAAATAAATATTCTTAAAGAACTTACTTCTCCAAATCTTAGCAAAGATGAGATAGAAGTAATTAACTATTTGCGTGCCAATAATGCAACCATTCAGGATGTAATTACTTATTATTCACAAAAAGCAGTAGAGGATTACATTAAAGAAAATGGACCAATTGAAAAACAATACAGTGTAGATGAATATTCTGATGATGAACTATATATTGCTGATTTAAAGTCAAAATTCAGCGATATGAGTGAAGAAGACATCAAAACTGATTTAGAGACTGCTAAAGAGAATGAAGAACTATTTAAGAAAAAGGTTGATATAATTCGCAAACAATATAAAGCACAAGAAGAAGAAACAGCTAAAGAAAGAATAAAAGAACAAGAGGAGCAATTTAATAATTTTAAAACTTCTCTTGAAAGTCAACTGAATGACTTTAATTCTATTCCTATGGATTATAAAGATAATAAGTCAGATAGTCTGCAAATAGAAGAGTCTGAGAAGGAAGAGATTTATAAGTATATTTTAAATCGAGACGAGAATGGTGCAACACAATTCTTTAAAGATTTAAATGATCCAAAGACATTAGTAGAACTTGCATGGTTTGCACTTTATGGAAAGGAAGCTATTTCAGATATTACTAATTATTGGAAATCTCAGCTTAAAAATACAAGAAAATCTGTAGATAATAAGCCGCAGACTACTGTTGTCTCTTTAGATAAAAATAAGACAAAAGATAATTTTACTAATCGCCACAAATCTGTAGAAACAGAATATGGTGAAGATTTATTATAAACTTAAAAATTAAATAAATATGAGAATTACAAGTTTTTCGTCTTCGCATGCTCAGATGGGTGGACTACTGCCCCTATAATAAGCGATTATTATTAGAAAATCTTGTGAATTGCTGGAATTCCTCTAATTTATTCGGAAAATCAGCAGCCAAGCCCTTGGATGGGAAGGTTCAACGATCAATAAATATTAAGAAGTATAATTATGAAATTTACTGAATATGATAAGGCCATTATGATAGGCTTAATCTTAGGAGATGGATATATATCTCCCAAAGGTCGGATCAATGTAACTCACTGTGAACAACAAAAAGAGTATATTGAATATAAAGCTAAGTTATTACATTCAGTTACTGGAGGTAAAGATATAAATATATATATGATTAATAAAATTAGCACTTATAAAAAAGGAAATAAAATTATTAGTCAAAAAGAAGTTGTTAATTATTCTTTTAAAAGACAATCTAAGGATTTTATTCAATTTAGAGAGTTGCTTTATCCTAGTAATCGTAAGACTATTACAAAAAAAGTTTTAAATTTACTTAATCCTTTAGCTATAGCATTATGGTGAATGGATGATGGGTGTTTGACAGTGAAATATACATATCTAAATGGGAGACGAGTTAAATGTGGCTATACATTACGGTTTTATACATACTTAACAAAAGAAGAAAATGAATTAATTCAACAATACTTTATAGATAAGTATGATATGAATTGGAATGTAGTTAAAGCTGATAATGCTAAAGATAGTACTCAATGAATGCTCAGATGCGGGGTTCATGAAGGAAGAAAATTCTTAGCTATTATTAGAGACATTATTTTAACGAAAGTCCCTTCTATGAGTTATAAAGTGCTTAATATTTAACACGAGTGCAAGACATCCTAAATAGGATGATGATATGATCTGAACTACTAGGATAGTAAACTAGTAGAACTGTAGAATAAAGAGTCTACAGGATAACAAAGTGAGTACAAGAACATACGAAGACTTTCATAAGTGGCTGGGTGATAAACCTGAGCGTCTAGGTATTGTGTCTAATTTGTATAAACAATATACTGCAACAAGTCTTACTGAAGCACTGATGAATGTTTATACAATGGAAAAGGGCAAGCCTAGTAAATTTCAGTCTCTTAATTCATTCTTACTTGAATGGGAAATTGATGTTAATTTTGTTAAAAGAATTCCTATTCTTGCAGTTGAAGGAGATGGTTCGAATGGTTCTGAGGTTATTTTCCATTTCCCAGAGCGTTACTACGAGATGTATGACGTATTTGTAATTGAAGAGACTCGCCAGCAATGTATGGTTATGCTGTCTCCAGTACGTCGTTCTGACGCGGTTGTAGAATATGTATGCCGTGTTATTGATAATGACTATAAGGAAGTACTTGATGTAGATAGTATTGTAGGTACTGACACTCGTTTTATTACGAATCATATGCCAGAGCTTCATGAGACTGGATTAAATTTAAGCTCTGTATTAAATTTACTTACCACAGTATTTAATACTAAAATAAGTCCCGTTATAGCGTAAGTTATAAATGAAAATCCCTTTAATTGCTGGAAACTCCTATAAATTTGGTATGTTTATAGGACAATCAGCAGCCAAGACTTAGATAAAGCAATCGCATGGCGAAGCTCTAAGTAAGGTTCAACGACTATCCGAAAGGAGTAAGACAAATTGTCTGAAATGGGGGAAAACTTCAAAAAAATAAAATATGAAATATTTAGTATATTTAACACATTGTATTTCTAATAATAAAATATATGTAGGAGTACATGAAACTGTAGACCCAAATGTTTTTGATGGATATTTAGGTAATGGGGTATATACAACAAGACCCGCCAGTTATAAAAAAAGCACAACACCTTTTAAAGCAGCGGTTAATAAATATGGCATTAATAATTTTAGACGAATAACTCTTAGAGTATTTGATTCTAAAGAAGACGCTTATAAATTAGAGGCTGACATTGTTACAGAACAGTTTATAAAAAGAACTGATACATATAATGTTAAACTTGGAGGTTCAGGTGGATGCCCTGAAATATTAAAGAGAAAAGTTTATATGTATGATTCATCAGGTAATTTTGTAAAAGAATTTAACTGTATTAATGATTGCATGAGATTTATTAATCCAAACGCTAAAAATGGTAGTCACATTGGAAGAGCAATTAAACTTGGTCAACGAGTTAAAGGATTTCAATTTTCATATGAAAAATTACCTTATATGAAAGAATGAAAAACTAAAGAATTCACAAGAGTTAACAATCTTCCTAATATTCCTTATAATAAAGAATTTAAACCTATTGGCAGATATGATCTATCGGGCAACTTACTTCAAGTATATTCTTGTTTAAGTGAGTGTGTGAAAGATGGCTATAAAAATGCTAAGTTTGTAATAAGAGGAATAAGAACCCATTGTAAAGGATACGTGTTTAAATATATAGAAGTTTAAGATATAGTCTAGCCAGTATGGTAACATACTGTATTAAAGCGTTACAAAATACCAATCAAATATTGAAAAGCATAAACAAATCTGTGCCTTAGCGGCGTAATCTGCTAAGAAAATCCTTTTAATTGCTGGAATCCTAAAGATAAAACTATGGTAATCAGCAGCCAAGACTTAGATTATGTAAGGAGTTATACTCAACACTAAGTAAGGTTCAACGACTATCTCGTAAGAGAGTAGAGAATAAGATCTCGAAATGGAGGATAATTAAAATTTTAAAAAATGAAATATATTGTATATTTAACAATAAATCTTGAAAATAATAAGATTTATATAGGAAAACATAAATGTGAAGATCCTTATGTATTTGATGGATACATAGGATGTGGTGTAAAAATAACCGCTCCATCTACATATAATAAACCACAGTGTGCATTCCAAGCAGCTGTATTAAAATATGGAGTTAAAAACTTTAGAAGAATAACTTTAAGAGTATTTGATGATGAGCAATCAGCACTTATGCTAGAAAAAAAATTAGTAACCGAAGACTTTATAAAACGCAAAGATGTGTACAACGAGGTTATAGGCGGAGGAGCGCCTCCAATAAATAACTTAATAGTTTATCAGTATTCTTTATTAGGAAAATATATTAGAAAATATTACTCTTTAGAAGAAGCTGCAAAAGAAGTTGAGGTTGCTAATGGATCGTGCATAAAATATGCTATAGATAAAAAAGGAACTTGTGCTAATAGTTTATGGAGTTTAACAAAAACATCACAATTAAATATTGATGAATACAATATATTTATAAAAGATAAAACCTTATATCAAAAAGATATTAGTGGAAATATTATTAATACATTTAATAGTGTGGAGAATGCAGCAAAAACACTGCAGATACAGAAACGAGGAATATATAAAAGTATATCTCATAAAAAACCATATAAAGGTTATTTATTTGAGTATAAAGAAACATATAAAAATCCAGTTTATAATAATCGCACTAAGAAGGTAGCTCAGTATAGCTTAGATGGTACATTTATAAGAGAATATAAAAGTGTACAGGAAGCATTTAATATATATGGGCCTGGAGTTAAAAAATGTGTTAAAGGTTTACAAACTCAAACAAAAGGTTTTATATTTAAAATTATTAGTTAATGATATAGTCTGATCTTATATGAAAATATAAGTTAACATATTGAGAACAATGATTGGAACGACTAGATGCGATATTGATTATTCAGCTAAATATATGGCTTTGGAAGATCAGTTTATCAATATTGCAACAAAGGACAAAGATTTTACTTACAAGCTTTCTGGTGCAGAAAAAGTTTGTCTTGATAGCTATATGGCTGCTCGTAATAACAAGCTTTTATTCTCCAAAGGTAACTTTGATGTAAATGGTAAGACTACTATTTCTGATGAAATTGGTCGTCCTATTGTCACTACTGAGGGTAAGAGAATTTGCCCCTATGCTTAGTAATGAGCATGGAAATAAGCTCTTTAATTCAGGGAAAGCTGAGATGCCAATCCTGAGCGAAGCTAAATAGTAATATTTAGAACGTGCAACGACTAGTTAAAGTAGTCCTATAAAGGATAAAATAACCACGAAAAGGAGCCATCCAGAAATGGATGAAGATATAGTCTGATCATATACGAAATCAAGTATATGAAGTAGATGGTAAACTCATCTACGATAACAAAAATGATAATTCCTCAAATTGAACGCTTCGCAACGAAGTATGTATTTAATAAATTAACTACACGTATCTTTGAAGGTGCTATGAATGAAATGGCTACTAAGTCAGATGAGCCTACAGGAAATTCTTGGGTATTTATTTGTAACACCAAGATGTGGCAGGCTGTTCAGAGAACAATGGCTACATGGATTCGTGACTGGAAAACTACTGGTTGTTTCGTATGGTCACAAGGTGCTAAGGATTATGTCGACCTTGGAGCAACGTATCAATCATATGAATTCGCTGGCAACAAGATGATTTTCCGTCTAGATCGTTCATTAGATCTTGAATTCCCTAAGAAGGCTTATGGTATATTCCTTGATCTAACTACTGATTCGAATGGCACTCCTGGAGTAATGTTATTTACATTCCGTGGTGGAAATATTATCCACAATGTTATTAGAGGCGTGGGCGGAAAAAGCGGACTTGAGTCTGGTGAAGTTTCAAGTCCAGTTGCTGGAGCCAAGATTGTTAACTGGGGCTATCATGGAGTAGGCGTGATGAATCCCTATCGTTCTGCAATCCTTGAAGAAGTTTAATATTTAATATTACAAGAAATATAGAAGATATATTAATTTTAGAGTACTCCCTAAATTAGGGAGTACTTCTAAAACTTTTAGATAAAAAATTTATTTCAAAGACAAAAAATAATGAATAAAATAACTCTTAAGAATGTATATGGGAGGGAGAAGAAGTATTATCTTCAACCTATGAAACAAAAGAATGGAACGAACTTTCCTTTTGTAAAGAAAGTTAGATATAATGAACATGGAGATAGCGAAATGATTTTAAGTCCTGATGAACTTAATGATCCTGAAAGAGATTATTTCATTCCAGAGGATGAACTTATTGAGGTATATAGTGGACGTACTTTTAACCTAGATGACCCGTATGAGCGTAACCTTTGGAAATGCATTGAAACAAATCCTGTAATTGCACCAGAAAGAACAGCTAAAGATAAATATGGCAATTATCTTATTGATGGTACGCAGGAAAGATACGGTCGAGCAGATTTTTATGTTGAACGAGAGGGAGAAGTTTCAAAGAGAAGAGTTTCACGTATTCAGCTTGTCACAAAAGCATTTGTATTTATTGAGAATGATTCTCCTGCAGGGCGCATTACTAAGTGTAAACTTTTAGGTAAAGCTATGAGAAATGCACCTGATACTGATGTACAAGATTATTTATACAGCCGTGCACAAAAGAATCCTCAAGAGATCATTGATCTATATACTGGATCTGATCAAGCATTGAAACTTCTAATTATCGATGCAAAAGATAAAAACGTTATAACCAATCAGAGTGGAATTTGGATGTTTAGTGAAACTATGTTAGGAGCAACAGATGAAGCTATCATCATGTACTTGAAAAATCCAGAAAATCAGAATATTTATGATTCAATTAAGAATCTTACTTTCCCTGATATGGTAGTAAAAAGGGCCGCAAAAGAAAAAACAAAATAGAATATTATATAATTTTATTAAACAAGTAGAATGACACTTAGGAACGTTTACGAATTCGCTTTAGTAGAATGCAACAAGTTAAAAGCTCCTTCTATTTTATTAGAAGATTTTATATACTTGTTTAATAAAGCTATTCAACAATATGTAAATAGTGTCTACAATAGAGCTGAGTATAATCAACAGAGTTCGGATGATATTGGGTTTTTACAAACTACTGCTACTATAACAGTTGGAGAAGTTACTCCAAAGCAAGAATTTAATGATACAATTTGAGAGTTAGAATTACCAAAAGATTACGTACACTTACTTAATTGTATGGCAGAGTTTGTTGGTAGTGATTCAAAATCTAGATGTGGGAATGGTAGTTTAAAGACTATTACCTCTCCATGTCAAAGGTTAACCGCAGATATGTATCCTGGTATTATTAATAATTATTATATGAGGCCTTCTCATAAAAAACCTTATTATTATATTATTAATCATAATACTGAGAGTCAAACCCCAACAAATCCAAACATGGATGCAGAATTTGGATACAATCCAGAATTTATTGGAGAAAATGAGTATCGTTTCTACGCATTAAAACCTAATGAAAGTAGAGTTGTAAACCAGTCTATTGTAAAAATTGAGATACATAGTGGAGATTCTCAATGAACATTAAATAAGTTATATGTTACTTATTTAAAATCTCCAAAGTATTACTCAATGACACAAGACCAGATATTAGCTATAATCGATGATACACCAATTTTGGAATTTCCTGATTATGTATGTTATGAAATAATCAACATTTATGTTAGGTTATTTTTAGAAAATGCAAGTGATCCAAGATTACAAACAAATATTCCTATTAATCAGACTATAGCGGTACCTGGAAGTAAATAATTATTAATTTAAAATTTAGAAAAATATGTGGAATTTTCAAAAAGAAGTAGTACTTAACAGCCTTAACAACGTTAAGGTTGTAGAAGGTACAAATAAAGGTCTTGGTAAGCCTGCAATTGATAAGAAAGTACGTTTTCATGATGGAGGTGAGTACTTTGCTAAGTATATTGTAGACCATAAGATTTATGAAACTAGTCCTATTACAGGGACTAAATTTAAATTAGTTTTACATGCTCCTTCTGGTATTCTGGGTCAACACGTACAGATTTTAATTGAGCTTGGACTTGATAATGATTACCGTGGAGACTATGGCTCAGCTCTTTGGTATTTTCGTAAGCCAATTTTAGTAGATGTTGTTCTCCCAGAACAGAATGAAGTAGCTGCTAAAGTTATTTACGATGCTATTACAGCTGCCATCCCTGAAGAATATAAATTTGTTAATACGTCTTATGAAGGTGGTAATGTAACTATTGAGGGATCTGATTCATATCAAAAAGTACGTAAAGTTGTTATCAGTCGTTATGATTGTGATGAACGTTGTGCTGGGAGTTCAGAAGAGCTTGTAGAAATTGTTAATTTGTCAGCAGGTGCTCTTAAGAAAGGTAATGATTATGTTACCTATACTCCAAACAATGTTGAATTTGGCACCTATGAATACCTTCTTCATAATCTCCGCCTTCCAACTTACGCAAATCTTCGTTTTACTTCTCCTTCTGCTCCTGAAATGCCTGTTCCAGGTGTTGAGTATACTCAGTTTAGCTTTGCCTATTGTGTTCCTCGTGGAATTCATTTTGGAGGTTTATCAGTCGCAGGTCAAACAAATCATTCAACAACATTGCATACTTTCTTTGTAGCTTCTACTTTAGTAGAAGATTTTAAGAATCTATTTAAGGGGATTGGTTTTGTAGATGATGATTTTGAATCTATTGGTAGAAATGATGGCCAGCATGAAATTACTATTCTTCCTGATGCTTATGCTTCGTCACAAGATTTAGCAAATGCAGCTGCAATTAAGGCAAATAGTGAGGCTGATGCAGATCTCAAATCTAAGGTTAGAGAAAACCGATCCGCAATCAAGAAAGCTCACGCTGTTTCAGGGGCTGATCCAAGTGAGGCTCAAGGACTCGAAGATATAGAATAATATGTCTAAGTTTGTTGTTTCAGCTACTATAGATGATCCTAGCCTTAAAGCAGATGCTATTTTTGAGTACAGGATTACCGATAATAGAAACTATATTGTTGATAAATATGGAGGAGTTGAAGCAAAACCTGGTTATACACCTCAAATAGGAGATAAGTATACAGTAGAAACTTTATATAGATCTAATGAAGGATATATATATAAGTCATACAAAACTTTTACTGTAAAAATATAATATCAATACAGATAGCGGGGTGGGAGTTAATCCCGTCCCGCTTAATTTTATATATGTATATTATGACACTACAACAAATATCTAGTGCAGTTTATAACTCTGTTGTTGGAGGATTAACAGGCATAACTTCAAATCCTAAAATTTCTATAGAACAATTAGAAGATGAAGTTGTTGCAGAGCGCAATCAAGTTATGAGAGAGTATTTGTTAAAAGGAGTTTTAACATTAGATGAATTATTTCTTGCAATTAATTGTGTAGAAGTTAATTGTGATTATATGTCTAAATGCTGTGAGCTTCAAATTGGAGAAAAAGCTTTACATTTTGAGATACCACCTATTATCTATATTAAAGGAGTTGATACAATTAGGTTTATAGGTAGTATTGATAGAAATACAAAGTATAATGTTTATACAGATGAGTCTTATAGATTTCATAAGCACCGTAGGAGAGGAGCTCAAAGTCCCTATGTGTATGTAGACACTGCAATTAATTCCAATGGTAATATGGACGGATATATATTTAATGTTCCTTTTGTTAAATATATTTCTATTATAGCTTTATTTCAAGATCCTAGAAAGTTATTAGAGTGAGATTGCTGCTCTGAAGATCCTAATACGTACCTAGATTGTGGAATCTTAAGTAATGAAATTATACGTAGAATGACTGAGAAATATGTAAGATGGTTCCGTCAACTTGCAAGCCCAGTTACACCTAATGATCAACAACCTCGATAACTATGAACAGAAATAATTTTAAATCAGTATATTCTCAAGCATATATTTTATATGGCACATCAATAGATACTACAAATTTTGAGGATATTTGCTTGAATGGATGAGAATTAATTGGAAATAGGCAAACTAGTTTATATAAATATACTACTCACACACAAGATAGGAAAATTAAATTACCATGTAATGTAGAATTTATTGAAGCTGTATTTGGAAGGCGTATGGATGCTCAAACTACTAACGATTATAGTGTATACCCTAATGTTTACAATCAATGGGTTGAAGAGTATATTGAATCTTGAAAACGAGATAAAAGTGTTTTTTATAATAGTGGAGTATTACTTAAGTATCGACAAGAAGGGGATTATTTAGTATTTGATCAAGACTATGCAAATGTTACAATCCTCTACCATGGTATTATTGTTGATGAGGATGGACTACCGTATCTTACAGACAAAGAAGTCCAAGCATTAGCTGCGTATTGTGCTTATATAGATATATATAAGAAAAGTTTGATTCAGAAGGATGGGAATCTATTTCAATTAGCAGCAGCTGTTAAGAATGATTGGTTACGTTTATGTAATTCTGCAAGAATTCCTACACATTTATCTCAAAATGATATAAATAATGTATTAGATGTAAAAACTAGATGAGATCGTAAAATGTATGGGAAAAAATTCTCTCCTATATTATAAAGCAAACAAAAGTATGAATTATGGAATGTTTAAGCATGCATTTTCTGTAGAAGAAATTTATACAGGATTAAATAAAAAATTATTAAAGAGTAGATGAGTAAAAAATAGATATAAAAATCCAAAGCAACTTGCTGCAAAGATTTTTAAAGATTGTTTTTATGAGATATTATTGGATATTATTGAGAATAATGTTACCTTTGTATTGCCTCTTAAGTATGGTAATTATGCTGAAATTTATATGAAGCAATTTTCTGATGAAGAGTTTAAGAAACTCTATAAATATGGAAAGTTTAAAAATATAGACTATGTACTTTCTCAGTTTACAGGTAATGAATTAGTGTACAAGTATAGTACTAGAACAGTTGATACTAAAGAAAAACCTATATATGTAAACAAGGAACTCAAAAAACTAATTGAGAAACACACAAACGAGGCTAAACAATATTATTAGTATGATTAAAGAACTTGATGATTACTTAGATATATTAGAAGATAAATATCCACATATTTCTAGATATGAGCTTAAAAGAGTTTTAGAGCATGGTTTTCATACTTTTTATACTTTAAATAAAAAAGGAGCTGACCTTCAAATACATAATAAAGATTACACTGCTTATTGTGGTAAGATGTTTATAGATAATCATAAACGAGCACTATATAATAATATTAAAACTAGAATAAAACTACGATTAAAGTATAAGTATATTCAAGAAGAATATAATGGGATATACTATTTTGGTCTTAGTGAAGCAGAATGGGAGTTTTATCAATCTCAGATAACCTCAAAAAGGCGTAATAAAATCAAGTTTACTAATCTGAAATTGTATAAAATAAAAGAAGAATGTTTCCTAGATAAATCAAAGAAACACTTTTTTATACTATATTATCCTATTGATGTAGGATGGTTATTTACAGAAGAAACAATAACAACAAGAAACTTTAAACATTTTGCAGATAGAGATGTTAAAGGTAAGATTGTTACAATATAAACAATTATGGATACAAAACAAGCACAAATTAATGTTTTCACAGAAGGACTTAATACAGATTTACATCCATTAACTACCCCCAATAATATTTTGACTGACTGTATCAATGGCACAGTTATTACTTATAATGGAAATGAATTTATATTACAAAATGATATGGGTAATTATAAGCTTGAAAAAGCTAAATTACCTTCAGATTATATACCAGTAGGGGTTAAGGAATATGGGGGAATTATTTATATTGTTTCCTATAATCCTATTGATAAATTATGTCAGATTGGTTCATATCCTTCCCCTCAAACATTGTTTGATAATACAGATAATGTAGAAGGACAACATTACTATGGAATAGATACTTCAATTAATGATTATAGTACTTTTATTGGTAAAATCCAAGATATTATAAGTAATAAAAATATAAGTATAAAGGAAGATTATTATTATACAGAACTTTCAAGGAAACAAACATTAACCATATTACAGAGTGTTCCTAATATACAAAATACTTATTTAAATCCTGGAGATAAATATTGATTACAAAAAGTAGAAGAAAAAATTGAAGGTAATAAAGAAAGTGATGTATGGAAGTTTCAAGTTATGAAATATTATTCTCTAAATAATGATAAAAAACTATATGATATAACAGATGATGTTAAAGACACAACTCTTGAGTTTCAAGATAGTGATGTCATGAACAGTGTAACTTGAACATGCCCTGGTTGGATATGTGCTAAGCCAGAACTATTTAATATTAACTATTTTAATCTATATGTAACTAAGTTAAGTTACCCTAGGATATATAGTGATGAGGATACCCTTAGTAACAAACTAAAATTTTCAATTGATACTCAAACACAGATATATTCTTCAAATATAGATAAAACTACTATAAATAACTATAAAAATAAAATTAAATATAAGTGTATTTATGATAATGATAGTGAGGATGGGGACTGAACAGATATAATAATCAGTAACAAAACATCTTCGGTTTATGGTGAATCTAGTATTATTGAGATAAATGCAAATGAAGTAGAAATTAATTTAAGTGAGCCTCTCAATCCAATTGGTAATAATAAAGACACTAAGTCTAAGAAAGTAAATCAAATAAAAATTTGTGCTGTTCCATATATTACAAGTGATATAGAAAACAATAATGGATATGGATATATTTTCAATCAGTTTAGGGTTGAATATACTATAGATTTAGATAAACTGATTAACGCTAAAGATATTAATATATTTGACACTTATAAATATATTGTTAATGATTCTGGTGTAAACGTTAACTTTAATATAAATTTACCTATTGATAATATTAATCAAGAAGAAAGTGTAAAATTAAAAATATATCCTCTTGTAAATAATAATGGAAAATTAACAAAAGGTGATACACATTTAAAATGTTATGAAAATATAAATTTGCTTGGTCAAAATTTAATTAATATTAGTTTTGATCAAGAAGGATTTTTAAAAAATAATATCTATATATTATCAATAGAACTAACAAAGGATTATTCAAGAGATCAAATTCTTATAACATCCGAGTTAATGAATCAATTCTATAATACTGATAATAGATATCAATTAATAACTCCAGATAGGTGATTAAGAAACTTACCATCTCTCTTTAACTTAGGTGAATCTAAGGTTAATATAGGGAATTCGTCTAGTAAAATAGATAATGGATATTTCTTTGAAGATAATGTTGAGAATATTTTTAAAACTGATATAGATCTAGAGGAAGATTATACACAATTATTAAATAATAAAGGAATTGACGATATTAGTACTACATCTAATAATCCACCTAAAAAATACTCTGGATACTTAAAAACAGCTGTATGAGAAGGGGCACTAGATTGTCCAGAGCTAAAATGTGAAGACTCCAAATCTAATGATTTATGATCTAACGTTAAATTTAGTACATCTTTAGATAATAAGAAGATTATTTACACTTATAATGAAGATCAGACTGAAGAGGTGCAAGCAAATATTCTTAATAAAAAAATTGATATTAAAGATGTAGTTTCAAAGGGGTTTACAATTGGATGGTATGGTAAAATACCAGTAACAACTGCTGATAGACAGTATTTATTTGAAAGTATGCCCTGAACATTTAAATATAATAGTATTAAACCAGATGATGATTATGAGGGTAACGATAATGTAGGGTTAATACCAAAAGATCCTACAAACTCAAAAAATCCACTTCCAGGATGAAAATATCTTATAAACTACTCAATATGAAATTCTGTTTATAGTCAAGTTAATACCTTGCCTATAGGATTTGTCTTATCTAAAGGTTCGACTGATTTCCATTATGCATTAAAAGTAGAAAGATTTAAGCATGAACATTCAAGTTATGATAATACTCTACCATGTCCTAGACCAGAAAGTAATGTACTATATGAAAGAATAGGTAATAAAGATTACCCAACATACCAGTTTACTTATAACACAGATGGTAATAATAGAGACTGGACTTATGATCCTCAAAAAGATCCCAGCACAGATTCATGAGTAGAAGTTATGACAGTTTTAGATGTTGAACTATCATTAAGATGCTTATTTGTTCCAATACTTTTTACTGTACATAATGCAGACAGTAATATAGGAAGAGGTTGATCCTTACCTGGAGGGAATAGGATTAATCCAGATAGTACTTGAGTATCATGTGGTATAGGTATTTTATATTATTCAGAAAATAAAAGAAAATACGGTATTGCATTATTAAAGATAATGCCCGATGACCCACAATGAGAAGGAAAAGCTCATAATATATATGCTGAACAGGCAACTGATGACTGGGTTTCAGCATGACTTACTACAAATACTATTGGAAAAAACTGGTATAATAACAATATTGTTGCGTCAATGCTTTTAGGACTTGGATTGCATATATATTCATTAAGAAATATACAAACAATTCAGATGTTCATATTAAACAACGATCTTACTGAATTTAACATTGAGATAAAGGACGCTAAGGTAGTGTATGATAGAACAGATATATTGTCAAAATGATACTATAAGGAAGTTAATTTGTTACAAAATGATAGTATCTCTCTTGAACTTAAAGAGAATGATCTTTTACAATATAGTAACAGGAACTTTGAAAATATAGAAGAGTTACCAAACAAAATGAAACCTATAGTAAATAATAGTGTTAATGCAAAATTAGTTACTGATAATGGGTCACCTTTTAAGGGATGATTTAAATTAAATGATATTAAAGATGTTAGTGTTGATAGTTTAGTATTATCTTCATTTATAACTAATAATAAAAATAAATTATTATCTTTATCTGTAGATAATAATTCTAGTACTTTATTTGTAGACCTCAATGAGAATAATTCCTTTTATAGAGTAGCAACTGCTTTAGCAAAAATATTAAAAGTTAAAGATGCAACAAGTACAAGTAATACAGGTTCTAATATTATTGTTTATAATGGAGATTTTACAGCAGATGATGTAAAAGGAGGAGTTTGTCCTGATATAAGAGCAACAGATATTCCAGGTAACTCTATATTACCATACGTTTCTTTACTAGAAAGGGATAGATTACCTTTAAGTACTAATTGAACTGAGACTATCGATGAAGAATTAATGCCTGTTACAGAAGAATTCAAAAATACTTATAAAAAGGTTAATATTGAGTAAGATAATGGAGCTAAAACTAACTACTAAAAAATATAATAGTGAGGGAGATATTACTCATGAATATAATCCCCTTCATAATAAATTAACAGAGGATGGCATTCTTGAGGATTTTACTACTAATGAGATAGAACTAGACTTAAATAATCCAGTAAATATTGAATGTCAGCCATCATATGATGGCACTGTTAATTTAATAATTAATGATGATAAAAATCCTCCTAGAATTATAAATACAACTTATACAACAATTGAAGATAATCGTTATAGAAGGATTGTTAGGAATCAAACAGAACAGACAAATATCTATAGAGAAGGTAAAATAGATACTCAAACTAGATTATTTAGAAATATAAATAGGATTCCAAAAATAGATCTCATAAATGTATCTTATTCTGGACAATTAAAAGGAGGTAATTATACTTTTTATATTAAATTAGCAGATAATGATTATAATAAGACAGATATTGTGGCTGAGTCTGGAATAGTTTCTATATTTAAAGGCACATTAGAAGAAGTCCGTACAATATCTGGCACATTAGAAGACGAACGTACAGATAAATCTATAACATTAATGCTGTCAGATATTGATATATCTTTTAATAAAATATTTATATATTGTAAAAGAGACTATTCTGATTTAAATGGAATTATTAAGAATGAAACATATTTTATTACTAAACCTTATGAAATTAAATCACAGAGTCAAACTGTAAATATTAATGGATTTGAAGAAGTAACATATATTAACGAAGAAGAACTAAATATAAGGTATAATATATGTACAGGAGCTAAAACACAAGCTCAAGTACAGAATATGTTATTTCTTGGTAATATACAACAAACAGTATTAGACAATGCAACTATTCAGAATTTATCATATTATATAAAAGTACAATGTGTTCAGGCAGAGAGTAGTATAGGTTATATTGACCCTAAATCTTATACTAAAGCTGATAATGATGGAGTTAACAAAACTGAATATTATAATCCTTTAAATATATATTATTATCTAGGATATTGACCGTCTGAATTGTATAGAATTGGAATTGTATATATATTTAATGATGATTCGTTAAGTCCTGTTTATAATTTACGTGGATGTGAGTTTAGTGATTTTAATGAAGCAAATCATAACGATAATTATAATAAAGATAACACCATTATTCCACAAGATGAGTTCTTTATTACTACTAACAATAGTACAAATTTATCTAACACTAAAGGAGTTTTTAAACTTCCAAATAAAAGTATCTATAAAAAAAACAAAGAGGAGAGCGGAGGTATAAAAACAGGAGTGTATCCTATTGGATTTAAATTTACATTTGATTCAGGATTAATTGATGAATTGAGGAATAATAAAAAGCTCAATATAAAAGGATTCTTCTTTGTACGTCAGAAAAGAATCCCGAATATTTTATGCCAGGGCTTTTCAATAGGAGTAGATAGGTCAGCTTATATACCATTAATATATAATGAGGAAGAAGGTATATATATAACAGAGTCATTTATTAATGATAATTTAGAGTTAACTACTTCTTTTGATAAAAGAATCCTAAGTACAGCTAATATACAAAGTAGTGGGTTACTTAATGTAGATGCTATTACTAATAAACAATTACAGTCTTTATTCGATAATTCTGAATTTATTTTAGAAAAAGCATATAAAAGTGGTATTGATAATGACTCTAGATATTATTACGTAAATAATTTAGAATTTAAAAATCCAAATAGTTTATCAACTAAAACAAAGTGTGTTTATATTGATACTGACATTCCATTAAAATATTATGATAACTATGGGTTTTCAACCAGAGTGGGGTCGTCAGAGGACTGTAAAGATATTAGATTTTTAGGTTCAAAAAATTATGAGCAAAATAATTATAATATAGTGAGAGGAATCTACTGCCCTTTTGTTGGAACCAATAAAGTTTTAGATCCAAATTGTATCTACAATATAAAATCTGGAAATTATTCTTCTACATTTATGAGTGAGTACTTCAAGATCAGAGGTAATGATCTCTCTCCGTTTATGGCAATTAGTCCAAGATACGAATTGAATGATAGTAAACTAATTAAAATATATGATGAAGACCAAAAGATTATTGAACGTATAACTCCAACTGTTTTTAGAGGGGATTGTTTTACGAATACAGTAACAGTTAGAATTATAAGGAATTTTATAGATTCTGAAACTCCAACTAATGATATAATAGTTGATTCAAAAACTTGGAAAAATGGGTATAAAGGATATAATCAAACTACTACCTCTGATTGAAAAGAGATAAACAGAGCAGATGTGAATACTGTACCTCTTGGAATGTGAGTTACTTATAAATGTCTTTCAAATTATAATTTAGGGCTACGATCTGAGGATACATCTTATGTTGATGAAATGGCATTAATGGGAAATCCAAGAGGCTTCTATCCTTTACATGGTATAAATACAGCGCCGTCTAGTAAAATACCTGAAAGTACTCTATTAAATGCAGGATATTCTACAACAGTTCCTTCTAAAAAATACTTTACATCCCCTGATGTACCTCATGTAAAGGATGTATTTGATACTAGAATTATGTTTAGTAATGTACAAGTAGAGGATGACTTTAGAAATGCATATAGAATATTTCAAGGATTAGATTATAAAGATATAGAAAGACAATATGGGGCTATTGTAAAACTAATATCTTATGGAACTAACTTATTCTGTGTCTTTGAACATGGATGTGCCTTAATTCCTATTAATGAAAAAGCACTTATAGCTACTACTACAGGTCAATCTATACACATGTATGGTGCAGGAGTTTTACAAAATCAAGTTACTCCTATTTCTCAAGATTATGGAAGTATTTGGCAAGAATCAATTATTAGAACACCAAATGCAATTTATGGGGTTGACACTTACGCTAAAAAAATCTGGAAATACAATGCAGAAGGATTTAGGCTAATATCTGATATGGTAGTTCAGAGATTCTTGAATGATAATATAATATTAAATGAAGAGGATAAGTATCCTATAGTAGCATTAAAGAATGTAAAGACTCACTACAATAACTATAAAGGTGATGTAATGTTTACATTCTATAATGGAAATAAGGTATGAGATTTATGCTATAACGAGCGTCTAGAGAAGTGAATCACTAAATATAGTTGAACTCCTTTATCTTCAGCCAATGTTAATAACATTTTCTTAACTTTAGATCGTCAGAGAGCTTCATTATATGGAATTATATATGATAATATTAACACAAATTCAGGAGCTCATATTGAGGAAAGATTTGAAGAAAACGAGGTTGATGAATTAAATAATGAAAAAGAGAGTTTAGAGAAGGGAAATTTACCAGAGAATTCTACTAGAATAGAAGAAATTGATAGAAGGATTGAATATATTAATAAAAACTTTATTTCTGGAAGAACCTGTGGTAATCTATGAGAATATGATAATATCAAGAGAACTATAGTTATTAAAGGCTATGATTTCTTTGAGAAATTTGGAATAAGAATAACATCTATTACATCATCTATTTTAGATACAAATGGAGTTGAGCATATAGTTGAGTTCACAGATTCTCCAAAAACAGAATATGATATTAAATGTAAAATTATTAATGGATCTTACAAACCAGATGGTTCAGAATCTGAAATAGAATATTCTCAATATTTAGTTGGAGATATAGATCCAGAGAGACTTCAGAAAAAAATTGGTATAATCCAAAATGGAAGGAACTTGGAATTAACTATAAATGATTTTGAAGAAGTTTCAAAATTATTATATTTAAAAATTGATTTTGAAGTAACTCCAAAAATAGTTTCTACATATATAGATAATTCTGAGAATATTTCAAGTCAAACTAATGAAAATAAAGTATCATCTTCTAGTAATTCATTTAAGGAATCTATAGTATTAATTAGAGACTATAACTATTTAGTTCAGTCTAAGATGGAGGATAAAGTTAAAGAATATGATCTACTACTTAAGAATGGATTCTATATGCATGGTAGAGCAGGTGTATTTGATGAAATAAATTATTTTGATCAAAATCCAAATAATGAGATACATCCAACTAAATGATATGACAAACAAGAGCCATTTGAGTTTGAATTTGTAGTAAATAATCCAGCGGGAATTCATAAGGTATTTGATAATTTAGTCTTAATATCTAATAATGTAGAACCAAATAGTTTAGAATTTGAATTAGTTGGTGATGTTTATGATTTTAATAAAGCTGGGATTTATCAATCAGAACATGTAGATAAGGAATCTTATTGAAATCCTGATGGATCTTTTGATGAAGATAAATATAACAATGATAAACATTCTAAAGAATTTAGTGGAACTGAATATAGTCAAGAATTTAGTGATAATATATCTATTGATAGAGATCCCGTGTTAAATCAATATTTTATCAAGGTAAATCAACCTGTTCTTAATATTAAGAGAGTAGGAAGGCGTTTAGGAAATATTGAATATAAGGAAGATAGGTGATATAATACTATTACTCCAATTAACTATAAAATTAAACGTAAAGACGGAGTAAAATCTGACTTAAAGTCTACTAGAATTAGAGATAAGTGGCTAAAAATTAGAATTAAGTATACTGGTGATAAACTAGTAGTTATAAATGCAATCCAAACATTATTAAGATTAAGTTATGCTTAAATATAATTTAAATAATCTATATTCCCTTTCCAATGCTGCTTTTGGTGGCAACGGAAAGGGAACTGGTAAAATAACTATACCAAAGCTTGATATTAATAGTACAAGTAATATAAGTCCAAAATGGAGTAATGATCCTATCATTGGGCAATCTCAATTAGAAAGGGCTATTAAACCTTTAATAACTGTGAGAGATGCAAAAAGATCTGAGAGTACAGAAAACTCTATGAAAACTGGCACACCTGATACTGGATTTTCAGCTACAGGAGCTGGCAAGTTTACAGCAAAACATTCTAAAGCATTAAATGCTATAGGAGAGGTAACTACTAATGCAGCACAACAAATAAAGGGGTTTAATGAAACTCAAAAAACTATTAATAGCGCATTTACATCTGCTTTAGATTTAGCAGGACCAATAGCACCTTTGTTAAAAGCTAGTATTGGTGCTTTTGATATGATTGGGGGCGCACTGGGAGCAAAGACAGATATAATTGATAAGAATGCTGCCAAAAGAGCTGGTTTCAGCAGTGGAAATAATACAAATGAAATATTATCAAGTGTCCCTGTAGTGGGAACAGTGTTTAGCGCTTTTGGGGGTAGAACTGATACATCTCGAAGATCTTCTGATATAGATAGTATGACTAGTGCATATGGAGGCTCTGTTATGGATATTGATGCTGCACAGAAAATGAGTGGTAAGAAAATGGTTTTTGGAAAAAGGAAAGCAAATAAATTCATTAATGAACAAAATAGAGTAAATGATATCATAACTAGTATATCTCAAGATTCTAAACTAAGAAAATCAAACTCTGCGGCGGATACTTATTTATCTCAAAATCAAAATAGATATGCAGGATATGAGCCTAAACTATTATTATCTAAAAAAGGTATGAAATTTCCTGAATTAGATCGTGCTAGAGAAATTATTAGTTCCTGATCAATTAAACTTACAGAAAATCAAGATACTCAGAAATTTCAACTTGGAGGTAAAATGAACCTAATTCCAGAGGGAGCTTTACATGCTAGAAAACACAATTTAGAGGAAGTAAATCCAGAATTAGAAGGGCAAATTACAAAAAAAGGTATTCCAGTAATAACTCATTCAGAAGGAGGAGTCACTCAAACTGCTGAGATTGAAAAGAATGAATGAACTCTTAGAAAAGAATTTACTGATCAACTAGAATCTTTATACAGCCAATATCAGAAGGATCCTTCAGATGATATAGCTATAGAAGCGGGCAAACTAATTTGTTTTGAGTTGTTAAAGAATACAGATGATAGGAGTGGGTTAATTAAAAGTATAAAGTAATATGCCATTAGATATAAGATCACAAGTTGTTACAGCTCTGGATAATATTAATAGAAATCCAGAGCTGTATACTCCTCCAAAACCAACTATACCTTTAGAAACAAGAATCAATGATTTGAAAGAAGCTAATCCTAGTAAATATAGAGACTATATTTCTACATTAACATCTTCTGCAAATAGTGGAAATGAGGAAGCTAGAGAGTTGTTAGGAAAAGTAGGAGAGGATGCAGCTAGACAAAGAAGAGGGTATGAAGGATTAAATGAATTTATGGTAGCTTCGACTGGAGGATTACCTGGAATAATTGCAAATTACTTACCTAAAATAATAGGAAGTGCTTGAAATGGATATAGTATGTTTGATCCAAATAGTCCTGGCCTATTTACTAAAAATTACCAAGAAACACACCCTAAAACTACACTTGGCCTAAATATAGCATTAGGGGCCATAGCTGGATATCCATTTATAGTTAAACAAAAGCCTTTAAAAAGTGATATTCCAATCAATGCTACTATAAATACTAATAAGCCAATATTTTATCCAAAACTTCATTTTGTAAAAAATAGTCAACATAATAATATCACTTATTTTGATATATTTGCTGGGAAAAATAATAATATTGGTAAAGTTGCTTTAGAAACTATAGGAAATAATCAGGCACATATTCATCCTGAGTTGAGTCGTAATTGGAGAGGAAAAGGATTTGGAAAAGCTACATATTTAAATATGCAACAAAAGTATCCAAATTTACAAATTCGCTCATATTTACAGAATGCTGGAGAACAAGGAATCAGTGAAGCTGCTAAACGTGTTTGAAAATCCTTAGTTCAAGATGGAGCAGCCTATTCTATTGGGGATAATTATTTATTTAAACCTAATTTATGAAAGAAACAATAATTGAAATAGCAGATAAGAAATATAAAGTCTTAGTTGCAGAAACTGAAGAGGAAAAAACCCAAGGACTTTCCAATGTAGAGTCTATGGAGGATTCAGAGGGTATGTTGTTTAATTACTCTAGTAATCCACAAGGTTCTCTAGTATTTAATACTAAAGATATGGATTTTCCTATTGATATTATCTTTATAAATGATGATGATGAAGTAGTTGCAGTAGAATATGGAGAACCTAAATCAGAAGAAGTTATAGAGTGTATTGCTGATCCTGACGAAAAATTAGTATATGTTCTTGAAGTTAATGCTAATTCTGGAATTCAAATAGGAGATGAATTAGACTTTGAGGATGATGATATTTCTGATGAAGAGGTAGAAAAGATGTATATATTAGGATCAGATGGCAAGCCTCAAATGGATCTAGTTGGTGGTGAGCGGATTATATCAATTAAAGAAACTAAATCATTAATTAGTAAAGCGAAACGCGCCAATAAATCTAAGAAGGATTCTGACTACAAGAAATTAGGAAAATATATATTCAAAATATTAAAAAAACAAGATGAAAGAAAACCAGAATATATTTCTGGTCCAAATAAAAAAGGAGAATAGAATAATTCTACTCTCCATAAAAAGATAATAACTATCTTCTTTAACCCTATATTATCTCATGTTTAATCTAGCATCTCCTTAGAGAATGAAATAGACTCTATTTTATATTCTTGGGTTGTAGTACAAAGATAATAATATATATTTAATATGTCAAACAATTTATACAAAATTTATCACAGAAGTAATTTTTATGGAATTTATTTGGATATTAAAAACTAAAGTATTATCTTTGAGCATTAAATGAATATATGATAATGAAAGAATTAACTATTTTAGATCAATTAATTAATAATATAAAAACAATAATACAAAATGAAAATTAAAGTTTTCCAGGCAGGTGGACAAATTTCCGAACCTGCACCTGCTGCACAACAGCCAGCAGCAGCACAGCAAGATCCACTTGTAGAAATTGCTAATATGATGGCTCAAGGATTACAGTCTGGTGACTGTAATATACTAGCACAGGCTTGTGAGGCATTCCTTTCGTTACTTTCGCAGGCACAAGCTCCTGCACAAGAACCAATAGGAGCTCCTGTTGATTCGGAGCCTGTTTTCAAGAAAGGTGGTAAGCTTGTAAAACGCAAGAAATGTCGTAAGTAGATCATTGAAAGATAAAAGGGGGATTGTAGATGATCAATTCCCCTTTTTAAGTATAATATAAGTGTGATAGAATGGCACAAATAATTAAATATCAAAAAGGTGGTTCTACTTCTAATAAAAGATATGGTACTTTTACTATTGATGGAAATAAGTTTGAAGTTGATGATAATTTTTTAAATCAACTAACAAACTATGGTAAATCGTTAGACGACGAAACAGCCTATCAATTTAGTAAAATTACAGATGCTTTAAGGAATGGAGAAAATTTATCCTATGATTCTAATGCTGATAGATTAGATGGAAATGTACAATTTGATGTTACAAATAGTCAAAATAATCGATTGGGGAATCGTCGAAGTAGAATAGGAAGGTTTTTTGGTAATTCGTGAAGAGGTAAGGAAAATGCATCTAGAAATGCAATTAATGCTTTAAAGGGATTTACTTATACTGCTCCTACTCCTGGTAATTCGATATATGATTGATCTAATGCTATAAATGTCGAGTATAAAAGAGACAAGGACGGGAACTATGAATTAGTTAATGGAAATAAAGTTTTTATACAAGGAGCTAATAATTTACAAGTTAGAAGAAGACTTCAAGCCCTAAAAGATATTGCTAGTTATACTGATAAGGATACATTTAAGGGTTATGGTAATCTTGATAAGCAAGCTTATATAGATCTTTACAATCGTTTAGGGGATGAAGGTGTTAAGAGTTTAGTGGAGCGTGTGGAAAATGGGACATGAACCGAAGAGGATAAGCTAGCTCTAGATGATATCGGTATATTTTTAGATAGTAATTCTACTAATAAAAATTCTTCAACTAACCAATCAACTTCTAAACTTACTGAAAAAGAAGTCAGAGATAACGTTGATCCTAATACTCACTCCATTGCTGGTTTAAAAGTTACTACAAATCCAGATGGGTCATATAATTTAGCAGATGTAGATGGAGATCAAGTTTTTGGTGGTAGTCGAGTATACATAAATGATGAAGTTCTAAGAGATAAGCATCAATTTGATCCCTTAAAAGGATGATTTTGATTTGATGGTAAATTAATCCCAAAGAGTGTTGCGGAGGATGATAACTCAGTATTTTATAGAAATCTAGATCAGTGGATAAATAGCAACAAGAATAATATATATGGTACTAATGGAATAGATGTTTGGGGAAATAGTTCTAATCCTTTTACAAGTTATAATGATTCTTTCTTTCTTCCTGGATTAAGAAATAATAACAGAGGAATGATGTTTAGAACATTAAAAGATCCTAATGACCCAAATTCAGTAGTATATGAATATTATGACAAAGATTCTGCTAGAGATAGATATGGATTTGTAACTCCTGAAGCAGTTAAAAGATTAAGGTACAATATTAATACTGGAGAATCCGAGGAGTTAGATCCGTTATCAGGAGTTTCTATAAATTATGAGGATATTACTAATCCAGTTACTAAATGGTCAGAAAGAGCAAAAGGATACTATGAAATTAATATCCCAGGTTCTAATGGCACCACGGCTGCAACAATCTTTCGAAATCCATATGATGTAAATGATGTATGATTTTATAGAGATGGAATGGAACAACCTTATCAAATGACACCAGAAGAAGTTCAATCTTTAATAAACTCAGGAGTTCTTTCTGCTAATCCTGAAAATCATACATTTACTGGTGCATTATCTCGTAAATGACAGGAAATTCTTTCTCAAAATACTCAGAATTTTAGAGGTAATACATTAGGAGGTGTAATTATAGATTCCTCATTACTTCCAATTTCTACTTTAATTAGAAGTTTATATACTACTAGAACTCCTATGGTTAATGGAGAAAGATGAGATAGAGCATCTAGAAACATATTTGATAATAAACCTAAGTTTCAATCAGGAGGTAGAATTAATGCAGCAAAAGTTTCTAATATTGAAAACGATACCACAGCTAAGACAATAACTGAAAGAACTGACAAAGATGTTGCTAAAACCTCTTTAAAAAATGGAGATTGAAAAGATTTAACTAAAGCTGATAAGATGCAAATAGCTAGCATTGCTGGTGATTTAGCGTCATTAATTGCAGCTATCCCTACTGGTGGTAATCCAGTAGCTGGTGCTTTAGGGTATGGATCAACATTAGCTCAGTTTGGAGCTGATGTCAGCCGTGATGGTTTTGATTTAGGAGATCTTGGTAACTTAGCCCTAGGACTGGGATTAGATACAATAAGCTTACTTCCTGGTGTTGGAATTGGTGGTAAAATGGCTAAAATGAGTAAAACAGTTAAAAAATCTGCTTCATTATTAAAGAATATACTATTAGCCTCAGGAGCTACTAGTGCAGTATCAGCTGTTAACAATATAGTATCTGGTAAAGGAACTTTGGATGATTGAAAAAGTTTATCTACTGGTCTTTTTGCTGTTAAAGGAATAAAGAATGAAGTCCAAAATATAAGATCTACTCAATATAAAGGGAAATCACCTAAATTAGAAGCTAAAACAAAAGAAAGCTTAAAAAGGGAGTATATTGACAAAATAGTTGCTGATAAGGAATTAGGATTTGTTGATGGCCAGCCAGCTCGATGGGCTAACTCTGATGGTACTGTTAAGAACTATAAGCAAGCAATTGAAGATTTAACTAAATCAGGCCATCTAAAAATATCTAAAGCACAAGAGGCTAAATGAACAGCAGAGGCTGCCAAATCTAAAACAAATTCTACTATATCAAATATATTTTCTGGGAGTTGAAATCCTATGAGTAGAAATTATAGATTTAGAATGTCTAATAGACAACTTCCAGATGATTTTGATATAAGATCTTTAGCAGGCCACACTTCTAAATTAAGAACTTTAGGAAGAATTATTAGAAGAAATCCTGAAATTGCTTCTCAATTACAGTCTAATGGATGACTACTTCCATCAACTTTACAGTTTAATTCTAGATATGGAGGAGACTGGTTTTATAGAAATCCTATATTTAAAAGATTTATTAAATTTAAAGCTCCTTCTACGTTAATGTTACCAGAAAGTACTGGAGTACGAGATATACCTGTTACTTTGAGTGGTATAAAGAACCCTATTGAAATTCGTAGTATTGATCCTTATTTACAACAAGTTGATGACTATATTGGGTTAAGATTTCACAAAAAGGGTGGTAAGATTATTAAAGCACAGGGAGGTTCTAATAGTAATTGATTTCTTGATAAAAATGGGAAACCAATAAATGAGCACAGTGAATCAGTCATTGTTACTGCAAAACCAATAGATGTTTTTTCAAACCCCAGACTTCACTCAGATTTCTTAGGAGTTAAGCCTTTAAATGACATTGATCCTAAATTAAGAGAGTCATTAATAGATAAATATACTAAACAGTCTACAGGAATTAATACAAATAATATTGAGAAGCCATCTTCAAGTATGTTTGGTTCTAGTAGAGATTTAAAATGATCTGGTATTAATCCTGATATGTTACTTGGTATTGGTGATTTTATAGCATCTACAAGAGGTATTAATCGTACTGCTCAAAAGATGAAAGATGCTATTCGTAAGGGAATGATAGGTTCTCAACAGCAAATGCCAACTGAATTCTACCCTAGATTTAGTGATAATGGTTTGCATAGAATGTATGATGATCGAATTAAGGAAATGCAAAAATATAAAACAGTCACTAGTGATCCAAATCAAGTAATGGCTGAGAGGTTGATGAGAGATGCATGAATTGATCAAATAAAGGGAGAAAGAGATACTAAATTTTCACAAATGATAGATCAGTATAACGATAAACTACTTGCTCAAAAGCAACAGTATGCAAATATAAGAAATCAAATTAGTAATGAAAACAGGAATCGTTGGTATCAAGGATTAGCACAACTTGATATGGCAGATGCTAATAAGATAGGACAACAAACACAAAATGTTAAAAATCTTATTTATCAATTTAGGCAGGATTATGCTAAAGATTTACAGAATAGAACTGCTATTGAAGATAAGTTGGACTCTATTAATGCTGAAATTAAATATCAGAATGATTTAAAACAACTTTTTGAAAGCTTTGGTGGTTTTAACAGTATGTCTGCAAGTGAAAAAGAGCAATGAGGAAATAATTGATTAGGATATATAAGTTATAAATATCCTGATCAAGTGTCTAATATACGTAGTAAAGCATTCTTTGATATTTATCAGGATCAAGCTAATGATCCTAAGAGAAGACATTCTTGGATTAGATGATTTGATGATTTAAATGTCCCCAGGTATGTTAATCAAGTATCTCCAAAACTATCTGATTCTAAATATTTTAGGTATAAAAGAGGAGGTACAATTCAAAGGTTTAGAGAAACAAATGAACAAGCATTTTTAGATCAGCAAAAAGCTATTAATAAAGCTGTGAATGACTTAAATAATAATATCATAAGGCTTTTTATAAAAATGATGTCATAATATGAAGATAAAAAGATATCAAACAGGGGGTATATACTATACCCCCTTTTCTAGAGATTCAATAGCTCAGCAAGAATCTCAAAACACACCAAGTACAACAACAGATAATAAAAAAGAAGAACTTATACAGAAGGAAATTATTAATGTACTGAAGGAAAATGGGCTTCCTAATGATGTTGATTATTTTCTGTCTAGAGCTAACACATTTCTAAGAAAGTCTCAAAATTTAGGATCGCTGTTTGAAGGAAACCAGGAAACATCTTACGATATGTCAGATTTAATTAGAATACAATCTTTGGCTAATAGAATTAAACATAATAACAGTTTATATCAACAGGCTAGTAAACAAATTAATGATGAAGGAGCTGGATCAGAAGTAGCTATTACTAATACTGGTGGCATGTATGTTTTTGATAATGATAATGGCGTTAAAATAGTATCTTTAGATACATATTATGAAAATCCAGATAAATATAGGATATTAACAAACTCGGAGTTAATCCGACTTAGAGAAGAACAACCAGAGTTAGCTTACAATAGTGATATTCTAACTGACTTATCAAATACTGTTGGCATGGAGTCAATAGTAGATTATGTGAAATCAACTATTGGTGCTTTTGGTACTAATAAATCTTCAAATCAATTTGATAGATATACTTCGAAGCAGAAAGATCAAATTGAAAAAGGATTTGAACAGTTGTTGGGTTTTGATTCTCCTGATGGCATATATAAAGTTACAGAATCTACTAATACTTCTGATCAAGGATATAGTGACGATAAAAGCTTAGAAGCTGCTGTTAATTATCTTTATAGAACATTACCTAGAAATATGAAAAATGTCTTAAGAGCCAATGCAACAGCTGAAGGTTTAAATCCAAATGACCCCAAAGATGTTCAAAATTTATTAAAAATAGCAGTTATTGAACATACTGATCATACTAGGGAAATTAAACAACAATTAGATTATGATTCTACAGCTAGTAGTGCTAGTGGAAAAGGGTCATCAAGTAAACAGGTTGAAATGACTCGTGAGGAAATGATTACTACTGGAAACGGAGGCGTTCAATATACTCCTATAACTATTGCACATTCTAAGTCTAAAGGAGGTATAAAAGCTTTAGCACAGCCTTATGGCAAACCAATAGATACCACTGGTAAGCAAATTGGTATGGGTACACTTAGAGATGTGTTTGCTAAAGAAGATAGACTGGGATCAAGTTTAGCTTTAAACTCAATAACATTTGGAAATAGATTACTTACAGAAAGTGAATTAGATAAAGTAGTTTATGATGGAGTAAGTAATATTGAAAGAACATACTTACCGATTGATCAAAACATATATGTGACAACAGGTAAGAAAACTCCTGATCTAGATGCACAAAATAGGTTTGAAAAATTCCAAGAATGACTTAATGCTGGATATGGAGTCACTCCAAATAGTATAACTATGAAGTTGAACGAACTAAATCTTGATATTTATAGAGAACCAGAAACAGGAGAATGAGCATTTAGAGAAGCCCATCCTTTTATTATTGTCAATGGGTATGTTAGTGATAAAGCTGTTGACATTGATGACTCTGAATGAGTTGATCATGTAAATAGAGACGAGGGGTCTTATATATTTGATTTATACTCTAAATATATTAATTATGGGTCAGATACTCCTTCGAAAAGTAAACATAGAAATAACTTTGATGGGGGATTATTTGGTATAGGAGACGCATCATCAATGTATAAAAGTGCTATATTTATTCCAATAACAGATAGTGCTATTGCAACAGTAGTATCTAATCATCAATTAACAAGTGCTAGTAATTATACAGATATGTTAAATCGCAGGAGACTACTACAGGAGTCTCAAATACAGACAAATTTCTAATTATGATTGAGCAGAAGAAAAATGATTGGTTGGCGACCTTATTCTTTTCGCCTAATAAAACTCCACAAGACTTAGCTAATTTAGGTATAACAACTGATAATTCCAGCTTATTAGACAAGGAGTACTACAAAAAAGTTCCTCAAATACAAGAAGCTTTTAAAGACAAGTCTGGTAATTTTGACGATAATAAATTTGATCAGTACTACCAAACAGCTTTAAAGTTATATAATGATGCTGATAATAGTAAATTAGTTCAGGATTTACAGGATTTCTATGAATATGATCCTAATGATTACTTTGCTCCTATAGGGGGGAAAGTAACGAATATGAGACCAAAATTAGTTCAATTTTCTAATCCTGAGAGAAGAAGTAGGGGACTAAGTAATCTTAGAGAATCTTCTGCTCCAACAATGTCTATTAGAGAAGTTGCTCAAACTAATAAGGTATTTAACTTTGATACACAGCAATTTGAAGATTGGACTCCTAATGATTGAGGAGGATTATCAGCAGTAACAAGACCTACATTAGTATTAGCTCAATGAGATGAAGATGGGGAACATGAGATTAATGGTAGGATTGTTAAGCACAATAAAGGAGACCTAAAATTCAATGAAAGTGGAGATCCTTTTTATGAGACTCTGGGAAATAGAGATATTGCAAATAAAGATATATTGCATATATCTGACACTTTAACTATCGATGGTAGTAAGTGAGATAAATATAATTTCTTTGATTCAGACGATCTGGATAAAAGTGTCGTTGGCACAATGGCTAAAACAGCTTTTAAGGTTGGTATGATGTTTATTCCAGGTGTTGGAAAATATTATGGAGCGATGACTGCTGCTAAGGAATTAGGAAAATTATTTCCTGTACTTTTTAAAAGTATTGAAGGCATCGCAACTGGAGATATATCAACATCAAGATCAGCTCAGATGGCAACTGATATACAAGCATGATTTTCTCGGTTCGATAGTAGCGTTTCTGACTATGGAAGACAGAGTTTTTGGAATGTAGAAAATTTAGGTAAATTAATTGAAGATAGCTCTATGCAATTATTCCAACAAAGAGTTATTGGAAATATTCCAAAGATGTTTATTCCAAAAAATTCTATTCCTAGTGAAAATGCCATTAAATGAGGTAGAGGATTAGCTTTAGCTTATATGGCTGGAACTTCCTCCACTGAAGCATATAATGCGTTTAAGGAAGCAGGTGCTTCAGACAGAGTAGCAGGTTTAGGTATGTTATCTACTATGGGAGCTATGTATGGTTTGATGAATAATGACTATTTCAAAGACTTTTGGTTTAGAGATACATATTTAGATAAGGCGAAAGTCCGCTCTGTTGTTAAGGAAGCTGCTGAACAATTATCATCTAAAGAATTTGCATTAGAGACCGCTAAGAAAACATCTACTTCTAAAGGAGCAGCTAAATGGCTTCTAGATATGCAGAAGAACATAGTAAACCGCATATCTAAGATGAAACCTGGAAATCTAATTCATGATTCTCTAAATGAAGGTGTTGAGGAAACTGTAGAAGAAATAACATCTGATGCAATAAAAGCATTATATTCAGGTTTAAATGCACTAGGTATTGCTGATAAAGAAAGGAATTACAACTTTGGAATTACTCCAGAGGATATGATATCTAGATATTTTACTTCATTTGTAGGAGGTGGCATTGGTGGCGCTGTATTTAGTTTACATAATAGATTTGATAGGAAAAATAACCCCATACTTAATAGTACACTAACTCAAAATGATGATTCTCTAAAAGAGATAATTTATCTTTTAAGAGATGGTAAGGAGAACCAATTAAGAATGGAGTTAGATAGATTACATAAAGCTGGTAAGTTAGGTAGTACAAATCTTTCAGGCACTGAGTTAGAGTTTGTCAAAGATGGTAATATTACAAAAGCTCAGTATAAAAGTACCAGTTCTGGTGATTCACAAAATGATCTTTTATATCAACAAATAGGATTTTATATTGATAGAATTAATGAAGTTCTTAAGGAGGAAGGGTTAGATTTAAGTGATGCTGAGTTACAATATATTACCCAACAAGCTGATATAGCAGGTAAGTCTATTGAAGAGACTAGGCAAGGGTATCTAAATCTTAAGAAGTTAAGCAAACAACAAACAATAGAGGATAAGATTATCTCATCTGGTTTGTATAGTCAAATTTTTGAAGATTGGAATAATTTAACTTCTGAAATAATCAAAACCAAAGTAGAACTAGAAAACTTGTTGACTCCAGCAGATAATGAACCAAAAACTCCAAAAGATATTGAAGCTCGTATTGAGGCTATGAGAAATAATAGTGAATATCAACGTCTTAGACTTAAGATAGACACTCTTAGAGCTCAACGAGATGAAATACTTACTGGAAAGAAAAATGATTTCTATACAGGGCAATTATTATTTGCTGCAAGTCCTCAATTAGTAGACAATTTTGTATCAGGATTTGGTATACATAATTATACTCGTTGGAAGTATAAGAAAGAATACGATAGTCTTCAGCAAGATGAAAAAGATAAAATTGATGCTGAATATCAAACATATAGTTCTTTAGAAGAAAAACAAAAAGTACTAACTGCTTATAATATTTTCTCTGAGATGCAGGAAAGTATGATTAATACTATGAAATCAGTAGGAGAAAAGATTAAAGATAGTAGTAAAATATACCTACCAGGAGCTACAGACTACAATGTTATATATGATCAAATTTCTAATAGACTAAAAGAGAGTAGAACTGCTCTAGATAAGGCTATTGAAAATCTTCCAGAAGGAATATCATCTAATGAGGAAATAGATAATTTAAAATTAGATATTTCTAGGTTAGAGAACCACTTAAATCAAATTAAAAGCCTTAAATTTGAAGTCTTAAATCCAGCATTAAGCGAAGAAGGACGTAATATTCTTTATAGACCTGTAAGAATAGCAGATACAAGCTTAGCGTTTGATAACTACACTGATTCATATCTTGGCTATTTAGAATATATTAAGAATAATAATCTATATCTTGACTTAGTTGACTCAGATTTATCTAGTATATTATATAATTGAATTCAAATTAATAATTTAGAGAGTAATAATCAAGCTAATTGAATTAATAGAATTCAGTCTATTCTTGACAGTCAAGGAATTGACTTAGAAGGAATGGATGATGATATAGCAAACTTATCTAGTGAGTTGATTAAGATAGTTGATTATATTAAAAAGAATAATATTTCAGGAGCATTAGATCACTACAATTATATTCTTAGAAGCGATCTGTCTGATACATTTAGTAATATATATCAGCTTGATTTAAAGAGTATACTACCAATTTTATTACCTTCTTTTGGAAGTAGATCGTTCTATGATTATTTAGGAGAGGTACTAAATATCAAATCACAAATTGATACTAATCCTATATATGAATTAATTGAAGCGGCTTCAAATGTCGCTGGGTTAGATAATCAAGAGGTAACTAAATTAATTAGAGAGGAACAATTTAACTTTATTAACTCCAAGAAAGTAGAAGACTTTATTATCAGAGATAGACATTCTCTTGATAAATTAAAAGAAACAGTTAAATTAATTGATGCTATCTCAGCAATACTTGATGCTTCAGTAGATGGGGGCTTTAATAGCAAAATTAATGAATTTAGAGAATCATTAGAAAAAGAACTGTTACCTATAATAAGTGTTCAAGGGCAAATTAATATTATTTCTGATCTAGCACGAGTTAAGAATCAGTTAATAACCTTAATAGATATTTCTGAAAGAAATCAATCTCAGAAACTTAGAGAGCAGAGAGATATAGCTATAAATATGAAGTCTAAATTTATTAGCTTGCTAACTGATGATACTTCTATTCTTAAGGATAGGTTTATTAAGATATTCGGTATTGATTTAAAACAATTATCCTCAGATATTGAAATACCTTCTAGTGGAGAAGATATAGACTTTCCTCAATTAGAGCAAGCTTCTATAGCATTAGAAACTCGTATTTTTGAAGCAGTTAAAAATCTAAATCTTTCTGCTGATGAAGTAGCCGACAAAATAGTTTCGTTATTTGATAGTAATGAACTAGTAAAGTCAGCTCCAACTACTCTTAGTAAAAATCCTAGCACTGAGATTACTGTATATGATCAAATGGTTTATATTGCCACAATACTATCAACTCCTTCTCAAAATTTTTATAAAAAATTAAAAGAAGTAATTAGTAGCGAGGAATTTAGAAACGCTCCAATATTTTCTCAAGAATACGCAGTAAGAGTAGCTTATTCTCAAATACTAAATAAGGATTTATTTAATAGTATTATAATTAAATTAAAAGATATTTTCCAGGATAATCCTGATACATATATTAAAACTAAAAGTCCTTTATTTAATTTTACAGTAGTATTTGGAGGAGCTGGAGTTGGTAAGACTAAAGGTGTTGCATTCTTATTAAAGAAGATGTTTGAAGATGCAAATTATATAACCTCAGCTCCAACGAGAAAGCAAACGGATAGACTTACAGATAGTGTTGAAAGTGATGGAAATTCATTTACTAAGAATGAACTTATAGAAAAAATACTGGGACGACAAATAAAGGATTCTGATATTTCATACATTAAGGATGGTGATAATAATATTAGTATTACTAGTAATGTTAATATAGAAGTTCTTAAAACTAATCTATTTGGTGATTCTAAGAATAAGATCTTATTTATAGATGAGATTAGTTGATATGATAGAATAGAGCTAGAGTTGATTAGTAAATGAGCTAATACTAATAATGTATCAGTAATAGCATTTGGAGATTATAAACAGAATGCAGTTCAAACAGTATTTGGAAAGGAAGTTATTGATAGTGGAATTGAGGATACTATTAATATTAAAACTCCTGATCTTATTGCTCCACTACGACCTGATAATATAGCTAAATATGATAATTATATATCCTTGTCTCAGAGATTAGACGAGATATATAAGCAATATTATAATAACCCTGCTATAGAGCCAAAATATCTTAGTGAATTTGCTGAAAAGTATTTACAATCTAATCCTATTGAGTTTAAATATTTTGAAGATAGTTTTATATTTGGAGGAGAAAAAATTATTAAAGAAGATGAAGTATTTTCACATATAGAAAAGTTAAAACAGTATTCTTCAGATATTGCAATAATTACGGACAATCCTAAGAAATATAACACTACCAAAGGAGTTAAAATTGTTCCTTTAAATAGTGTCCAGGGCGATGAATTTGATTATATTATTATTGATAAAAACTTTGGATTAACAAATGAAGGTAAAAGTCGAGGAGAATTCTATAAATTAAAAGATTTATATACTCTAACTCAACGATCAAGAAAAGGATCAATTATTGTATCTAGAGGACTAGGAAATACAATATCTTCTAAACATGATTCTACATCATCTGGAAACATCGAAATGCCAGAATCTCAAATTCAAGATTTTAAAGAATGGAGAATAAAAGCTATTCCAGATATTACTGAATCAATAGAGTTTGAAGGATATCAATCTCAACAGCCTAATAATGAACAAGCTAACGTTCCTATAGAGCCTGCTAACAATCCAGTAGTTACAGAAAATAGTACTCTTACTACAAGTCCAATAGAAAGAGACACTAGAGTTGAGTTTGCCGATCCTATAAAACCAGAGATACACCAAGTATCTATGGCTCCTGAATATACAGAACCTGTAAATAACTTACAAAATACTGTTACTTCAGATATAGAGACTAGTAAGTCTATAACTAGACCAGTTATACCAGTAGTAGGAGCTAATGAATATGTAAGTACAGCAGAAAGTTGGATTGATTTTATTAATAATGATTTGGTTAAATTTTATCAAACTAATGAGAATAATTTAAAGAATTTTATTAATACTACTCCTGAAATTACATTACAAATTTCAAATTTAATAAGAGCTTTCTTTGTTAATAACAGACATAAAGATAATAAAGAAATATTTGAAGCATCTCTCAAAATATTATCTAGGGAAATTCAATCGTTTATTCCTGGATCATTAGGTCGTAAGTATGCTAATGAGATTCTAAATCTATTAAAAACTACTCCTAAATTTTATATTATACCATATAATAATAGAGGATTATTAGTAGTAAGATTAACATTAGATTCTAAAACTGTTGATTTCCCATTGTTAGTTACAGATCCAGTTATTGGAGAATACTTTGGGGACATTTCAGCAGTATCACTTCTTCGCAAGGAAAGTGCCATAGATTTAAATACTTCTGTTAATTTATCAAATTTTAGACAGTCAGCTATTAATCCAAAAGGATACTTTAGAGCCTTTAGTAAACCTGTTGTATTGTCGGTAAATTCTGCGGAGAGGACTAAATATAGTAGTGATCAACAAGAATGATTAAATCAAAGAAATAATGGTAATACATTTTTGGTTGTGTCAAGTGACCCTTTTGTAACTGATGATGATTTTAAAGGATTTTTAACAGCAACTACTGATGGTACTATTAAAACATATAGTACACAACATGATTACAGATTTGCTCTAATTGGGATGAACTGATTAGTATCTATAGATGATATCATTAAACAGTCTAATAATAGAAAGAATTATGATATTATTCCAGGGTATAGAAGCTCAGTGATTGCTAAGTATGTATATAAAGTAGCTCCAGATAGAGTCAGGGAGGCTATTAGAATACATTTAAATACCTCTAAGTATCCTAACCAGCGTATTAGAATAAATGGTATAGTATATAAAGATGCGGAATTAGCTATCCAAAATATATCTAATGATTCTAATATAGAGTTTGGTTATGAAACTAATGGAGATTTTAGATATCAGTCTGGAGTGGCTACCATGAATACTATTTTGTATAAGATAGTAAATAGAGAATCAGTAATTTCAATTAATGAAGGTCAAATTGAACAATTAAAACAATTATGTTCAGAAGCTCCTGAATTTAAAATGGGTATTTATGGAAGAGATATTATTGATACTCAAGTTAATCCTGCTGGAGATTATTGGTATGCTATTCAAGGTCATGAGTATAATACTAATATACCCATGATTATTGGTAATGACTATAGTATTGATTTGTCAGCGGTTAATAACGAACAAACAGCAGAAGATAAAAAAGTAGTAGAATCTATTAACGAACAGTTACAAGGGTTAAGACTTAATGAAGTTATTGCTACTAAAGATAACATCGATACAGTTGTTGAATCCATTAATTCTGAAATGGCTTCTAGGGTTAAATCTGCAGAGTTTGATATAGTTAAAGTTGAGGGAAAAACAATTACAACAGAATCAGTATTTGATCCTAAAGTAATGATATCTAATCAACTAAATACTCCAAAAGAAACTATCAATTTTTATAGAGATAAGATTTCTGACTTTGAACCATTTTTTGTATCTTTGCAAGACAAGAATTATACATATGTTCTTGAAAAGAAAAATAATGAGTGAAATATTAGAACATTTAATATAGCAGACGCATACATTAAATTTAGAGATACTATGAATAGTATGAGTGCTATTATTACAGCTAATCCTAATTTAAGTAAGTATATAACTGCTTTAATATTAAATCAAGAGATAGATAAATCAACTGCAGAATCTTATTGAAATGAAATTAATAGTAATACTGCATTAATAGGATTACAACAGGAAGTTGAAGAATATTTAATTAATAAATTAAAGAACAATGAGTGTTAAGTGTGGATACACAATGAAGTATTATCCTCTATTAAGCAGAGTCTTTAATACAAGTACAGATGAAGAATTTAAATCGTTTTTAGAGGAATATTTTATAGATCCAGATAATGTATATAGAATGTTCTTGGGTGGGATTTCAATAAATCCTACCCAGACATCTATATTTGAACCTAAGAAGGTTAGTAGTAGAACTGGATGAGAAATAAAAACTGATAGTAAATCGGCACAACAGTTTTATATTGGGCAGTCTGTTCAATATAATAAGATGACAAGTGACTTTGTTAAGAAGATTATATCTTTATCAGTGTTTGATCTAGCAAGTGAGCAGTTTATAGATGCTAATAGAAAAGTTGGAGATATAACAGTATTAAATAGAGGTATTTTTGAATACAAAAAGGAGTTGCTAGGATATGTATTATCATATTTAGGAAAACCTTCTCCTAATTTGGATAGTATGACTGACATAGATATTGAATCTACTATGGAAAGTGCACTATCTGAATTTAGTGGTTATATAAATAATTCTCCTAATCTTGATAATAAATATTATCAAGCTTATAATTCATATGTAACTCTTAGAACATTTGATGATCTATTAAAGCAATTAACACCATTTGTCTCTATTAACCCAGAATATAGTAAGTCTTCAATATATTCTAGAAATAGATATATTTATAATGGTTCTAATGTTACTCACTACACAGGATTTAGTACTAATGAATTTATGTCTCAAGAAGAAAGTGTTAGTGATCTTGCTAAGATACTCTTAAATTATCTTCCAGAAGTTAACGTAAATGGAGATATTATTGATGGCACTTCTATTTCGTTATCTGGATTTAATTCTGTAATGGGAAAAATGAAGTTATGGGCAGAAGAAAGTTCTAATCCAGAAATAAAAGAAGAACTTAATAAAGGAACTAAAATGAACGTTAGTAAGCTCATATCTTTATATGAACAGGAACTATCTAGCAGAAAAGTCTCCAATCCCGAGCATATAACTTATTTAAGATCAAAATTATCGGCTATAAAAAGGTTTATATATGACTCTAAAATGCATGAGGATATTAAAAACATGTTTACACATCTAATGGAAAAAACTGTTCTTTCAAGCTATGTTAGTTATGAACAGAAAGATGGTAAAAACATGGAAGTTAGAAATCTAACGCAGCGTCCTGTTAAAATGCAGAGAGAAGCAATAGTAGAAACAGTAAAGGCTATTACTCAATATTGGAAGCAAAATAAAACTAGATTTAATGAGTTACTTAGAAAGTATAATGTTAGAGTTATGGGTTCTGTTATATCTATTGGAGATAGCAGAATTACATTAGAGGGAAATGGAAAAATATCTATTACTGGTCCCGTAAATAATTTTAATGAAATAGTTGGAGACTTTGTTAATTTATTAATATCGGATGATTTTGATCAGATAGCTAGTCAAGTATTTCCAAATAGTAACTATACTAAATATGAGTTATATGCTCCTGTGTTGGGAACTGTAATCTTTGATGTTATTAATAATAGCCAAACCAACCTTAATTTTGGACAAAGTAATGATCTTGGCAGAGTTCTTAGTGTTATTAATGGATCAGATACAGTTAATGTTATTAAAAATGCTGAAGGTAATAATCTACCGTTATATCAGATGATCTGTTTAAGTTATCAGCATAATGGTATATTTAATGAAATTACTAAACAATTAGAAAATAACTCATGATACACATCACAATATTATGATAATGCAGTATACCAAAATATTCAACATGTTAAGAGCCCTAAGATTAGATCTGAAGTAACTATTAACGGGGTTACAAAACAATCATCGGCTCTTACCGCAGATGACGTTATGCATTTGTCTATTGTGTATGACTTTTATCAAGGTTTAACTACTGATCAATCTCATGCTGAAGGATCTAGATCTAAATCAGGAATTGTTGGTATTCAAAGTCATGTATATTCTGATAAGAATAAACACTTTGTAATGCAGTTTGATTTAAATCAGACATGGAATTTTGGCAATGGTAATTCATTTAATGTTAAATCTGTCCTTGATCAATATTTTAAATCTGGGGATGAAGGTGACTTAGAACCTATAAAGAAAGCTTGGTTTGAAAGTAATAAATCTCAGGTAGAGAGTGCAATAGAAACTATTCTGTCAGATTATAGGCAAGTGTATCCAAATAAAGAATTTAATTCTATACATGATATTAAGGTATTCTTAGCCAAGAATAAAATAAACAGGATTAGAGAAGATTTTGCCAGAGCTAATGTGGAATTTGTTGATGAAATACACGCATCTAAAACTAAAGCAGGATGAGTATTTAATGAGACATTAGAAAATTTTGCTAATATATTTAGTAACAGAGATAAGTTTAATGAGTTTTACAAAAGTCAGTTTAGTAGATTTTTAGAGGATAGTTCTAAGGCTTGAGACACTATTTCAGTAGATCAAAATATTGTTAACTCTTTTAAACAGAATAATCCTAAATTTGTTAGGGATGGTAAACTTCTTAAAGAAGTCAATGGTATTATTAATCCTTTATTAGGTGCTTATTTTATTACTGACTCATTTCTATCAAATGAATATAATAAAATGATGGTAGGAGATGTCTACGCACACCCTAATAAAGAAAAAGAAAGTCCTACCACAAATGGATACTTAGATCATAGTTTAGCTTCTAGATGAATATCTCAGGTAAAACGTATGGTTATTTATGGAGCTACATATCATTCTCTTGCACAAGGTTTAAAAAACGGAGTGCCAGAAAGAGTTAAAATGGCTGTTATATCTGATATGGGATCAAATGTAAATAACATGTCAGGAATGTCCAGTACAGTAGATTCTATGGATGGTTCAGGTTATACTAGTCCATTTATGTCTAGATGAGAGAATGTATCTCTTATAGATGCTGCAGTAGGAGCTAACAAGAAAACTATCTTCCACGATATTGATGCTAAACATGGATTACCAAAATTACTTAAATGAGCTGAATATGAGATAACTAATGCTATCAGAAGAAATAGTTCTGACACTAGTATGGAAAACATTTTCAAGAAAATGCACAGCTTAGAATTGCCATTAGATGTTACCATAGATTATGATAGACAATTTGATGATCTATTCTTTAGGGATAGTATAAGTGGAAAATATTATAAAATATTACATGTTAATATTTCAAATAATGTAGCTCATAGAGAATTAGTTGAAGTTACCAAAGAGGGTGTTCCTATTAATCCTGACAATATTATTATTACTGATAAGTTAATTAGAAATATATATGATATTGACCAAACATTTGGTGGTGCATGGGCTATGAAAATAGATGACCGTACCAATAATCTTCAATATTCAGAGCATAATCTAGATTATACTAATCAAATTATTTGTGATTATGATCTTAAAGATTCTATGATTAGTTGGCTGGTAAATAAGTCAGCTATTAAAGTTGGAGCTTCAAATATCAATGATGTAACTTCTTGAAATGATAGTACTCCATTATTATTTACTACAATGTCCACTAAATTCGGGGGTGTTCAAATGAATGCTGATCATGAACTTGATGAAGCAGAGGTAACAGAAATGACTCAAATGATTAGTGGTCTTGAACAAAATGGATATACTCATCATCTAGCAACACAAGTTTATGAAGAAATTGGTAAATTCTGTTACGATGCCATTAGTAAAATTCAGGATATTATTTATAATGGAAATAAGGATGATCTTTACAAAATATTTGGAAAAGCAGTCATTAAAGCATTTGCTGGAGGTAGTAAGGATACTCTTGGTTTAGCCCAATCTTTTGTAAAACTTGCTCAGGAGGGACTAGAAAACAATAATTTAGAATACAGAATACCTTTTAGTTCTTCTTCTATCAATGGTATTTTTAATTCTACAGTAACATCCTCTCTAGTAAGAGATGCTATTAGACGTCATTATAATGGTGTTGCAGCAGTATTAAATCCATCATATAATGTAGTTCAATATCATACTATTAACGGTGAAAATTATCGATATGAAGAATTAATAGATTTAATTGCAGAGACTACAAGAGGTACAACTTATGAGAGAATGACCGTAGATGACGCTGTAAATAAAGTTTTTGTTGTTGACACAAATGGAAATGTAGTTGTAAATCCTTTTATTGATGATATTACTCCAGATAACCCAGTAGATTTTGAGGATACTATTATTGTCTGAGGAGAAAATAATCAAGTAGTAAAAATAGATAAAATAGATAATTATGATAAATATATATACTACCGATTATATGAACCTGGACGAATGAGTAGATGAACAACTAAAGCGAAAAATCTTAAAGGATCAGATACTACTTTTGTTGCTAATGGGCGTAAATACAGTATGTTTGAAAGTCCTTATGCTCAAGTACTTCATTATTTTATTGAAAGCGACAGCAGTGCTACTAATATAGAAACCCTCAGAGATGAGTTACGGAGTGAAGTGATAAAATCAATACCTAATGAAAGAGCCGATGAAAATGTTATAGAGAATATAGTCAACAACAGATTACAACTTATAGTAAATGAAATTACTCCATTTATGCCAAACGGATTTACGGAAAAAACTTCATTTACAAAATATATTCCTAATATTAAAAAAGCTTTAATTAAAAAGCAGCAATCTGTTCTTAATAATTTAGCTGATGGTAAGCCCATTGATTGGGGAGGATTAATGTTAAATGCTACAGAGTGTAAAGTTATCCCAGCACAGATTATTATGGGTAAGCTTTATGCTAAAGAGTTAGGATTACTTCCTGGTGATTCTATTGCTAAAATTAAGGAACAAGGTCCAGAGTTCTTTATAAATAGAATTGAAAGCTACTACAATTTCTATGATAATGCAGATGAGTTAACTTATGATTGAACTTTATTTGATGGAGCAGGAAATAAGTTATATGTTAAACTTAGAAATCCTAAGGTTAATGAACTATTTACTAATTCATCTTTAGATTCTGATTATAAGATTATTGACGGTTCCGTATACTTTAATGGTAATGAAATCTGCTCTTCTGAAGGAAAACAATTCTTAAAATATACTGATTCTGATAATGTTCAGCATAATGTAGTTATTATTGATTCAGTAGATAGGTTAAAAGAACTAGAAAATTCTAAGATGTTTACCTATACTCATAGAAACTACAGGATTGATAACTATATTGACTTAGTAAAAGAAGAGTTTGGAGAAGGAACATCTATTCAATTAACTTACCGACCAACTGGAAGTAGAAAGTATACTACTAGTAATATTGCTGAATTTAATGATAAACTTGAAATAATTCGAGCATTAGCTGAAAATCAAGATTATAATTGAACTAAACAAATTAGAAAATTAGCAGAAAATAAATATAAATCTTTTGAGAAGAGTTTATATTTTGTTGGCACACGTATCCCTTGTCAGTCTATGCAATCATTCATGCCTGTAGAAGTTGTAACATTTACTGATAGTGAAACAAACGAAATTTTTGTTCCATCTAACCAAACATGGTTACAAGGTAGTGATTATGATATAGATAAAAGCTATGTTTTAGGTTATTCTGTATCATCTAATGGTCGTATTAATACTGATGAAAATGCAGCACCTTATTTACGATCTGATGCATTAAGAAATAGAGTTGTAGATGGTATATTTAATGTTATTCTTAATCCTAGAAACCAAATTAATTTAACGATGCCAGTAACTACTGACCGAATGCAAGGTCTTGCTAAAAGATCTAAGATGGGAGAATCCGCTAAATATATGAGTCCTTATAATCCAGCAAGTAAGTACTTAATGCAGATTCAAAATATGGTTGGTAAGGCAGTTATTGGTAATGTTGCTACGGCAGTAAAAAGTTTCTTTGCCTTAAGCAACGTATATAATACCAAGTTTAGAGAGATTAATGAGGCAATTCAAACTGGTAACTTTGATACAGCTAGAGAGATGTTAAAAAGATATACATTTATTCATAATGATAGACTAATAACATTGGCTAATGTTAATATGGAAGTGTTTGAAAGTTTACCTGAAAATACTCCTGAAGATATTAGACAAACTTTAGCTCAAGTAATAAGTTATGAAGATGCTTTAGATGATCAATCTATGATACTTGGAGAGCTCGAATGAGTGGCTCTTAACCTCTTTAACTCAGGGAATATCTTTAGAGATTTAACTACTAAATATTAATAGGGATATTAATATGGCTAAACTAATCATTTAGGTATAGTAACAAGGTTAAATATTAGACAATCCTGATCCAAGCTTCTAGAACAGAAGAAGGAGCAACGACCATCGAAAGACTAGTTAATTCTAGAATCAAGTAGAGTAGGCACTAGCCGAAACAGGAGGACTACAATAGTAGTAAGATATGGTCTAAACTATAATGAAAGTTATGGAGATTATCTAAATTACTGATAATCAAATAGTTAGCTCAACAGCGCAACTGACAATGCTAAGGAACTAATCCTTAAAAAAATTAATGCAGATACAAACTGGGTAGATATTTATACTATTTCTCTTATGCTTGGAGAATCATTAGATGAAGTTGGTAATTTAATGATTGATGATGATATAACCGAACTAGTAAACGATTTTACCACTAGTATGTTTAGTGATGAACAGAACTATGATAAAGTTCGTTATGTTGCTGATAAAGCATATACCTCTGAAGGAAAGAAAAAAGAGAAATATCTACAATTGCTGGATAAAGTTATATCTGCGGATGAAGTACGTATCTTAGGAAAGATACTTAAAATTAATCAAGGTCTTCCTACTAATACTTCTGATTTATATAGTTATATTAAATCTATTGAAAAATATATAGAAAGTAGATTTAATAGACAAATACTAGAAAAACAAGAAGAATATTTAAGAATTGAAAAGGAGTTAGAAAAAACATGACTAACTACTGAAAAGAAAGAAATATTAAAAGAGGAGAGAAGATTACAGAAAATATATCCAGAATTAGAAGAAGGTTCTCCATTATATAATTTCTATAATAAATACAATTTAATATATGAAGATATAAATGGTAATATTAGACATGGAGATTTAGAAGCTAAATTAGGTAAACCTAAAGAAGCTATAAAGGCTAGACAAGATTACTTTAAGTCTAGAAAAGAAATGGCTAATATCTGGCAATCTTTTGACTTAGTTAGATTTATTACTGACCCAATCTACAAACAGGAAAGTATTGAAAAATACGAACAAAATAAGGTTAATTTTAATATCTTGGAAGTAATCAGTACAGTTCCTCATTTTAGAGAAATGTTTAATGTTCTTGCAATTAACAAGAGTGTTCTTAATAGTTTATCATCTAGAAATAGATTGGAAGATATAATTCTAAATCAACTTAGTCGAAACTTTGCTGGTATTCGTATGGATGTAAGCAAACCACTAAATAAACTTGAAATTAGAGCTATAAAAGACCAAATAGATAAGTATCTTATTAGATCTTGGATTATTAGTAAAGGAATTGAAATAAATGTTCCTGCTAGTCCTAAGAATCCAGCTCCTTATATATTAAGATTAGATAATGAAAATAATATTAACAAGTTTAGAAGTTATGTTGAAAACTACGCTATTCCTTTATTAAAGGATAAGTTGAAAGATAATAAGTTTGTTCAGCTATTAACTTTTGGACTAAGACAGGGAGTTCCATTCTATAAGCTACCACTTAACATGGTTCAAGTTGATAACACTCAGAAGACTAGAGCTTTATATGAAGAAGCATTATATGCTTTTAATAACCTTAATAAGATTAAAGTAAGTGGTATTGATATGAACTTAGTGGATATGTTTTATCTATACAACTTAATTGTTAATCAAGATAAATTTGGTCCTAATTCTATGACTAGGATATTTGAAGACTTAGTATCATCTGGTAATGAAGATTTACTTATCTATGATTTTAATAATTGAATTGATAGTCAAAGTATTGAAGATTTAGTTAATAATTTTAATACCAATGGTATTAGTTTTAACTTTGGTATTGAATCTACTCCAATTGTTGAAGATACTAATTCTGATATTGGATTTAAAGAAGCTCCTTTAGAAGAAGATGTTGAAGAAGCTACTCTTGAATCAGAAGACACTTTATATGAGCATAATTTAGCTAATGAATGATCTCAAAAAGAGGGGTGAAGTATTGAATATTTTAATAGGAAAGTAAAACCTAGATTAGATGAAGCTTGACAATTAGAATATATATTATCAGAAGATCAAAACTCACCAGCCCAATTTGAGGGTCAAATGAAATTTAGCTACAATGGAAATCAACGAACTGGTGTTCAGGCAAGCACAACTCTTGAAGCTATTAAACTAGGAGAAAGAACATCAACTACAAGATATGAATCGGACGGAAATATTGATTATTGAAAACAAGCAAAAGCTGGTGATAGAATTAAGTTTAGATCTGGAAATGACTTTGTTATTGTTGAAGTAACAAAACCTTTAACTAAATTGGTACCTTATAAGCAGCTAGATTTATTTAAAGATTACTATAATACTAAACCATCAGTTAAATCTAAACTTATAACAATAATTAAAGAATCTAATTTAAAAGGACTTCACATAGTTACAGATTCTGATTTAGTTAATGAAGATTCTACTACTAGAAATGCTAGGGGATTTGTGAAGAATGGTGAAATCTATATTAATGTAGATAGAGCCGAAGATGATACAGTAGTTCATGAATTTAGCCATTTATATTTAGCAGATGCTAAAGTGAATAGCCCTAATGAATACTATTCAGTACTAAGTAGAGTTAGAAATACAGGTACTTGGAAATATATGAGAGAGATGCCTGAATATCAAAATAAAAGAGGATCTGATTTTGATGAAGAGGTTCTAGCAACTTTAATTGAGCGAGCATATAATGAGGGATTAGGAGGAGTAGATTATGATGTTGTAATAGATGCTCTGAATCTTGTATCTCCAGAATTTAAATCGTTTATAAAATCTGATATTCTACCATCATTAGGAGAGACATTAATAGAGAATTATAAGGTATCCCAAAAGATAGCTACACTTAAAAATAAGCTCATCAAAGATAATATTATTAAAGAGGATTGTAAATAATGGAATGTACATATGAAACTACAATAAACGGTAAGAAGATAAAGTTCAGCTCCGAAATGGAGCTGGACAACTTCTTATCAAGTAAATTAGCAGATTATCAAATAAACGAATCAGATTTAACTTTTCAAATTAATCCTATAGATAGTACTATAGAAAAGGTAAATGTTATTACAAGTAAAGTTAAAAATGCTTCCATAGAATCTGTAATTATAAATGATGATGGAGATTCAGAAACTATACTTAAGATTCCTGACTCAATAGGTACTACTAGATTTATTACATCTAATGGAGACCCTTCTAATATGCAAAAGGAATTAGTTCCTCCTTTTAACTTAAATGATTTCTTAAAAAAAGAAAGAGAAAGATTAAGTGTAGAAGGAATGACTAAACCTCAAATTGATTCATATTTAGAAAAGTTACAAAAGTCTTGAGCTCAATTAACTGATTATGGTACCGAAATACATTCCTTATTTGAAAGTATTATTAATAATACTACATTTAAACCAACTAATTTGAGTGAAGAACAAGTATTACGTTTAACTGAAGAATTTAAATCTTTTATTGAAGACATTAAATCTAAATATGGTAAAAATGCTAAAATCTTAACAGAAGTTCCTATAATATCAGATAAAATTCATGAAGCATATCAATCAGAAGGGATTAAAAGTATTAATGGTAGAATTGATATGTTAGTTATTGACCAGAGGGGATTCGCTCATATTTATGATTTTAAAGTTTCCAGAAAAGAAGTGGGAATATGAGAGGATACTAGGAACATACAAGGATCAACTACATGGCACTCTACTAAAAAACGTTCTGCGGGATATCAGTTAGGAATATATAAGAATATTCTAGCACAATATGGCATTACTGTTGGAGAAACAAACATTGTCCCCATTAAGATAGATCCAGAATATAATGAAGACGGAACTATTAATAAGCTAAATGATGCTTATATTGATTTTACTAAAATAAAAGTAAATCCTAATGCTCCATATACAGAAACTATAAATACTATTCTTCCAGTAAAAACTTTACTTGATGATATTGATCTTATAAACTCAATTCAGGAACCAATGACTAAATTTGTTCCTAATTATGCGGTAGAAACTCAGGTACAGAGAAATACAGTTACTGTGGATAAATATATTAATAATCCTAGAATTGTGCATTATATTGATGATACTGATCCAGAACGAAAGTTTGGAAAATACTGAATTTGAAATAAGTATAAGAAGAATCGTAAAGTATATGCTAAAACAGAGGAGGAACTCAGAGAAAAAGTACAAGAATTAGTAAATGAAGAAAATAAGCATATTCACTCTGAAATGTCTACCCTAGCGGATACTATTCAACAAATTATTGAAGGATATGGATCCATTGATGACTTAGCTGCTGATAACCAATTTAAGTCTGATTATTGTAAAAAGATATTTAGAAAATATTTAGTAAAAAAGAGTGAAACTGACTATGGATGAACTTTCCAGAATAATCCTAAGTTTGTAGCTGCGGGTATATTTGTATTTACTAAAGATGGTAAAATGGAAATAATATCAGTAACTCATAATGATATTCATTCTGTTGTTAATTTAGGTCTTGGTAAATCTATTCAAGGAGCAACTAAAAAGGACAGTGATATTGATAGTCATGTGGTAATGCAAGCGTCTAATGGTAATATTGACCTTATTAAAGTTATGTGCTTGTTAAACAATATGCCTGAGGTACTTAAAGGGTATAAAGTTAATAAAATAGAATCACATAATATCTGAATGCAAAAAGGAACAGAAACTTATTCTGAAACTCTTCTAGATAACTTTTCTGAATTATGTAGAATACACGGTATTACTAATAGTCTTACATCTCAAAATTTTGCAACGACATTAGAGGCCGCTGTAAATATAATAAGAGACACTGCTGGTGAAGAATTACTATCTCACATGGGTAATTGAGAATTTAATTTTAGTCCTGATGATATTGTAAATGGAGCTCCATTTATCTTACAGAAAATGGAACAATTAAGGAAGTTAAAGTCAGCAGATGGTTTACGTACAGCTTTACGAGAGGGTAAATGAAATTTTGATGATCCTATTCAGTTAGCATATATGTTATTAGGTAGAGCATTAAATAAGCTAAATGGATATTCTATTTATATTGAACAAGATCCTAAATTGTGAGTAAACTTTTCTAGAGAAGGATGGTATACTGGTTCATATGTAAACAGTGCAGGTAATTCTTCCTCTAAAAATATTCAAACATTGAGTAAAATATTTTCAGTAGCAGAAGCACATGTTAGAAGAAAGGAATTATCATATAAACCCAGAATTAGTAAAGTAGTTAAAGCTTTCTATGAGTATAATCACAGAAATAGACTTATTGGAGGTGAGGTTAAGTTTTTTGATAACTTATTTGTTAAGGATGCAAATGGTAATATAGATAAATCATTTAGACTAAAAAACCCTTCAGATAGTAGTTTGGCTAAAGAAGAATCTGACTTTATTAAGATGTTTCTAGAGATAGTAAACGATTTTAGATTTGATGGTAATCAAAGTAAAATAGCCAAAGCTATTGAAGACGGGTCTTACTATGAAGTTCCTGTTTCTATGGGAAGTACATCTACTCAAATCCACAATAAAGGATATAAACAAGCCTTTACATCTAAATATAATGAAGCTTTAAACTTTCTGAAACTTCTTCCTGAGCAAGAGCAACAGTTTAGAGAATCAAAAGGGGAGCCAAAGGTATACAATAAGTATAGATTAAATGGACTTAGTAGATCTGATTTAATTGAAAATTATGGTATAGATGGTCTAGAAACTCAACTTGAAGATTTACTATTAAATGTCATCCATACATATACAATGGAGGAAGTAATGAATGAATATCTTCCCAGACTTCAAGGTATTAAGATTGCCTTACAATATCAGACTGGGATGTTTGGAGTAGTTACTGATCATGTTTTAGAATATATAGATAAATTTATTGATGCCAACGTTTATAGTAAGCCTATTATGGCTAAAGAGTTGCAAGGTGCATATAAGATGTTATCTGTAGTTAAATCAATAACAACAGCTACCGCTCTTGGCTTAAATCTTAGATCAGGTATTCGAGAGATGATGCAGGGAATGTGAATACATCTAAGTAGAACTATGGCAGAAGCTTATGGAAAAGATCAGTTTACTAAAAAGGATGTTGCTAAAGCATGAGCTATTATATTTAAACAAAGTGTTAAAGATGTTAATACTTTAACATTAATTGATGCCTTAAATGTGGATTATGGAATGGCTAACGCTGATCCCCATCAAGTTCAAGAGAGACTAAGTTCATCTAAAACGGGTGTTAAAAATTTAGATTCTGATGCGTTATACTTCTTTAATAGAGTTCCTGATTCGTATCATAGAATGGGATTATTAATTGCTAAGATGTTACATGATGGATGTTATGAAGCTCATAGTATTGTTAATGACCAACTTGTCTATGATTTCAAAAAGGATAAAAGATTTAATTTATTGTCTGATTCTAAAGCTGATAAGAATTCTTTAGAGTATAAAAAGCAACATGCTTTATATACTGCTATGAGAGAACAGTTTAATAGAGAAGGATGAAATATCCAAGATGGAGATGATTTACCACGGGCTTATACTATTCAAGAGGGAACTAGTATTAAATCGTTTGCAGAATTATGCTTTGGCCACTATGATAAAAGTACGCAAATGCTTATGAAACAAATGTTTCTAGGCGCTATGATTCTACAATTCAGAACATTCTTATCAGCTAAGTTTGAACAGTGGATATTAAAGCCAGATACTTATAATCAAGGACAATATACTGAAAAATTTGATGAAAATGGAGTAAGATATGTTCGTATATTTACATTTGATGAAAAAGGAATTCCATCTGTTAGGATCGGTCTTGAAACAGAATTAAAACCTGATGACGTTTGGGAACCTTATATTGAATGGCAAGGTAGATTTATGGAGGGAATTGCATATTCAATAATTAGTTTTGGAAAAACACTATACAAGTTAGATTTTAATGGTTTTAAAGAACTATGAAAAAATCCAACTAAAAGAGCTAATTTCTATTTATTCTTACATGATATGATTTGAATGTCTATACTTATGTGAATTGTTAAAGCTCTATTTTTATCTGGAGAAGAAGATCTTGGACCTGTAGGTCATTTAGTAGGTACTTCGTTATATACATCTTTTTCTGATGGGCCAATTACTGGTATTATGTCTTCAATGTTTGGAGATCTAAATCCACCTATGCATAGTATAGTTGTGAACTTATACAAACAAACTTCTGGAATAATTACAGGAGATGTTAACTTATTTGATGCTGGTGTTAATTCATTTGGAGCATTAAATAGTTTAAAATATATTGGTGATCAGTTAGAATAAAAAAAAGAACCCCTTTGTCGTACACATAGTACAACAAAGGGGTATTTTATAAATTTATAGTTAATAGATTACTTAGGAATTAATACCATGTTCATTCTTTTACCTTCCAACTTTGGTTTAGATTCAACTTTAGCAATATCTTCAAGATCCATGACTAAACGTAATAAAAGAGCTTCTCCCTGATCTTTAAACATAATTTCTCTACCTTTAAACGTTATGTATGCTTTTACCTTAGCTTTTGATTTAATAAATTCTCTGGCATGTTTTAGTTTAAATTGATAATCATGTTCATCTGTCTGTGGGCCAAATCTTAGTTCTTTAATTACAACTTTTGCTTGACCTGCTTTTAAAACTTTCTCTCGTTTTTTCTGTTGGTATATAAATTTCTGATAATCTTGAAAGATACATACTGATACTTGGTTTTTATTGTTATCAATATATGATGATAGTTCAATTAAATCAGTATTAGTATCCACAGCTTTCCTTAAAGCGTCAGAAAGAGAAATTAACTCTTCGCTATCTTTTATTCTGATAATCTGAGAGTTAATTTCATAATTTATAGAGTAATTTTTCATTTACTTCTTTACTTTCTTATCATTATTACATACGGTACATACACCCATTCCAGTTTTTTCATTTATATTAAAGACTCTCTTAAATTTACCGTAAGTAGTATCTTGAAACTCGTGAACAATATTATTTTGTGCACAGCTGTTACAGTATTTTATTTCTGTATTTGCCATTTTTATATATTTTAAAATTAATTATTTAAGTATTTTAGAAGCTAAACATGAAACTTTATTAAATAGATCCTCGATACTTCCATCATTATTAATAATATAATCAAATTTGTTCTCATTAAGTAACTCTATTACTTCACTTTCACTACGATGAGAGCCTGGAGTTTGATTTCTATCTATATAAATCACTATTCCATTATTATTTTTTACTTGTTCATATTCATTAATAAATCGTAGATCTGATATAATAATATTGTCTTTATCTAATAAAGTTCTTGATACTCAGAAGTTATTTCCAAAATATTCTCTTATGATTTCGGTTCCAAATATTTGTAAAAGTTGTCTAATACTAATATAATAATCTGATATAGTATTTAACTTCTTTGATTTTATTATTCTACTTAATTGCTTATCTGTAATCATTAGATTTTCATTTGGAAAAGCTGTAACATGAATATTCTGTAAATTAATATATCAATTTTCTTTAAAGTCTCTATCATTAAACTTTTCAACAGGAATATTAATTAAAACAGATAAAGCTTCTTTCATTGAAGATGCAAAGCTTGTAATTTCATATTTAGATACAATAAAATCATATACTATACAATATAACCAATATTGTCTCATTCATTTCGGAACAGAAAGACAATATTTCATCATGTGGGCAGTTAAATCTTTTCCAGAATTCTTAAGCCCAGAAATTGCTATAATAGTTTTCATTAATTATTCAATTATAAATTTAGCAGTAAAGTTCATACTAGGATATTTATGACTAAAGGATCTATTATATATTGAATATATGTGTTTTGTAATACGATCCTTAATAATACTTCTTGATAATTCCTTGTCTTTACTGTTAGTACTCCTTGAGTATAATCGAGTTACTATATCATCAATAGTCCAACCTCGAACATCCTTCTTTTCTATACCTAAGATAGATAATATATAGTTGAATGCTTTAGAATTAAAACTGTTTAATCTTTTGATAGTTTCCCAATTATAAAGCAAATAGATACTAATTGAACATGGGTATTCATTTATATTATATGAAGATAGTAGTTTAATACCGAGATTTACATTATCAGGATCGTTAGATGATATAAGATTACCTAAACTTATAATATCATCTTCTGTTACTTTAAGCTGCTTATTAGAAACAAGTTTTTCTAAGTCAGAATCGTAAATAATATTTGAGTATCTTGTTAGTAAATTTTCTGCAAATGTTACTTCCCGTAAATTAGATAACAAAATTACCCTACCATAATACACTTGTTTGCAATCATTCGGTAAGATTGATCCATTTATTAATACTGAAGCCCAACTATATAATCCATTAAGATTCGGATCTCTATACTTATTACATAGAGTATTAAACCTTGAAGATTTATCAGGATTTTCAATATTATCTATAATATAATCTATAAAATAGTAACAGTTCTCACTTACTGAATATAGGATTAAAACATCTTTAATATCACCTGATGATACTAAAGATGTAAGTTCATAATTTCTTAAAGGTATATTATTGCTTATAATAACAGTATCTGCTTTTTCTGGATTTAAACAACGTTTTATAGGAGTTAATGTACTAAGTTTATTCCTAGGATATTTACTAGTAGGATCAAAATACACTTTTTTCAAAGCCTCTTGATCTTTAATATTATATTTAGAATTAATTTTATCATTAATACTCTCAAGATCTCCTAGATATACCCCACTAGATGTTCCTGGTGTAGGAATAAGATTATCATCTATCCAACGTATTAAGTAGGGAGCCATATAAGACCCTTCTTGTAGGTAATAATCTTTACGAGTCTCAAAATCACACAACTTTACTAAATTTGTCAGATTACTACTATCTATATCACAGTGAATATAGTTGTAACATAAGTATTCATTACATAAAATATATTTAATTTTATCTTTGTTGGCTTGTAATATCATTTTAAATAAGTTTTTTAGCTACTTTAGGATTAAGTAAAAGCTTACTACATTTACCAGGATAGTATTTATTTAATGTCTTTATTAAACCAAAAATTAGGTCTTCTGTTAGTAATAATTTCTCGTTATCGACTATCTTAAGAATACGATCTATAATTATATCTATTTTAGATCCAGATTGACTAAGATATAACAAACTATAATTTATAAATCTTGTAGTAATTACAGAGGCTACATCTGCACGATACTTATCCTTATCATATAATTGACTTTCAAGTGTTTTCTTAATATCATTCCAGTCCTTATTAATTAAATCTTCTGGTGAAGGGAGTTTATCAAGTTTATTTGCAATAAATGTAGTAAACAACCCTCCTACAATATCGTCTTCATCTAGAAAACACCCAGATGCAATCTGAAGAATGAAAGCTAAATTTTCAGGTTTAGACCAGTCATCAATACTAGAAATAGTATTAATAAACATAGTATAATTTCGAGCATTAATTTTAGACTGTCTAGCTTTTGAGCGATCTATTAATTCATCTCCATAAAGAAGCATAAAATTGATAGCCTGGTTATTATATCCTTTTTCTTCTGCATATTTAGCCCAATCATATTTATCAAACTTAATATTAAAGTTTAACATACGAGTTTTAATAGCCTCATCAATTTCTGTTACATTAAAATCCCCCCCTTCAGGATTAGCTGTTAAAACAACAGTACTATTAGGAGGTAATTTCCAAGAAAAATATTCTTGTCTTGATATAAGCTCCATAACTGCAGCTAAGACAGTAGTAGAGCTACGATTAATATCATCAAGGTTCAAAATAGTAGGTTTATTTGGATCAATACTTTTTATCCATTCTGGGATTGCATAACTCATTCTAGTTTCTTCTGATATTTCCCAACCTGCTTTACTATAACTTTCTATAAGTTCAGCTGTTATCCACCTACACTCATCATTTTTGCAAACATAATGCTCTTTAATAGGCCACCCACAAAGTTCGCCTGGATCTGACATCTGACTTAGATTTTTCTTAATATAATTTGCTCCAATTTCACTAGCTATTTGTTCAATTAAACTTGTTTTCAATTTTGTTATCTCTAGAGCTTTTTATCTCTAGATTCTATATCTTCATATTCGATATAGTTCAGCATATATTTTTATCCACTTATTTCAGTTGGGATATTGAATACTCGTGGAAAGATTATATTCTATTAAATTAATAGGTTCACTTTCTATGCGTTACACTGCTATTATATATTACTATAATAGTTAGCTCGGTATTCTCATCTCAGAGTTCACCGAAAATTATTCAAAGAACTCATTAAATTCCTTTAATGAGTGGCAAGTAATTTTAAAAAATAAATATCTATTATATTTTCTATCCAAATAAACAGAAGAATCATCATATATATTACTTAGAAATTTTAAAGCACTTTCTTTATTAAAATATAGCGTTCAAGTATTATGTTTATATCTTTTTTGTTTACTTAATCTAGTAGGAATTCCTAAAATATCGCTTAATTTTTCTAAAAATTCTTTAGTACCTAAAATTGATATATTAGGAGATACAGATTTTATATTTTTATAAAATGATAAAGACCCGTCTCCATCAAAATATCCTCTAATAAAGTGTTTAATTAATAAAGAATCTTTAAATATATTAATAGATGGAAATGTCAAAGTCAAACTTTTATTTGGAACACACCCTTTTTCATATAAAGAATGTCAGAAAAATTTATTAGTAATACTAAATCTACATCTTTTACATATTTTATTATTACATCTGACATTACTTATTGTAACTTTTCCAGGACCATTGTACTTTATAAACTCTTTAAATTTCTCTAAATGTAAATAATCATCTCCTTTTAAACATAATTCAAAAGTATATCTAGGTTTTTCTTCTTTAGAAAAAGATGCAATATATCCATCAGCAAAAATAAAACCCAATCAATAAGCTTTTTCTTCGGTATCTATAACATCAAAAATATGCTCATCAAACTTTACCTGATTTCATTTATTAATAATATCATATCCTTCATACATTAATGCCATAGCAATATCTTGTCTTTTTATTTTATATTTACTTTGCATTTTTGTTAAAGAAATATTATTATTATAATCTGTGATCAAATCGTTAATATCTATTGATAAATTTATTTTATATACTCTATACTTTGACAAAATATATTTAATAGTAATATTATGACATTTGTATTCTTTTGCAATTTTAGTTATAGATATTTTTTCTTTATACTTATTAACTATTTCTAATTCTTCTGTATTTGTAAATTTACTCATGTAATTATATTTTTAGTTAAAAATTAATTTTATGTAAATATACAAATTATTTTTTAAAATTACAAATATTACCGTATCCAGTGCTTGCAACTACACTTGCACGCCCCCCAGCATCTATCCATCGGAGAACACTTAATTTCTGACGTTCGTCTCGGTTCATCAAAGATACAAAAAATTGATTAGATATAAAAATAAATTACACTTTACTTATCTTTTCAAATATTGGCAATGAAATATTTCTTGCTTCAGCTACTCGTTGAATATTAGACATTAAAGTATGCCATTTATTAATATGATAATTTAGATCATTGTCTAACAATAATAATATTTTATCTCTTAGAGTCTTCAATGCAATTGTTGATAATGATGTTATCTTAGGTAAAGAAGTAAGCTGAACTAACGAGCGAAATTCAGAAAAAGATAATCCTGTTGGACTAACCCTAAGTTTAATATCAGGATTTAAACATAATCTTTCCTTAATTACCTCCATTCTGTTACGTACTCTTCCATTACTATCGACCTCAGTTAACTCAACCTTTTCATTATCCGTTAGCCAGATTCCCTGTGCTAAAATAAACTTATCAGTAATCATTTTCTTATTTAAAATATCAAGTTTATCAAAACAAGCGTCCATGAGACGGCTAACAGTTACCTTTTCAAAAATAGGCTCAAGTCCGTTAAATAGAACTGAAATAGATTCATTAAGTATATCCTCTTCATGGGAGGATCTTTGACTATTTATATAGTCAAGAATATCTTTCTTTGTTTTTATATCGGTGTCGCAATCATGTAAGAGATATCTTACAAATAACTCTGTATTGCAAGAATCCCATGTTTTATGAATATTCTCTCTGACGATAAACTTTCCTGGAGACCATGGATTTGAATTGTATAGCATTTCATAACAATGCTTATATCACTTTCTAATATCTTCCTCAGGAGCTGTCATAAGTTTTATATCATTACCACTCTTATCTTTCCATGTTAAGGATTCAATAGAATCCATTGCGTTTTGCAATTTTTCACCAAATTCTGTACTCATATTATTCAAAATCAAATTTGTCTTGTTTACATATATCTTTTTGTTTAAAGAAATTTACAAAATAATTATTACTATAATTATAAACTTCAAAATCTTTTAAATTTTTGTTAAACCATTGAGTAATCCCACCTTCTACACATTGAAATTGTAAGTAACCAATATCACCAACTTCAAATGTATTAGCAGTATCTCAGTTTGGAAGTCTAACTATTGTAACATATTTTAAATCGTCTGTTATATTACGATTTAGGTCTTCAACAACTATTTCAGTATATTGTCCTTCTTGAATAACTAAGACCTTACAATATATTGTTACTGTTTGAGGGGTCATAATATCTACAGATTTCTCCAATGTTAAGTAATCGAAAACAGATATTACCTACAGTTTGAGTATTGCTTTGATGAAAATGTCCATAATACCAATTAGTAATATCATCTTTATAATCATTATAGACCCTATCCATAATAGCTCTCTCTTCTTCTATGTCCTTTAATAATTCATTATCATATTGAGCAAACTTGCTTACAATACCTCCTTTATCTGTTGGAAAACAAAATGATGGAGATGTATGAGAACAGATAATATCTATTTTAGTATCAACTTTAGGTTGATATTGAACAATTTCATCTTCCCAGTATGTCTTAAGAGCATTTAGTTCTGCTGTTTTATAGTCACAATTGTGATACTTCATATATCTAACTATATTAACAGAATCATTTTGTTTACGATATATTCTATCAACACTGACAGCTCCCCCTATGCAAAGAATATTTTTATTACAAACGTTTATTATAGAATAGTCAGGAACACATTTTACATAATCAGTACTAATAAGTTGATCACTAAAGTACGCTGGGTTCTCGTGATTCCCTCTAATCCAAATAAATATATCGTTAAACTTTTTTAATACTTTATGCAATTCAGGAATTACATGATCTGTATAATGTTTCAACCGCTCAAATCCTATTCCTACATCTCCACAGAAGATAAATACTGAATTTTTTATTTTATATTGTCGAATGTTATATATAACTAAATTCCACGACGCATGTACATCACCAACTATGTAAATATCTTTAATTGTATTAGGAAGATTAATTATCATAGCCTTTTATACTTTAAACCCTCCAATTGGAAAGGAGTGAATACTATGTATTTCGTTGTTAATATCTATATAATATCTATAAGAGTTAAACACATTAGTATAATAAAAGAAATCCTCTACATACTTAATATCATTAATATAAAAACCTGATTCCTCAGGACTACTAAGGAGATTTATATCAAATTCTAATAAATATAGTGGCAAGGTGCTAATATTACTAACTCTATGAACTATTTTTAGTCCAAAACTAGAGTTAGATTTAGTTCTTTGTACACATGCTAACACTCCCACTCCAATATTTAAACAGGCTTTAATATAATCAGGATCGTTTCTATAAACAATTATATTATGCTCTTCAAGCTCTAGTGTAGACATATTAATCAATATCCCCCTTATAGGCATTCATGATGGATTTCTCCTTTCTAAGCCAACTACCTTCCGTTTCAGCAATGTCTCTAACAGTACGACTAATAGATTCTTCTTCTCAATTTTGTTATCGTATAGCTTTTTATCTATACTTCTTATACTTCATTTTGTATAAGCTCAGCATATATTTTCACCTTCAGCATTATCTGTTAAGGGTAAATCACTCGTGGGTTTATTTTATTCTAATCTGTTATTAATATTTTATAATTGTATATAGCGTTGTATACCTGTTTTGGAAGTATATTTTTATATTTGTTAGCATATTCCTTTAAACAAGTTTCTTTCTCTTTCTTATATGCTCTAAATGCTTCTTCAATTGTAGAAAAAGTTCCTATATGTTTTTTCTTATTCATATAATTAATTTGAGCAATTATTTTATTGTTTTTGATTCTGACTCCTATTGGAGTATTACCTCTACATTGAAATCTTCAAGTAATAGCAGTATTAATTTCCTTTGGGATAAAACAACAATAATTTGGAGAATAAATTTTATTCCCCTTTACCAAGAAATCTTTATCTATAACAAATGATTCGTTATAACAATTATTATAATATCAATCTGCAAAATTCTGAAAATTTAATCATTCTTTACAAACAGTAACTCCATTTCCTCCATAGTTATTATATTCAGAAACTTTTGGGCAATAACATCTTCCAATCATTTCTTTCCAAATTTTATAACATCGAGTTTGTTTACCGTTTTTGTCTCTAGAACTATATTGACCTACTCCAAAATAACCTGTATTATATACAGACGGATAATAAGGATCTTTAACAGATCCCTTTTTTAGATTACCTAGTTCAGCAGTAATAATAGTACCTGTTTGTAAAAATTTTATTATTACATTATATGAATCAATATATTCTAGAATGATAAAATCTCCAGAACTATTTGAAGTCATAATTTTATTTTCATAAATTTGTTTGTTATTTGTCATATATCATAATATTTTAATTAAACATAGTACAAATATACAAATTCTTTTTCAGACTCACAAACAAATTAGGTTCAAAACCTATGCGTTACACTGACTTAATATATTACTATTAAGTTTAGCACGGTATTAGCATCTCAGCCTTCACCGTTTTTGATTTATTCTATTCTACTTATTTCTAAGCAGACAGGCAGAATTCTACCTGCTCGTTCACTAACATTCCTGTCTCCTTATCGTGACCATTCAACCAGTTGAAAGTAGCCCAGTCACCTTCATTAGCTGCCTGATCAACAATTTCATTAATCATTTGAGTAGTTTCAATTTCAAGGTCTACGGTAATTTTGAAAGGATCTACCATATTTTCTACTTTCTTATCAAACTGCTCAATAGTAGGATAAATATACTCTGCATCGTTTTCATTTAAATATTTACGAATCCAGGAATGATGTAAGTATTCTTCATCTGCTCGTTGTTTGTAATACTCTTCGAGAATAACAAATCCTCTAACACCGAAGTAATTTGAAAAATTCATATACGCATTATGATTCTGCAATTCATGCTTAAGCTGACGAAGAAGTAGTTTTTGAATTTCATTACTTAAAGTGCATTTACGCCTACTAACATCCTTCTTTTCTACAGGATCATTTGCCTCGTTTTTAATTATCATAAATTAAGTAATTTAAAGTATAAAGCATTTCTGCTATCTAGTAAATATGGATCCTATAACTCTCCTTATGAAAGTTAAAGTTAAATTGGGTTTCTAATAACCAGTAAATATCGGAATATATTGTAAATTCATGATTATTAATTACAAATCTAAGATCAAAACTATCATCAGTGGTTAAATACCTAGTAATATCTTGCTCATTAAAATAGATAATATTTATACCCTCAAGTTCAATACCTAGATTCTCAAACTCTACTGTAAGTTCTTCACTTCCACAAACATCAATGATAGATAAATACCTATCAGTTTTCTTGTCAAATCCATCAATATATCCTCTCATGTGATTAACACAAGGATACCAATGATTACCAACTCTTTTCAAAGTTAATTTCTTTTCCATAGTTAATTCTGTTTAATATCTTCCTTTGGATTAATTACTATTGCAGCAATATTAGCATAACAATCTGCAAGTTCATTAAATTTATTATTATTGTGGCTTTTTAATCAAAAGAACTTTACTTTATGAAAGTGCAATAGATCAACTATTTTAATTCATAGATCCATATTCTTTTTTGAATCATCTTGTTCTATAATTCATCTATATACATGACCATTATTAATACTACTAACAATATAACTTGAATCAGAATATATCTCTAAATTCTTAGGTTCCTTAAAATATTCTAAAGAGTATAGGACTCCCATTAATTCTGCTCTATTGTTAGTAGTATGTATATAACCTTGATATAAGATCTTAATTACTTTATCATCTTCAGTAATTATAGAGGCATAACCACCCTGATCTGTTGTTGGTTTGTAACTTCCATCAGTATAGACTCTAATCATCAATAATTTTTGCATCATCAAATTCAATAACTCTTACAGTTCCCTTAAAAGCAGCCTCTCTGGAAACTAGAAAGTTATTAAAATCTTCTATAAATGCATCTTTGTTTTTATCTTCTATACTAATACAACCATTAAAAATGATATCAATCATTATTCCACAAAATAATTAGAATTAAAGAGCTTAGGATTATGTCTTTTTAAAAGTTTCTTCTCCTTTTCTATCATAATACTCATAACTTCATCAGCATAGTCATTTCTACGACCTCCGAAGTTTTCGATAACATGAAATGGACTCTTCAAAGCGTTATGTTCAGCAATTTGTCGCCCAATAGCTTTATTAAAGTTATCTACAGGCTGGCATACTGCAAGTCCAAACTTAATAGTATGACTATTATCATCATAGACTGCGGCCATAGTATACCTACGACATGGTTTAATATCATAAACAACAGTTTTCTCGATAATAGGATTCACAGAAACAGTACCTTGATATACAGGGGCACTGTAATAATACTTAACTACTCTACTCATATCTTTTTTATTTTTTATGATTTACATTTTAAATTGTTACTTCCTAGAAAGCTTAGACCTCCATTTTTCTAGATTTTTACCAAATCTAGCATCAAATCTAGCATCAAATCTATAATCACAGTAATTATAATCATTAACTATTGTTCTAGGATTAGGAATGTTACAATCAAAGTCTTTATCTTGAAGTTTAAAAAAATTACTTTTTAAGTAATTCCTTATTCTTCTTTTAACAAGTCGATGATAAATATCCTTCATACCTTTATTCTTGTAAACTGGAACCTTATAACTCTTCGACATACTAATGTAATATTAAATATAATTAAGTTACTATATTTTTCATAAATAATATTCTAGAAATGCTCCGTAAATCACTAGATAATACTTTAACAACTATATCTTGTCTACCATCTCTTTGGTAATAAGTATATAAAGACCTAGATTTATCTATACTTTTATTTGTTACCTTAGAATCAATTAGTTTAATTATATCAGTTCGTCTACATACGATTCAATCTTTCTCTCCTTCAAATGCTATATAATCAGCCTTTCCAAATAGTCATCCAGGATTTCCTCGAACATTTTTTAGCTCCACTCAGTTGATATTATAATCTGGAGTATTATCAGCTCTACGATTTTTTTTTGCGCTCTTGATGTCAAATGTAAAAGTTCTATTATTATACTTTCATATAATATCAATATGATCATACATATCTTGATACTTAGATGGAATCTGAATGGTTCCTCCAACCTGAGATAGTAACAATTCAGAGAACTCAGATTCCTTTATCTTTCCTAACTTAGAGCAATCTATATACTTATTCATAATTGTTACACCATTCTTCAGCCTTTTCTAATGTACTAAAAACAAGATATTCTGGAATCATTGTTATTATGTCCTCAAAAACATAAAATATATGGGGACCAGAATCTAAATATGAAACTATAATATCTTTAACTGTTCTAGGAGCAGTGTCTACAGCATAAGTGTCTACGAAAGCTCCCTCTTCAAATCTAGGAGTCTTTTGACAAATATATACTATCTGCCCAATATCAAATTTGGTTTCTATACTAATTTTCATTTTAGTTATCTATTATTTCAATATATCTCTGTTTAGGAGTAGTAACGTAAGGATTTTGATCTATAATAATAACTTCTATAACAGTATGTTTCCTAGTAAACCATCGTGGTAGAAACCATTTTCGTGGTTTAACAGGTTCTTTATGGGAACTTAGAGTTATATACTTTTCATTATTATACTCGTTACTTAAAGCTATTGTGCCTGGATAGGAAAGATGTAAACAACTTCTGTTCCATTTATCTACAATACAAGTATCTAACACAAACCCAGGTTCTCTAAATATTGTATCTCTAATAACGATAGTATCTTTCTTAGAAAAGTGCTCTAATTGATATTGTAAAGCTTTAATTTTATTATCCTTGATTTTGTTTTCATTAGCCACTTTTTTCATTTCAAGCATTAAAGAATCGCCATAGCACTCTAATTGCTCAATTGAAAGTTTGAAAGCCTTATTGTTTTTCTTCAATCATGAATTTTCTGCAGCATATGCCTTTGTATTGTTAACTGCGTTGTCTAATGCTATATTTAGATTATTTATTTTCTGTCACATAAGTACAATAGTCAAGATCAATATAGCATAACTTAGTATTCTTCATATAATTTTCTTCATAACATGTCTGTTAACGTTATTACATTAATTAAAGTACATAATGGGAAGTTTTGACAGAGTAAAAGCCATTGACATTTTTAGAACATACTTTATATCAGAAACTGTATATACACCAAAGTTAAATAAAGGATAGTTGTGTGAATTATAGATAAGGTTACAACATTCTTCTCCTATAAGAAAACTATAATCATCAAGCTTACTTCCAATATATATACTTTTATGACTCCTATGGGTATATGTAAATATTGGATAAGAACCTATATCTATTATCATTTTAATATATAGAGGATCTACATTTTGAATGAAGATATAACCATTATCCCTTAATAATCTATTTATAAGCATAGTAATAATATTAAAAAATAAGGCATTAGAAAACTAATGCCTTGATATTCAATAAGTTGCAGGAGCTGAAGGATTCGAACCCTCACCTGGAGTTTTGGAGGCTCCCGTTTACGGTTTTGCTTACCACCATAGTTTTCACTACCATTTCTGTTTGTGGTCTGGAGCACTTCTTCACCATATTTTTCAACTTAGGTGCACGATTATCTGCTCTCTAGCGGCTAGAATTTTTATTCTATTCCGACGTCGTTACCATCAGCATTATCTGTTAAGGATTCAACGTTATCATCGTGTTCACTATTAGTGTTTCCACCAATAGGCTCCGAATTTTTTATAGTTATAATTTTTCTGTATTTGGCTCTTGCAGAATTTTTATTTTTAGATTTATAAGTATCTAATTGTGAATCACAATTAGGACATACTAACCGTAAATTATTTCGATAATTGTTATCTGCATTACCATCTATGTGATCTAAAATAAAAACAAGAGGTTTATTATTTCAAGTATTACTCATTCCGCATATTGCGCATTTATAGTCTTGTTCTTCTAGAAAATATTTTTTATACTTTTGCATATTTTGATAACCATATACAATAGAATTATCTTTTAAATATCTTTCATATTTTTCTCTAGAATGATACTCTAAATAACACTTTCTAGAACAAAATCTTACATTGTTTCTATTACTTCTTGTTTTTTCAAATTCTTGATTACATCATTCACATTTCATACATTTATACTATAAAATTTGCCAAAGACCGCTGTGCTACCATTACACTAAGCTCCTGTTTGTTACCTTTAGTTATACAGCAAAGGTAGTAAAAATCTGTGAACAATCAAAGATTTAATTAACAAATTATAAAGAAAATTTGCGAATTTTGGTTAAATAAATCTCTTTACGATATTGGTTAACCCCACCAGGGTCACAGTAACTCAGCTGTACTTTATGAAGATGATACAGTTTACGCCCCTCTGATTTTAACTTATCTGCTATATCCTCTGGAAAAGTAAAATCAATAACCTTGTCAACTGTTATTTTTTTATAGTTACTATCCTTTGAATTTATAACATATTTTAAGAAAGCACTTAATATAAGCAGGTACCACTTAATTTCAGAGTAATCTGTAGTGGGTCTTAAAAATCTGAATTCTACAGTTTTATGAGCATCACCTGAAATTAAGTGCATTATATTCATATTAAAATATCTACCACACACTTCCCACTTACGCTCCTCTGTTGAATCATACAAATTTGGCAAATAAAAACTTTGATCATCATTATACTCATTACCAGTAAACCTTTTGTAGAATGTAGAGAGAGATGCAATACTCGGAAAAGGTTTATTGTAAGCTTTACCATTACTTTTATAGCGTTCTGTATAGTAACTATAGCTTGGTACGTACATACCAATAGACCATTGAAAATGGCACCAGAACTTACACAGACGACTAATATAACTTTTATTAATTGGAAAGTTACCAAAATGAATATGCAAAGAACAGTTTTTATTGTAAAACGTGTATCTTTCAAGCAGTTTCAAATGCTGTTTAATAATAGGTAAATCTACATGTGTTAATGGAAAAGTTACATATTCATGCCCACCAATTGAACCATCATAGAGTGGTACTAGATTTGTATCAATACAACTTAACCAAGGTATGTTTCCTGCGGATGTTTCATATTCAAGGCCAAAGGTAAAGTCCTTAATATATGTAAATTCCTTATCAGGTATTAATTTAATATCCTTAGGTTTTAAAGATAGTTTTGAAAAATTGTAACATCTATCTATCGGATAATTAAACACCCATTTAGAATCTGTAACGATATTATTAGCTAGGTTTAAATCTATCGTATAGCAACAAATATTATTTGCCCAATATAATGGTATTTTGCAGTTCTCGCGTCTTTCCAAATAGATAATTTCCCCGTCTATTACTAGAGGAACATTCAGTGGGTCTGTTTCAAAATAACCATATTCTACATATACATAATCAATATAGATCACACCTCTTAGCAAGGCGCCTCCCATTTCCCACCTTTTTTTAGTATTATTATACAGCATCTAAATCAACAAGTCTATTAGTTATAAACTGTAAAATCTGTGTTTCTAGTGCTTCAAAATTGAATGTTGTATTTTCTGCATCATTCTTAAAAATCTCCAAAGCGCTAGGAGCATAGGTATATGTTGTAGAACTTACTCCATCTTTTACATTAACTTTATCAGGAGCATTAAATAGAGTAACATATGATCCTTCTATGTACTTCATATAATTGAAGTCTTTATCAACAGTAGTTAAGACACCATTAATAATTCTAGGATTATATGCAAAGTAATCAATAACTTCAGGACAATAAACAGGAAGAACATCATCTGTAAAAAGGTCATCTATATTTTCAAGGAAATCATAACTTTCTTTATTGGGTAACAATCGCCCATAGAAGAAGTAGAAAGTGTGTCCATATGCATTAGAGCCAGCATGTGTTTCGGGTACTAAATACCCAGAAGGATAAGCTAGATATATACCGTGTGCTGGAATTCCATTTAACATATACGTACCTGTAGTTTGACTGTAATATAAGCTATCAGAGGTATATGCTGGAGAATTATTCTTATAAGAAGCACCGTATACTGGTATGTAAAGTTCTCTCTTTAATTTTTCACGGTTAATACTTCTAACATAGTAAACCTTGTTATCCTTAATTTGACATAACTTATTTATAGGAAATTCATAGATTGTTTTTTTACAGTTGATGCAATATAGAGAAGCATACATCGACGAAAAATAAAATTTACCCTCGTTAATCATATAAACTAAAGGTCGCTCAGATTTTGTTTTGTTTTCATTATAACAAGAGCTCCCTTTGAACATGAGTACTTTTGGAGTCAAAGATCTATAATCTACCATTATAAGAACAGCACAACCTGTATACTCTTCTAGAACATTATATCCATGTCTATAAATAATTTCTGCCAAAATTTGAGAATCAGACATACCAAGAGTATTAAGTTCTGGAAGATATTTATTAGATAATTCTTTAATATTAAGAATAGTACCATTATGCATTAGTACAAACTCAATTTTGTTATCACGTCTAATAACAACTGGTTGAGCCTGATCTAAATTCACAGGATATCCAGGAGAGGCCTTTCGACAATGTACCAAAGCAATAGAAGCTGACTTTGGATAATTTATACTAGTAGTAAAGTTCCTAAATAATTCTCTGTTACCGACTCCATATTCTACCTTACCGTCAATAAAAATACCACAACTATCTCCCCCTCTTTCATCGTTTAGGGTTCCAAGTATATTAAAGTGGTTTATGTTAAATTCAGTCTTTTCAGTAGAAATTATTCCAGCTAGTCCACACATATTCCGTAAAGTTTAATTAGATGTTCTGCCAGTACTTTATTAGATGTGTTAATACACTTTTGAACTAAATCTCCTTCTGGTAAAGGAAATCCTTCATTAAACATATCTACAGCTAACATAGTTTGTTTATAAATCATTGGAAGATATTCGTCATTAAGCATAAAGCTACTTAGGCATCTTGCTTCTGCTCCCCACTTAGGACAACGGAAACTTCCTGCTTGACCATATAGAGTTCTTCTAAAAGTATCTCTATCATATAATACAGAAGGAACTCCACAGCATAGATCAAAGAACTTAATAAGCTTAACAGATGTATCAAAATCAGGGTTATCATATCCTATGTGAATGTGTGACAAAATTGTTATCTCTAAGGCTTTTTATCCCTAGATTCTATAGATCTATTGTATTTCTATAGTTCAGCGTACATTTTCACCATCAGCTTTATCTGTATGGGTAGTTCACTCTTGGAGATATTTTATTCTTATTTCTAAGTTTCAATCTCTACGCTTTACACTGTTTAGCCTTGTTAACAGCTAAATTAGCACGGTATTCAAGATATCTAATAACTTTATCTTTTTTACGTTTTAAAGAAATAGTATCTTCAGAATATAAAAAATTATAAAGTTTTCGATTTTTTTTAGTTTGTTAACACAATTCTCGTTCACCGTTTTTGAACTATTCTTAAGATATATTACTATACCTTCGAGCCCACATTTGACCCGCCACTCTTCTATTATCAGGATAACCTTGCGGCTTATCGTTTTCACGCTCCGTATAAGCATCATAATCACTAGAACATCCAATTTCATTTGCTTTAGGATCAAGTAACTGATCTTCAGGTACAGGCATAGATGCACTACAACAAATATCAAGATTGTTATCGAATTGTTTAATCCAATTACGAAGCCAATCTTTCATATATTTAATAGAATCTACAAACTCATTACCAGAAGTACAGGGCGGAATATTAAATTCTCCCAAAATACAATCAATCTCCACACCAAATCCTTTTGGCATACCTTTAGTATATGGTTTACCTTTTTCCCCTGGAATTATTCCAATTGCGGATACTACTTGGTTTGTTTTTGTATTAAAAATGAACAACTCGGGGTCCGCTCCTACTGTAACGTTTTTAATTTTCATCTGATATTAATTTATCAATTATTTCATTTATTCTTATAACAATTGGTGATTCAGGTCTCATATATTCAAGATGTCCTTGGATAGCCAAACACTTTGGAAGATTTGGCCTGTCATACAAAACAATTTCAGGTTCATAAGGAGGAAACTTAACATTATCTCCCTCATATATACTTGACCGACGACCAGTTGAATAAAACAAACATGTCCAATACTTAGCTGGTATTATAAATGGATACTGCATTTGATGATGTGTACTAGTAATTTCATATATTTTATCCGTACTTACCTCTGTAATAGGGTGAGTTGTTCGAATAGTATGATTTTCTACATTCTGAATAAGTATGCCACCATTCATAACACATAAAAATTGCGCATTTATTTTGTTATCGTATAGGCTCTTTATCCTATACTTCTATAGATTTTATTCTCTATAGTTCAGACTATATCTTAATTTCATATATATGAAATTCAGGGCACTCGTGAAAATATTATTGACATATTCTGAGGTTATCTTACAGAACTTAGTCTTATTTTTAGTCGTTGAACCTTCAAGGATATTTCTATCCAAGCTTGGCTGCTGATTGGCATCTCAGCGTTCCAGCAATTCACCCTGTTTAACGTGAGCCACAATTTAACCCACGGCAGATCCCCACAGCTAACTGATCAGGTCTAATTTTCTTAAATTCCTCCCTTTCAGCAAGATCCCTTTGTAAATTAGAATAAGTAGTGGGATGAGGTTTACAATTATACAGAGAAGGGTATACATCATCTCCACCTGTAAAAATAATAATATCTGCATCGTTAATATCATCTACTAACTCACGCGTGGTAATGAAATTAGCATAGTGTACTTGATTACCAACGACATATACTTTTTTTGTTTTTAGCATAGTACTCATTTGCTATAAAATTAATTCCCCTGACAATTTGAGGTAATTGCTTCGAGTTAAATACTCGAAGAAGAAAGCACAAACTATTATGTTTAGTTATAATCTTACAAAAACTTTCATTATAGTTAAAGTCTCTTCTAATTAAACTAAACTGGCACTTAGGATTAATGTTATAAAATGTTAGGCCATCTAATCCTGGGCAATGACATCTTCTTCCATCATGAAACAATGTAATATAAAGTTGCATAATTTGAGTAATATCCAATTCTGGGAAGTTTGCTCTATTTTGCCATGCAGCGTGTAATAATAACCAAAAAGGATTTTCGTATACATATCTAATATACATAGCAACGTAGACAAAGAATCTAGGGTCAGGAGCACACTTAAATTGTAATTCGTATGAATGTTTCCTCCGTACAAGAGATATTAATGTAAACCCTAGTAGTCTTGAGATTTCCTTAAAGTACTCAATTAATGTTCTCGTATCAAATGCACAGTAATTAAGCTGAACTTGTTTACCTCTAGGCCATATAATAGTAGCATAATAATAATCATTAAATCTTCCTTGATCACCCCCGTCACTAAAACAAGCCTTATTTTTATAAAAGTAATTACCAGCATAGTAATTACATCTATATTCTTTTCCTCTAAAATCTAGTATCATAGTACTTTTTTAAATGATTTCCATAATGAGTTATTCCAAAAGAAGCCAGAGAAGGAGCTGTATTACTTTCAACAATGATATAACTATCACCACCACACAATACATCAAAGCAGGCAATTGTAAGGTTCATTTGCTTTAATGCCTTAATACAATCACTAATTATATTTTCCCAACATCCAGGTAATTTGTGCTCTCTCGTTACTAAAACAAATGTTGAGTTGTCAGCATGTTTATGCCACTGTATTTCAGCATCTTGTCTCAACACCTTTTTACAGGCGTAGAAACAACCATGATGAACATCAACATGTACTCTATATTCATTTGGAAAGAAGTAATACTTTTCAAACACAAAATCTTTTATATTGACATTATTACATAGATCGTCTAAAGATTCGGGATTATCAATATAATAAATATTCTTCCCTTTCGATGAATGTTTATGTTTTGCTATAAGAATTTTGTGCTGCATGAAAAACTTATAAATACTTGCTTTGTTAGAAGAACTAATCCACTCACTATGAGATACACCTGCCTTGTCAAAGGCATGCTTCATTAATATTTTGTTCCCAGAAGTTTTAACTCCCTCTATAGTATTAATTTCCAAATATTTATATTTAGAAATTAAAGGAGTTGTGCTCCCTAAACGTAGTAGTACTCTTTGATTAAAAGGTATACTACGCAAAGGGGCACAACTTGTATTTGGACTGAAAACTCTAAGCTTTAACATACTATAGTCCTAATGTCTTATTATAGCAGTACACAGCCAGTTCCTTTTGGGTTAACTTATTATAATCAGCAAATTCAGCTCCATGGTCCTGTAGAAGCTTTGCAATATACTGTAGTTCGTGTTTTTTTAGTTTGCTAAATTGAGTAGCTGAGAATTCTGCGATCTTCTCATCAAGAGCAATTAATTTGAGGAATACTTTTCCAAATGGTTTATTATTAAATTTATTAATATATACCTTTTGGTCAACATTATCCTCTACTGGGTTAACTTTTTTAGGTTCAAGGTTAGGAACAACCTCGTCATATGGGATAATCATAAATTCAGGTACCCATATGCCTATAGATAGAAAATATGGAATATCTTTATCATTCGGGTCTATATCATCGATAGTAGCAGTATCACCAAAATAAGGAAAATCAGAAAATAAGACATATTTCATATCTTGGTTATGATAAACACCTTCTAAATCTTCTGCTTTCTTAAGTAGGTTGTCATTGAGTAAACAATCAAGATTCTTAATAGTAACTTTGTCTCCTTTGGTAAACATAACGATTTTTTTATTTTTATTTGTAAAACGATAAATATTCTAAGGGACTAACAATTCTATATTTAGTCTTCTTAAACTCTAAAAGGTCAAAAGAATCTGAATAACTCATCATTGACCTTAAATAATCAACAAAATTTTCACACCAATCTTGTAACTTATATAAAACTGGAACTACAGTTTCAATACCCTCCGCAGTTTTAAGTTCTTGGTTTCCTGTTTCCATTTGTGCTTTTTTAGTGGACATACCATAGTACTTACGTCTAAATTTTAGATTTGAGTCTGTAATAGGTAGTAACTCCCCACAGGCTTCTTGAGACTGTGCAAAGAGTTTCCCAACCATTACATAATCAGCTCCGAGAGCTAATGCTTTAATAATTTTATCATAATTATCAAACCCACCATCTGCAATAATAAATGGAACACTTTTGTATGGATGAGTTATTAAGTTACAACCCGAGTAAAAGCCAGAGTCTCCTGCTATATTAACTACTTTTGTTTCTTCAATACATTTTTCTATAGCCCACTTTTTATCAGCAACTTCTTTAATTAAAGAAGCCATTGCATAGTGTATTCCACCATTAGCAGAAGTAGTACATACAGAACCTCCTCCGATACCTATTCGTACAAAATCAATTCCTGCTAGTGAATAATCAGTATAAGTATCAGGGTTCGCAATATTACCCGCCATCAGTGACAATCGACCTCCAAACATAGACTTTGCTCGTGAGCATAGATCAATTAACTTTAACATATGGCCATTAGCAATATCAATGCACACGTAACGGATATCACTTGTAGTATCATATATATTTTCAAAGTCTATAATAAATTTCTCAAACTCAGACAAGCCAAGTGCAACGAACGTCCTTGTAGACAACTCCCATCGTTTGCCATAATCTACTCCCCTTGGAATAATTGTATTGATCTTATTTCTAAGAAAAACTTCATAATTATTTTCATTAACAATAGAATTCATGGGAGCAGTAAATAACGGTAACATACCATCAAAGTTATATGGATTACAGTCTGCACGATGTTCTACTCTACTGGTTCTAGCTGGTACTAAACAAATATCATTTAACCCATACGTCATTTTTAGTCTCTTTTAATTAGTTTGTTTTTCTGTTCTTCAGTATCCCTAAACTTTTTTACTTTCTTTTTCTTATTTGGACGAGTAATCTCTTCCTCGTACCTATTATATTCGTCTAATTGATTACCTCGAATAAATTTACCCATGATAAAAACAGAATTTCAATTTTGCCTTACTGTTGAATCTCTAAAGTACCTGGTTCTAGTCCAAGTTCTTCCTCAATTTCTGAGACTGTTTTCTTTACAACCTTATTTTTTACTTTTGGCCAAGCAACATCCATTTTCTTATAGTCACTAAGCTTGAAACAATATGGTGTTGGAACAAAGATCTTCTTAACTTGATAGAAGTTACCATCTTTAGGGGAATCCAAGCAGCCCCTTAAATAACCTTTAATTTCTCCTTTATTGTTAGCATAAATAATAGTTCCAGAGGAGATAATAAATCCGAGGTATTCTTGGTCTCTAACTGTTAACTGTACTATTCGTCCTGGTAAAAACTCAGACTTAAAATCATCATTAAGATTAGAATCTGTTTCATTATCTTCAAGCTTATTTTCTTCTTTACCTAGAATTTCTTTAAACTGATCCATAATAGATATTTCGTTTGATCCTAATTTAGGTGAATCAAGTAATCGTAATAGATCCTCTTCTGACCTTAGAATAATGTTACTATATAGAGCAAGCTGGTTCTTTTCTATATTATTAATACCTAATTCCCTAAAGATAGTATTATGATCATCTGAGCAAAAAACATTACTATCTCCAGTAAGGTAATGAATATTTTGATTATATGCGACAACATAATAAGATTTTTTATTCATATCAATTAAAATCTTATAAGGGTGTCCTGAAAGTAATAAAGATATACTTACCTTAGGATAGTTTAATGTATATCCGTGCCTGCTTAAGATAAATAAAACAGTATTTGTACTGTTACCATTATATAATAAATAATGCATAGTTTAATTTTTTATCACTTATAGTTTAGGAGCCATAACAAATTAGAGCTCACTATCTTTTACTTCTGTAATTTTATATACGGAATTTTGAGTATGAAAATGGTTTTTATCTACGATCTTGGTTACAGGAGAAGTTGAAAAGCGAAATCCAAGACAAGTTCTGAATCCTACGGTTATAGGCAGACTTAAATATCCTTGAGTAAGATATCCTTTATTGATTCCATTTGGATGACAACCTGGTTTATAATTACAAGTATTAGTATCTTTTAACTTCTCAATCCAAACTTTAGTTTGTGCGGGATAACTACACACCTCATAATATAATTCACGTACACTCCTCAAAGTTTCCTCATGGTGATCATCTGATTCAGGTATTGATCCTTCACAATCACATTTCTTTAATAGTAGCAATGCTTCAAAGTCGATACACTCTAAATTATTAACTAATCTTAAAATAGCTGACTTGATATCTCTTTGTTTTAAAATATAAAGAGGTTGCATGTGACACCTTACCAAAGAAAGAATAGCCCTCTTATATTGAGGCTTAATATCAGAGACGTATACATCTAAGATATGTTCTGCAATTGGAACTCCTTTAATTGCATGGTCCTTACAGTGGTAAAGTCCATCTTCTCCCTTTTTTGTAGTAACTGGTTTACCTATATCATGTAATAGAGCAGCAAAGATTAGAATATTTCGATAGTCCATGTCTTGAAAAAGTACTTCATTACTGTTTTCAATATGCTTCAACATACATTTTGTAACCATACAAGTATGGGTGAAAGCGTCTCCCTCTTTATGCCAAAGTATATTCTGAGGAGTTTCTGACAATGCTTTAAATTCAGGAATTTTTAAAAGTTCATCCCAAAAGACAATATTAGTTTTTGAATCATAAATCATATTATATAATAAGATTATAAGAGATAATAGTAGTAACAAATAAAATAGCTGAAGATTTTGCAAAATGTATAAAAGTTGAATCATAATCCGACATTATTAGAGATCCTATAGTAATTGCAAATAAAAGGGCAATTGACACTATAAAAATATCTCTATACACTTTGTATGTTTTGTTATTAGATACTACCCATCCTTTAAGTTTATATGTTAATATAACACCAGGTTTGTTATGGTATATATAGTAATCTTCTGGAGTAGCCTCAAAACTAAGTATTTTATTAGTTTTTATATCTTTTGCAATAAGATACATCTTACCATTAGTTTTATAGCCTCCAGATATCTTTTCTCCTCCTATAATCTCACATTGATATGAATTAGTATTTACATAGTTACTAAATTCAGAGTAATGTAGATTCAAACTTATAAGTATAACTACTATAGAAGGAACCCAATAAGCTAAAATTTTAGAAGGTATATCCATTTTATATCCATGTTTTTAAAGCTTCCAAAAAAGCTGATTCTAAAGCTTCTTCATATGTATTATAATCTACTCCACTTGCCTCTATACTATGAGGAGGTCTTACAATTTTCTTAGAAGGATCCATCTGAATATCAACGATTTTGTATGTCCAATATCCATGAATAGTGGGAATTATTATAATATGTATTTTATGAATATCTCTTAACCATTTTTGAAGTTTAGATTGAGTTGGAGCTAAATAATAATTATCTGTAGGATCATAAAACTTACAATTCCAAAGCACTCCTTTTTCATCATAACAAGGGCTACAATTTACATATCCTAATTTTGGAAATAGTTTGGATATTCTATTTCCATCCATATAATGTTTTTCCTTTGCAAGTTTAGCAGTATCAAAAGTAATATGTGATTCCATTATTACCAAGTTAAAATTTTCTGAGTTATTCTTTTATAGTTATTTAATATTCCTAAGATGTTTGCTCGACCTACAGGATTTGCAGATTGACTTGCAAATTGTGGAAGGATATACCCTTCATCTATACATTTATCTACAATATACTTGGCTATATCATATCCAGATTTTTCCTCTCCTAAATCATGATCCAAGCAAATAGAGTCAGGCCATTCTTTTTCAAGAAAATCAATTGCTTCTTGATAAGATTGGGCCCATACAACTTTACAATTTCTTCCAATTGGACTGAAGTTCATTCAATCATCTTCCATTGGATTACGGGCGTCATCTACCCAAAGAAGTATTTTCATAGTCATCTAATTCTTAAATGAGAAAATAAACTAAAAATTATTAATATAATACAAGCAATAATTGGAATAAAATTTAAAGGAGTCCAAACGAATACTATAAAGATAAAATTACTAATATATTTATCCTCAGTATAGTATAAATACATATCTCCTAGAGTAGTTCCTTCTTTAGATTTTATCCTCCAATAAACATAGAGAATAATATGATTAATAATTATACATATAACCCAGCAATATAAGAATTCCATAAATTATATTTTAGTTAGATAAAATTTTCGTTACTTGATTATTCTTTTTCTATTACAGCTTAGGCACTTACAAATAGTATCACAATATAAGTTGGACATTCCTAACGATAATATTGAAGAAATTACTCTACAGACACCATAAGCTCCGTATCCATCTTCTGTTCAAATTACATGAATAGTTTCTTTGCGACAATTCGAGCAGTACGTTTTTATTTTTTCCATGTTATAATGTTATTAGTGCTCCTAACAGGATTCGAACCTGTAACCTACAGCTTAGCTTACCACTACAGTTTTCACTGCTATATACCACCAGTGGTATATATTTGTGGTCTGGACTATATCAACTTGATAAACAAGTGCAGTGTTTAGTCTCTACACATTTATAGAGTAAACAGAAACTTAAAGAAGTATATGTTTTTAATTTTTAACCTACTAAGTACTCTACCTATTTTACGCAGTATAGAAAACTTATATTCTTCACAGTATATCTACTCTAATTTAGCTCGGTATTATCAGCTACCCATATTTCAGGACCTTAGACTTTCTTAGAAAGCTGATTCGTATAGATTTTACCATCTTATTTCACTTTTACCGAATTTACCACAATTTTCACGCTTAAACGTGCTCCAACAATTAAAGGCTGTTGCTCTGTCCAATTGAGCTATAGGAGCAATACAACTAAAGTTTTTGAATATTCTTCATAAAAACTCTAGTAATAATATCTATATTCATCTTACATTGCTCAAATATATCTATTTTATAAGAATCTTTCAGTGGGTTATCTTTTTTGTATGGCCAATGTGCAATTATAAATTCATATTCACATCTAGCCCAGTATTGATACATTAATTTTCTCGTTACAAAATCCTTACACTGCTCAAAACTTTCTTTAGAAGGTTTATCTGTTTTATAAGCATCATTATACTTTCTAACTAGGTAAGGCATTATATCATAATAGGTTGGTTTATTTTTATTATATTCTAACAATAATACTTTGAATGGTATCATAAGTTTTATTTTTACAGTTATTCACCTAAATAATTAACTTCTATAACGTTTAAGTATTTAACCTTAAGTGAGTTGTTATCAACCACAGTATTAAACGTTAAACAAACAGTTTTTTTTATCTGTATCATGAAAACAAGATATAACATGATTGAAATTAATATTACAATTGTATCCTTCGCCTATAATGTTAATAATATTTATCTCTTTCATAGTAATAAAATATTAACTTAAAATTCTAAGTGGTCTTTATACTTGGCAGCACATCGAAGAAACCTATATGAATCCTCTATAAAAATGCGTTTTATATTAGGATCTAAATTGCTAAGATCTGGGTAAAAACAAAAAAAGCCAAACACGCCTATATCATCTAAAACAACAACAGAGCTCTGGATTTCATTACTTTTCATGTATATCTGAAAGTTGAAATGTGGCCTATACCCAAATTTAACTAGACTGCTGTAAAATAAAAGGAATTGTTTAGATGATATTATAGTATATGGATACTTTTTCATTATAGTAGTGAATTAATTATTAAGATAGCTTTTTTACTGTCATAACGACTCTCGTAATTAGTACTCAGATACTTCATGATATCAGGCATTCTTTTACCTTCAGACATTTGGGATCCAATAAGTGCTAATAACTCTTCATCTGTAAGAGGAGTAGGTAAGTATTGAGATAAAAAGCTATTTTCCTCGTTTAGTTCTTGAATCAGATTAACTCTATCCCTAGAACACTCTTTCAAGGTAATATTATTATCTTTGTACATTTTCTGTAATACTCTAACAATCTCATTATTAGAGGGGTTCTTTGAGATTTGCTCACACTCCCCTATAATGGTAGATAAAAGTTTATAGATAACAAGTTTATCCCTATTAGCTTGTTTTAATTCCTTAAGCTTTTGTAGTGTTAACATATTAAACTAGTTTTTCCCAACATTCTTGGTCAAAATCCCAATGTCTAATATCACAAATATTAAACTCAAAATATAGTCCAAGAATATCAATATTAAAACGAAAGCCTGCATGATCCCCCTTATTATTATAACTAATATGGAAATCAAGCAAGCCAAATATACTGATGTTTATAAATAAATAATAACAAGTACCAAATAGTTGAATATCAAAGTCAAAAAATTTTGATAACTTCAAGATTTTAAATCTAATAGACATTTCTAATGATTTAAACTCTTCTATAGGGTGCACAAACACCCACCACAAAGAATCTAACTTACAAAGCTTCATATTTTTCTTAAATTAGGGCAATAAGCGGTTGTAGACTATACTTCTAATTTGGGTTAATCACTAGTATTATTGTAATACTTTATATCTTCAATATAAGTTTTCTGTGTATCTCCAGTAGGTCCTATCATAACATTAGGTTTTATAGTTCCACATGATATATTAAGTATTACTAAGACTGTTATAACTATTTTTACTATTGTTTTCATCTTTATGCTATTAGTGTTTAGAGTAGGTAACAGGATTTGAACCTGTGATGCAGCTTTTGCAGAGCTGTGCCTTAACCAACTTGGCGATACCTACATATGTGGGTTCCTGAGGACTCGAACCTCAATAGCCTGATCTTCAGTCAGGTGCATTGACCATCTTTGCTAGAAACCCAAAAGTGAAATTCTTTTATGCTTCCACTAACTGTATACCGCAGAGAATTTCACAAAGAACTACTACCGCGCGGAGGATGAGGGACTCGAACCCCCATATCGCTCATCACGATATACCGCTTTTCAAGAGCGGCCCTTCATCCAGCCAGATATCCTCCAAATTTCTCTATCTATAAACCTTCTAGTAACTTAATAGAGATGATCCTTTACTTTGTGCTAAGTATTAGATAAGTTCGTTAGTTCGCTAATCCATTAGTAATCGCACACTATACTAATATGACTCTAACTCTGCTGGACCGATAGGATTCGAACCTATTGTGTTTCTAATGTATCAGATTTACAGTCTGACGTCACTCCACCACCGTAACCGCGTGGGCTGTTATTTAAGTACTATTCTAAAGCAGTCTCTAACCCAAGACTGTAGGATTACTCTTCCTTGGCACTATAATCTAGCGCATTCTGTTATGTTTTTACACTTAGAAAGATTATCAATATTAAACTTCATATGTTATTGATTATCAATTAATTTGTCGAGAATGATAGTAACGCTCTATCCCCTAGAAATCCCAAATTTCTCGTGCTACTTCCACACCCCATTCTCGATGATCCTCTTTTATTTATAGAGGCTCCTAACGGCTATACTCCATTCATTAATTATTCCTATTGTTTAGTATAAATTTTTAGGGATTAATTAAAATTTAATTTTATCTAATACGAATAGTTTTTATTTTATTATATATATATACAGTGATATAATATATTAGTATAATAGTATTAACAATAGGGATCCATAGAGCGATTGGTACATAATCAGTATATATTATAATATACTTATTAAAATCCTCAATTGTATTTTCAGTGCAACTTGTATTATTGCTCCACTCTATATATAGAATTGTATAGATACTAATTAGAGATCCTAAATAAATTATTAAGAATAATATCAACATAATATTTTATTTTAAAATTCATCAAAACATTCAAGAGCTTCAATACTCTTTCTAAGCATATCCAGTGTTGGAACTTCTGGCCAGGATCCTCTTAGTTCTCCAACTCCCATTATATTTTTAATAAAAAATGCTCTGTCTATATTTAATTTACTAAAGATTATACTATTATCATAATTGTTTATTTTTACATAGTAGCTGCCTTCAAATCCTATAGTATCTATCATGCCACTATATATTTCTGTACTAGTATCGGGATAAACAATAATAAATAGTATATGAGAACCCACATCAAAATTCTGTGAATATTCAACTAATAACTTAGGACGGTTTTTAATCATAATTAAAAAAAATAAGATAATATGTAAGATTTAAACTTCTTTATTTACAAAGAAAAATAAAAGACCTTTATACTATATTTTAAAATTTCTTCCCTAATCGTATTCATTATTGAGGCTCCTGTTGGACTCGAACCAACGTCCTCAGGTTACAAAACTGACATTCTACCACTGAACTAAGGAGCCAATAAACACTATCGTAGTTTGACACGTCTGATTTTTATTGCCACAGAAGCTCCATATAAGTAATTAATTTATATGTTACGAGCTGTTACGCCGTTAATGTCAAATTTAGAAATAACTTATAATGACATAAATTGATTATAATTATCCTTATATCCTATAGAAGTATTCACAAGAAGCTCACCATGCATACTTCTACCAGGCATCGGTACCATAAAGTCATTTCCATATATATTAGTCAAAACACCTAGATATACTTCTGGAGCAGGGAATATCCATTCCTCAAATCTAAGATAAACCTTATTGTTATAGTCTCTAGCGTTTCTAAGGCTTTGTATCTTATTTGGAAATGTAAGATTACCAAATGACTCTGTTGATAGTACATTATATCGTTGTCGTAGCTCTTGATATTTTTCTCTAAGATATAAAAGTCTAGATGTGTTTTCCTTAGAAGAATCATAGCATTGTATTCTTGTTTTTACAGCCAGTGCTTCTAGTTTAATTAAGTGTAACTGGTGCATAAACTTTTGTCTCTCAACTAGATCATCTGGAACATTATCAAAGGGACATATATCTATAAAGATCCCCTGGTTAAAGGTAAAATGACCCTCTAAGTCCTTTTTGTGAATACATGTTGTATCGCTTCTTCTTAGTTTAGTGCAGCAATAGAAGGTACTATCTGTTCAGTCATTCTGAACAAAATATGGGTAACTCAACTCCTTAACTGCATACTCTAGAAATCTATCATAGTCTGTTCTAGGCATAGCAATATCAATATCATCATCTCATGGAATAAACCCACCATGTCTAACAGCACCAAGTAATGTCCCCCCATCTAAATAGTATTTCAAATGATACCTGTCACAGATATTTTTAAACTGTTGCAATAAATCTAATTCAACTCCTCAAAGTTCTTTTCTCTCTTTAGATACCAAAAATCCATTTTTTACTTCTGCATCAAAAAAGTTATCTGGTAATTTAATACTTAAGTCTACCATCAAATAAACGTTTAGCTAACTCTAGATCATCAGGACCAGTAATTTTAAAATTCATAAATTCTCCTGAGATATATAAGCATTTATTTCCATTATGCTCGTACAAATCAGGCAGAGTCTGATAATCATCTATATTTTTAATCTTTGTGATTACATCATAAAGACTTCTAAGTATGAAAGTTTCAGGAGTCTGTAAAATAGCAACTGGTTCTTTTCTTACTCCAGGAACATGTAATGAATTAAAATCTTTTAAGGTACTAACTGTTGAAATATAAGGAACAACAGCTGAATTATCAAAATTACAAGAAGATAAACATCTTATAATTAAATTTGGAGAGAGAAAAGGTCTTACAGAATCATGAAACATAATTTTTTCAATAGAAGAATAGTAGGTCATTATATATTCAAGACCAGCAATTCTAGATCTTAAGCATGAGTACCCTCCTTCTATAATTTTGATATAAGAAAATGGAAAGAGCTTCTGAAGAGGAGGAATATATTCGGGTAAAGAGACTATAACAATTATATTAAACAGCTTTAACCTGACAAACTTCTCAACAGTCCAATACATTATAGGAAATCCATTGATATCTATAAACTGCTTAGGAATATTCATTCCTACTCTAGTTCCTTTCCCTGCAGCATTAATAACTAAGGCATTCATACACTTAACCTTGTTTTAGAACTCTTTATAGTATCTATAAGAGACAGTTTTACAAAAAAGTTATAATAATCTCTTACATATTTTCTTTTAATACTAGTTAATGTATTAAAATAAAGATTCATTTCTACTTTTAAAGTAAAGGATAGTACATAGTACTATTACTACAAACCAGATAAAAAGAAATAGTAATATTAGACAGTTAATTAGTACCGTTGCCATAGTATTATTTATTATATATAAGAAATATTTATTTAATTTTAATAGTTGCTCGTTAAAGATTCGAACTTTAACTTTCACGTTCAAAGCGTGACGTGCACAAACCAAGTACACCAACGAGCAGAGTCAAATTCTTAGTAGAATCCACCACAAATATAAAGATAAAAGTCAATATAACCAAATATTTGTACACTCATTTCTATAATTTGTACAAATTTTTGAGATTACTATTCAGTATAATAACTAACACTTACTTTTGCTTCTCTTTTAAATAAGTATAAATAATAATGATCATTAAAGTGATAACAATCATCACGAAGAAATATGTTAATACTGTAACAAAGAAGTTTATCCCTAATATGTTATTAACAAAGTGTAATAAATAGCACACTAGAACACAATACAGCAAAATTCTATGGTAAATACAAAATTTGAATGTAAGAGATAAAACAATGAGACCTATTAGTACTACCATAACTGTTACCAAATCTACACAACTAATAATTACCGTAGAAATTGTATAGTAGCGTAGTAGTATTTTAAATAATATGTTTAGTGCTAGTAAGAAAGGTGCAAAACGAATGAATATTAAACTAAGTTTCTTTAACATTCTATAAAATAAAATATTAAATTAATAATTAATATAATAATCATCCAGCTAACTACTGTTAATAACCTTGATAAACACCCTGACCTGGTAAGAATATCATGTGACGTAAGTTTCATTATTAAAATTCAGGCTCAAACATACTAGATGACCACCAATAGTTACGTTCATCTTCCTTTAACGTGTAACAGTATCCATCATCCTCAACTTGGTTATTAAAATTTTTTCCTCTGTAGCTTACCCCTAAAATAGTAAGACTTTTCCCTCCATAATACTTAATCATGTTAGGTAGGAATACAAACCTATAACTCAATTGGCTACACCCTTCATCATATCTAGACTTCACTATAACAGTATCTCCAATATTATATAATGATTTCATAATTTAAAGAATTTAGTGGAGATGGCGGGAGTCGAACCCACATCCATCCAATTAACAGTAAAAGCTTTCTAAAATCTATTATTTATCTAATTTACATAACCTAGGCAGCTAATACTACCTGAGTATTTATTGATGTTATAAGAGACATAACTTTGTTAGTCAACTTATGGAAAATTTTCTTAGCGTTTATTTTTTGGTCCAGTTGTTAAAGAAGTTATACCAGCTCCTACATGAATTATTACCCACTATCTTGAATGTCAAAAACCTGACAGGCCCGTTTAAGGTAGTTTCAACTCATACCTTAGGAGTTCGTAATAGTTTAAAACGTTTGTTGTTTCAATTATATAATAATGACTAGTACATCATTATACTATTCTTATAACTCAAGAACTATTACTAAAATTTTGATGTGAAATTTCTAAAAGCCACCTGAATATTTCGTTGGATTCACTCAGGACTACCGTGCTTTTTATTGGCACCAAACAACCAAACTACCACCTTTTTCTGTATAAAGGTAAAAGCATACTATTAGGCATAACCCGCTCTGTCATTTATATACCGCGACATTGCTCTTTGCGGTTTGTTTTTATCCTTTAAAATATAACAACGTTGGATTATTCTTATGTACATCAATATTTGGATATTGTTTTGCAAAAGTTGACATATCAAAAGGAGTAGTAATCAAGTGGAAACCACTTTTCGTAGGAATTAAAGCTTTAAACTTTGAACCTATAGGTTGACATTCTCGTTCAATAAATAACAAAATATTATTTACAGCGCGATTATCTATAGGTTCGTCAATGTCAACAACCCAAGTTTTGTCTGCTTTAACATAGCTTACGCCACATGCTGAATCATAACAGCGATAAACTTCATCTACTTGATCATAACGAATTCGTTCAACTAAGTTTTGTAAACAAACCAAAGCTACATCTTTATAGCTACGTTTTGTAAGATGAATATAAGCTCTCGCTTTATATAATTCGCAAACCTGCTTAATTTCGTTTTTCTTAGAATCAAAATATTCTAAAGAACGAATATAATAGGATTTTACTAATCTATTATTAGCACCTGTTTCAGGATTATCTTTTGAACGTTGTAAAATTTGAATAAAGTAAAAATCATCCTTACTTTCAAATTTTAGTAATGTTCGAATTAGTTCAAAATTATCTACCATAAAATTTAAATTAAAAAGAGCCTATACCTCCGATCAAAGAGGTATAGGCAATGTTTATCGTCTTTTGAGAGCTTCATAATTTTTATATGGGCTCCTCTTCTTAATAAAGGTTTTTCCTTTACTGTATTAGAAGAAACCACAGTGTTCTACTATGGAGACTACACCTTTGGTTTAGCAGGTAGGTTTTTCTGCTCTGTAATTAGGTAGGTAAAGTGCATTATGCCTTACCTTACGATAAACAATCCTATACTGAAGTTCTCCTGTTTTCTTATCCAGGATAGGATTACCTTCTTCATCTAACTTAACTTCTTTAAAAGGCATTGTAATAGCCTTCATTTTAGGATGTGCCATTTGTGTTATTTATTTAATTATAATATTTAATAATTTTAGAAGTATCTTTATTTATCAAGTAATGATTGTTATAAAATTTATAATCATCAGATAAATATGCAACAATTCTAAAACCATAAGGTTTCAAAGCAATTATATCATCTTTTGTAAACCACTTATAAAGATCTTCTAAGTTGTCTGTTACAGAAAGATACCCTACAATGTTTTCATCATAAGGCATAGGCAGTCTAGAGTTAGTACAGAAATTATATTTTGTATGATATCACCTGTAAAATTACCATCTATACTGTACCATAATCCTTGTTCACTGTTTATATTAGCGACTCTATAAAATATTTTTGTTTCCATATTTATAAAATTTATGCCGCCTGAGAGATTCGAACTCCCTTACCGCTACCCCAATACACCTATTTGTTAAAGCGGGCCTGATCTACAGTCAGGTGATGTTAAGTCGGCTAGTAGAGGAATTTTCAAGGCATCCTCCAAGCCTAGTAATTTTATTTGCTCTGTTTCTTAGCAATATCAAGAAGCATGTTAAGACCAACAGCGTCCAGAGGATTTGCTGATGCTCCTTCCTTACCTCCAACGATCATTACTTCAGGAACCCATCGAACTCCAGAATTAGCAAGAGCCTGAGCTTCAATACGCTTAGCATCTTCTTTTGCTTTCAAAGCAGAAAGACGAGCCACTTCATATTCCTGTTCAGCTTTAGTAACTTCTACAGCCTTAATCTTCTCCTGCTCCCACTTTGCCTTCATAGCTATTGCTTTTCCTTCTTCCTCAGCACGAATACTCTCCTGTTGTGCAGCAGCAGCCTGTGCCTTAGATGTAGCAATTAACATATTAGCTTCCTGTTGGCGAGCTATCTGACTGTTTACCTTGTCAGAATAAGCAATTTTTGAAACAGCTACCTGACCAATCTCTAAGCCATAATAGGCAAATGGCGAAGATTCACTACGTTTATACCCACCAGCAGACAATGAGTCTGGAATGAGAGTAGCAATTTTCACTGTTTTCTCCTCTCCTGTAATTGCATCGGTAACCTTTGCTTGCTTAACAGCTGTTTTGTATACACCATTATTTAGCTGGTCAGTAATATACTCAATTAGGTCATTCTTTTTTTCAGCATAAGATTCAAATGCAGACATAAGAGGTCCAGACGCATAGATTACTTTTGTAACCGTAGGTCGTACAAGATCATTCATTAAGCGATCCATACCATTATAGTCAGTCTGTATACGAGCAAGAAATTTAGGATCAGTAGGAAGCTTTACACGAAGCGATCCATAAATCATACCATCAGACGCATCATTAAAAATTACAGGAATAGGGTTGCCTTGCTGCTCACCTAACTCAGAATCAGATCCGAACCACAACTGTTGAGTTTTATAGTAAGTAGTAGTTTTACCCCACCATTGCCAATGAAAACCAGGTGTAGTCCAGTATTCCATATTACCAGTAAACGGATACTGATTAACAACAATAGTTTCATTTTTCACATCTTCTCCAATTTTACCCAGAGAAACAACACAAAAAATAGCAAATACTGCTACAAGAGCAGCAACAATTTTTTTGAAATTCATCTGTTTAGATTTTTAAATTATACAATTACCTTTTAAAAAAATAATAAAATGGAATTATTACTTTCCATGTAATTTTACGGCGAGTAATTTTACACATATCTAATAACTGTAGAGTCATCAGAGTATAGTAAAGAATAAAGGAAATACTAACTAATAGTATAACAAAACGATAAAACCACATTACTTTAAATTACTTTTAATGTTATCTCTTGTATCACAGTAGATTTTAATTTCTTGGGGGAAAACACGAATGATAATAGTATCTTTCATTTCTTTAAATGTAGAATTAATAATTCTCTCTAGGGAGTCTATCTGTAAAACTAGAGATTTTATATTCTCTTGGTTCTGTCTAAAAAAGGTTTCACTACGTGTATTATCTATACAAAAAAATGCAAAACTTATTAGGAAAGAAGTTCCAAGAAGAAGCGAGACAACTCCAATTTTTATAGATTTATCTGTCATAACTAAGAATTAGTATATCAACTATTTAAGTTAAGATAAGGATTAGATTTTTATTACAAAAATATATACCAGCTGTAGAAAACAATTTTTGCCTGATTGGTACTAGCATTTACCATATACTTCCTTAACCAATATCAGAAACTATATGTACAGGTATATAAATAATAAATAGCTTCTGTAAGTGTACAACCTATTGTACAGATACTTTCACTATCTTATTATCGTGGTTGTAGTAGGATTCGCACCTACTATTTCTCTATCGTACTACATGATAGAACGAGTTTCAGCTTATTCTCCTCTCAACCAACCCCTAGTCTCGTAAAAAGACATTATTTGGGGTATTAAAAATAAAAAGAGGTAATCTCACAAGTATTCTTCTACCTCCGTCTAATCTAACCATAGATCATTGACAGCCTCTGCCAAGGCATCCCTGTTTTTCTATGAATTGGCAGATTCATAAATTATCAGGATAAACAGCTTATTAAATTTCTTTAATATTTCTGTTTTTATATTTCTTCTGAGTAGCAATCTTTATTATTCCATCCTCGTTTACTAGTTTCTCTTTTCACTTTTTCTTGAATTTCTTCAAGAGTATCTCCTGAAACAATGATATAATCCTCAGTTGGAATATAATATATTTTAAATCTCATCAGTATAATTGTTTGGTGTTATTACTATTATATATAATTTGAATTTAATTATAAAAAAATACTCCTCTGTAACGCATGCCCTTGCAGGAGTATCAATTCACTATAATAATACTGGCTCCCTATAATAGTTTCTGAACTCAAGACTACAGAATCTCAAAAGTAAAGTTATTCAATCAGAAACTTCTTGTTGTACCTATTGTATTTAACACATTTACAAATCTGGGGATATTGTTTATGCTAACTAAATACTCCTGGCCTTAACTCAAGTTTTTCTACTCCTTCCCTCTAAACTTGTAACGAGCGGACTCCCTTAGTAGACAAAGGACTCATTGATAGTTTAACTACTCCTATCAACCTGCAGTTTAACTCCCCGAATTTACGGAGTAATCCATGTAACTGTACATAGAACTTGCTCTTTTATTACACAACACAAGTTATTGTGAAAGATTTACGACTTCTTTAAACGATTTACCTTAGAACATTGTAGAACTTATTCCTTTAACATATGATTATTTTTACTAATACGCATAATAATCTAGAATAAAAACCTCTGTTAAAGTTAAGATACACTAGGTTAATATTATCCTCTAATCCCCACCATTAGAGTATTCTTTTTTTAGTTTAACTCCCCTTCTCTCCAATATTAGGGTTTATCTACAATGCTTAAGTTTATATTAGAATTCTTTTTGCCTGCGTTCGAATTCTGTAATATCCTCCTCATCATAGCCAATTAAGGCTTCAAGAGGAACATCATCAACCATCTCGTCAATAATAGATGCATCTTCAATTTCCATACCCCTCCCCTCTTTAAGTTTATAGGTTGCTATAAATAATATAGTTGAAACTAAGATAATTAGTATAAAAAATGATACTTTTTTAGTTTTGCTTGAGGTAAGTATCTAGATGGAACGTTGCAGTCTGCCCAGTCATTTCCTACTGTAGTATTTGTCACCATCACCTGCCTGTCGTCATGTCGCATTCATGCACAAGCTCTCATTGTCCTAGTTGCGTAATTTAAATGAGTGCTGTTGCGGGTACTAGATTCGAACTAGTGTCTTTAGCTTATGAGACTAATGAGGTACCATCTTCTCCAACCCGTATGTCATAATAAACGTAGTGCTATTCTTAGTCCTTCCTCTAAACAAGCTTCATAGTGTTTACACTGTACTTTCTCTGGTCCGTGATACCCTTCAATCGAAACTTTTGTATCTAGATTTGTAACTACCCAGAAATATGAAAGTGTTTCATCTAAGTAAACTAATACGCTTACTCCATGCTCATTTCTAAGCCACTCTTGTAATTCCGCCTGATAGAGAGCTGGAATTAAATCGCTATACAGTTCACAGGTTCTTTTTGAGTAATGATAAATAATATTGTTCTCTGAACTTAAACTGTATTGTGATATATAATACTGTTGCTGACAGGTAGGATATCTTTTTTCAGCGGCTAATTTAGCAGTTTCAAAACTAATTCTTTTCATAAAAATAATTTAATGAGCAGAAAGATAAATTGTAGAATCATCAGATAGAATTACTTTAGCTTTCGTATTCCTAGGTACATCCCACTTTCGAAGTTTTCTAACTAATGCTTTTAGAGATCCACATTTTCCTCTATAACAAGAGGAATATTCTAGATAATTAGAACATTCCTTAAATGGCTTCCATTGGTTAATACTACTAACATACCAAAGGGACTTGCCAGAATAACTTAGATGAATTGAAATATTATGAGGCTTAGGAAAATACATACATTTAATTATTATTATAGTAAATCCATTTATATGTTGTATCTTGCTCTACAATTGTATACTCTTTTTTTATTTTTCCTTGTTCATACTTATTCATTATATAATCAACAGTAAAGTTCCCAACTAGACAATTAATAGATAAAAGAAATATTATTATAGAGAGTAAAACTCTTGATCCTAAAAGTATAAGATCGTCATCATCATAACTTATTACATTGATTAAAAATAATGATGTAACAATGAGTATAACAGATAACATAGTTTATCGATTAGTTGCTGATAGTGTTTAAATACTTAATAAAAGTCTTATTCTTGATATTGTTTAAAAACCCACTGAAGTTTTTATTAAAAGATATACCATCATAAGTAAACTCAGATTCCCATACATCTGGATAACTAAGTTTAGTAATATACTTACGTTTTATCTCGTCTGAGAACCATGATTTATATTCTTTTCGAAAGATGTATACAAATATACTAATATCTTTACCAAAAATAGGATCATGATAAGTATACCCTTTAGAGTACACTATCTTGTCGCTGATAGTTTTAGGGAATATATTCATAACAGATAAATTAAAAATCCTAGGATTTAGGCGTCAAGCAGTCAGTTTGCTTAGTTACGTGGCCACGCTTTCAACTTCCGTATGTTTCAGCTATTAAATTAGCTTCCCTCATTTAAAGATATACGTACCTGATCGAATATCTTCCTAGAATAAATAGAAACTTTATTGTAAATGATGATTAAAATGGGCTGAGATAGTGACCCTTACTCAATCTGCGTTCATAATAGATTCTGAGATCATGGCAATACATTAAGTGCTCGCTCCCTGCAAATTCTATTTAATCACACGAATACAAATTCGTAGCAGACATAGAATAATTATATTCTATTGACTTTTGAAACTTTAAATTAAAATGAAGACTACTCCATCTTCTTAAAGTTTCAGGTAAATAATACTAAGTGATAGCTGTGCTGATTATTAACAGTATCCTTCCTCTACTATCAGTTTAATAGAATTAACAATCCTATATCACTAAACTCAGTATTCAGTAAAATTATTATAACAGAGTCTATAGGCGTTTAACCACTCTGTTTTTGTGTGTTTATGAGGCATTTGAAAATTATAAAGAGATTTATAAAAACGAGGTGCATCATTAACCTCATTACATATTATATAGAAAGCTTGTATAACATCTCTTTTAAATACCTCTGACGTTTCTAGAATCTTACTAACTCTATGAAGAGCTTTAAGTTTTTCTGAAGCATATGCTATTAGTATACCATTAATATGAAGCATACCGCTCTGAAAATCTTTAGTATTATACTTGCCCAAAATTAACTGTATTGCAGACCTAATTTCAAGTTCTGGATTATCTTTTAAAAAATCCCTTAAAAGACAATAGGAAATTCTGCCTGTTTCGCAGTAAGCATAAAGGTAATCCTTAGTTAACCATCTTTTATGTCCTGAATTAAACCTAATAGCCAAGCTAATTGGATCTTCTTTTGAGTTTATTCGTAACATTCCTAATTCATAACAGCGACTGGGATAAATAGAACATAGTGTACAGAACGCTTTATAACGATGCTGCCGTCTACTATATAATTATCCTTTACAAAGATTGGTGGAACCCATTCTCCTCTTTCCATAGATTGCATAATCTCTCTTACATGAGCAGGATTAGTTAATCTATTTGCAGATAAAAGTTTAAGATCATTGTTTGGTTTGTCTAAAATAGTAATTTCTTCAGTTTTCATATCAATTCCATACTATAAGTCCTGAAAGCATTTGAGAACTATCTTTATAACAGTAAAGCTTAGAGATTGTATATAAGGATTGAGTATGTTGTATAAGTTGAACATATCTAGACCCTATTCCAATTTCTTCAGTAAGTAGTTTCTCAACTTTTAAAGTATTTTTATAAAGAGTCTTATTAAGGATGTCAATTGTTTTCTCCCTACCTCTAGAACCTCGTGTAGATACAGTAAACAGTAAAGCCTTTGTACCTAGCAACATAGTATTCATTCTATAGAATACATTCATTATAGAATACTGGCCATATAAAATAGTCTCTTCAAGATCAACATCCATAACATGAGAGGGAGGAACATCATCAATGTATGCTCTAACAATCCAATTTTCAACAGGATGAATATCAACTAAAGTAATATTATCTGATAAAAAATACTTCTGATATTGCTGTAAAGCTACTTTAGGACTATTTCCAGCTAAAGCTGTTAACTTTTTATTTTCAAATTTCTTAAGACAACCAAATAATTTGTTTTGGACATATCTCTTTGCTTGAGTAGAATCTAAATCGTAGCTTTTCATCTGTATTAGTATTTTTTAATTATGTGGGCCCTACAGGACTTGAACCTGTAATCTCTTGATTATGAGTCAATTGCTTCAACCATTAAGCTAAGGGCCCTTGCGGATATTTAATAGTGCTTACAGCAAACGTCTTTACACACTAATAGTAAGCTCCCCTTTCGGTATATTTGCCACTAATAATTAAATATCCTTAAAAAGACTATAACATTTTCTTATTGGGAGGCCAGGATCTATAATATACCCCCAGTTATCCAAATATATTGCGCAATAGTTGGTCCTTAGAGTTGTATCCGTTCATTCAGGCCAAGTGAAACATCTTGGGAAATGTGTACTGTTCTATGATCACTCAAACAGTCGCTTATAGTCTTTTGAAAACATAAATTCTATATAAGTAGATAGTCTACTAACTTCCACTTATCAGCAGATAAAACTGGTAAATTATTTTATTTGGTAATGAATGTATATTAGTGACTATAAGAGTGGTCAAACTCTTATAGTCTAAATGCAATCATGTCAGAGAACAGGTAAGCATCCGTACTCTTATCATTTCGCGAGATATAATTACATAAAAATCTTCTCTCTTACCAAGTCATTGAGAAGATGTAATGACTCTCAAGTGTGCAAGTATTAGAATCAATTGTGCTGTCGTATTATATTATCCACTTGCTAGCTAAGCTATACAGCATTGGAATCATCTAAATTCACTTGGTCTTTTACTTACGCCTGAAAGCCTCTCTATGTAAGAAAACATATAGATGTTTTTGTAGATAATCTCTATCTACCGAGATAGCCTTTGTTTATACTCTCTGCTTATACTAGAGTTTTATAAAAACTAAATTTCTAATCCTTCTTATCTTCTGAAGCAATAGAATCTAAAAATCTATTAACAGCTTTAAAAGACTTTTCAGGGAGTTCCTGTAATGCCTCTGAATTTTTAATTACTTCTGTTGCAATTGTAACTCCAAAAATTTGGTAACAGGTAGATCTTGAAGGAACCAAAATAGTAAACACCATGGAAATTATCCCAGCGATACCAGTATATTTCCACCATCTCTTGGCTGTCTTCAATTCACATTCATCACAATAATACGCAGTAGATACGATCATAAAAATACTCAGGCATACAATAAGAGTTGCTAATGCAATGATATATACTCCTCCAAAAACAGAACATAAATATAACCAACAAGCTAGATTTTCCATTATTTATTAATTATGTTGATTATTATTAAAGTTTCGGATTTCTAAGGCATTTGAATTTTTATTCTAGTAAATTTAACGCTATTATTAAAGCTTCTCCCAAAGCATTTTCATACAACATGAAAAGCTCTTCCGTAAGTTTAGTGTCACTATTGATTACTGAATTTGGAGTATAAATGATATAGGCATAGTATCTGATTTGGTCTTTATAAACAGCAATAATAGAGATATGAATCCCTTTATCATCTCTTAACCACTCACTAAGTTCTTCCTGTAAAGGAGCATAGCAGCTAAAATTGGGAATGTACCCAATACCTTCACTATAAGTTTGGGTATATAAACTGCCCGTAGTATCATAGTAAACTCTGCTTGTTCCATTATAGCCTTTTTCCTTCGCAAGTTTGGCAGTGTTATAATGTACAAATTCCATCGGATGTATTTTTTAATTTTAAAAGTCCTCAGCTTAAAAATGAATATGAGTTACCACCCTGTGTTGTAGTGAAAACCACATATAGTCTTAATTGTTGTTGAACTTGAACTTAGCTAGTGTGTTAACAACAACACGTACTGCTACTACAGTATTGATAACAGGGATCATTATTAGTACAAAAGCTGTTGTTGCATCTATATCTTCCCGCTCGACTAAATATACACCTGTTACTAAAGCACTAAATCCATAAATAATGGTGAAAAGTATCAAAAAAATCATTGGTTTAATATATTAGTTGAATGTGCAGGTAGAGGGACTCGAACCCCCACTTCTTTCGAAATATCGTCCTAAGCGATACGTGGCTGCCTAATTTCACCATACCTGCAAAATATAATAACTAAGTTGCAACGTATATTCTATTTTTGTTTACCAACGACAACTACAACTTTTAGTCTCAGGGGCTCTGGTTTGGATACGATAATATAGCCCCTTTTTAAACTCCTCCTGGTTTATACCAATATTTCTTTTTGTTGTTGAATCGAACTTTCATATTTTGTATTATATGTTTAAACGAGGCTAACTAAGCTCCCACAAATACCACAATATCTTAGATACCAACCACAGTAACTAGATTCATCATAAATATAAATACAATCACATTCACCTGTCTTAGCATACTTTTCTTTAGCAGCTTTGACTTCTTCCTCAGAAACTTCTATAAGTTTAGTTCCTACACCATCATTTACTTCTCTATACAATTGTTGTTTCATTATGAAATTCCTTTAATAAATATTTCTCCTATAGCATTAGGTTTATAGATAGGTTTAGCATTAGGCCATGTTCCTACAAATATTACACGAACTAAAACTCTCCAATCTGATTCCCATACAGATCCTCTTGATGTTTCTTTTACCTTATTGTATATCTTAATACAATCTTCAGCTTCCTTCTTATGCTCAGTCTTCAACCGATTTTGAAGGACATCGTATAACTTGCTCGTAGATTAAATCTTTTTATGATATCTTCCCAGATAGTGAATGCAATTATGACAATACATGATATCTACATGAGAACATGACAAACATGGATAGTCATACCTTATTTTTGAAAAATTTATCTTCATAATATTATTTAGCTAAAAATTACTCACTCTAGCATTTTCTAACTAGTAATATAAGATAGCCTGTATGCCTACAGGAAGAGTACCTAACTAGTAGTCTCTTCCTTAGTTGATGTGTACACCATCAGAGCTAAAGTTTTCTACCGCACATTGGACAATATCTTATTTCCATTGAAAAAGATTCATTATCAGAATCATAATCTAATGTAAATTCCCCGTTATCATATTTACTAATTGTAAATTTCCGATAAATTCCCATATAATCGGTTTCACAAATAATATCTTCTATATATGATTCGTTTATTTCTTTTAAATCAGTATTCACTATTTTATTACAATATATACACATAATAATATAATATTACTTAATAATATAATATTACTTACTCTTCTATTAAATAATTGTACTCAGAGCGGGAGTTGAACCCGCACAGACCCTTCGGTCCAAGGGATTTTCCTACCACACTATGTTACCATAGCCATTACTGTTGTGGTCTGGACTATTTCTTCTCCATGCATTTCTGTTTAGGAGGTTGGTGTATAGTCTCTTTACATTTATGCATTTCTGCAATTTAGTTCCACGTTGTCCTATTATTAGGATTTTCGGGAGTTAGCCAACTTCTACTTTCTAAGTTTCCTCAGAAGCACTCTCTTTATTTGATACTCCTTTATGATTAGAATTAGATTTAACTATCTGGTTTTTCTTACCTCGATAATTATCTGTTAATGCATGACAATTAGGGCACAGTACTTGAAGATTTTCAAGTCGATTATCTGTTCTATTACCATTAATGTGATGTAATTCTAATGGAATTTCTCTTCCATTTCACTTAATACTACCACAGCATTCACATTTCTTTTCTTTCTTACCTTCTATAATAAGTCTTTTTAATAACTTATATGATTGATACGTAGAATTTTCAGTTAATATTAAATCTAGAGATTTTGAAATTCTAGGTTTAAATTTTAATCCAACATTTCAACCTTGTCCAGTAAAATGAGAATAATCTATTCCAAATAAATCTAACTTTTTACGAAGAGTTTTAGGATTAGAACCTTCAGGATTTAATCCAAGTCTTCTACAAAGTTCTGCAAAAGAGTAACAATTTTTAATTTTCTCTTCTAACAATTCTTTTGTGTAATTTACTTTCATATCAATGTGTATTAAATTTTAATACACAAAGATATTAAAAATATTTTACTCTACCAAATTATTTAAGAGATAATTCACGAAAGTCCCTCGTGTCTACCTATTCCACCATCTGAGCTTTTAATTCACTAATCAAGGCTATCTTCTATCTTGATTTTACCTTACGAACGCACTTCAGTGACCCGAGTATGAAGTAGTGAATTATATTGCTATTTTTATCTCTGTCGAGATTGGTATAGCTACCTCCACTTTTCCCGAATTTGTCAGTCAGCAGGTTTACAGTGGGAACCTTCTCGCTCAAGTCTATGTTTTGGGTCATAGACCACCAATCTTCATTTATTACGTGCAAGATCAATCACGGCCTAATATCATCATATCAGGACTTTTACTATATTCTCCTCCTTCTCGCCCATATGCCTAAGTCCTATTAGACAAACTGATTATTAGCTATGGGTGAATTTCGTTCCTATTGAAGAAGGTTTGGATAATTAGCCGATTATCCGACGCTCCATATTAACGTATATGAACTCACGCTATCCTGCAAAATCCTTGTATTACTACAAAGCTTTATCCTTAAAAGACCGCTAGGTAGATCGACGCCTAATAAGTATTCACCTTCCTTTGCCCACTTTCTTAAGGACGTTAGGTTCCTAATTATACTCTTGAAAGTGGAAGAGTTTATTTAAAAAAGATAAACGAGCTCATTTAGTTCATAATGCAGTGTATTTCATAATGGTACCATCCTTACTATCATTATTTATCAGAATCTAGTATAAAGGGTCTACTGATTCTATATTTTGCTCTAATTATAGTATACCCTTTACCTATACTATAATGTTCATATCTTTGTATATAAGAAATGTGTAGTCAAAAATAGAGGAGGTACTTCACTCCTCTATCTCACGATTTCCAGTTTTCGGCTTTTATTTATACTCGTTTAAGCCTACTTACATTAGATAAAACTAATCATAGTAAATCCAGACATTAATTTCTGGTAATCGTCAGGCACGATTTCGAGTTTAAAAACAAATATACCTACTATCATGATATTCCTCAGTTATATAATCCTATCATGCGGTGCCTCCACGATAAATGACTAACTAAAGAAAACTGAGAGTCTTTAAGTTAGTATTATTTCTCCTCCTCGGTATATTTGAAAATACACAACCATACTTAGTGCTCTGAGCTTCTCAGAAACTACTTGCGCGTTTTCATTTAAGAGATTCTAAACTAAGTGATCCTACTCTATGGTAGATTAATTATGGCTGCTACTTTGTAGCAGAATTTAACCTTAGGTTTTACGTGTATTTTTTAGAGTATTGTGTATACTACAATGATACTATATTCGTTTTCTACTTCTATGAAGTATAATTCTACTGTTTCACCCTCAAGTTTGAACAAACAGTAGTCTTTACTCTCTTCTGCTGGTATTCCCAAAATGAGAGCGTAGATCTCTTTGAAACGTCGGAAGGACTCTTTCCCCAAATTTTTATCGGTGTAAACGCCAAAAGACCCAATAATACCACATATATCGGAAATGCTCGAATCTGTATCATTATATAGAATATTTATGTATGCTGGAAATAATTTGTTCTCTCTCTTCTGCTGGTATAAATCAATAAAATCTTATCAAACGCTTGCTCAAACTTTAAATTATTAATTTATAAATTATTAATTAAAGAGTAACTCGCTGATTGTCAGAAATCTATTGATTGTAATATGTGAAAATTGTTGCTGATTTTTTTAAAAAATAAAAGAATAGAGTGTGGTTTAGAGATTGATAATCAAGCACTTAGCATCATTTATAAAAATATTTAAAAATATTTATAAAAATATTTAAAAAAGAGACTGCCTCTGCTCAGTCTCTACCAATCAAACTTGGCCAACATCAGATAAAAGGATTAGCTTATATGCAGAGGAAGGGCTCTGCTTCACAGCAGTGCGAATTTAATAATCAACTATTAACACCTTGTTAATTCTGTTTCGCAACATTATTTAGTGTTTGTAGAAGGTATCAATCTTCTACAAACAGAGTAGTTATTCAAGGAATGACACTCCAGCGGCGACAGCATAAGATATTACAGTGCTTACTACAGGTGAATAACCCAATACTTCTGCTCCACCAAATGCAAAAGCAGCGAGGAGAGTTCCCCAGAATATAGTACTTAATAGTTTTTCAGAGAAAGAACCTTTATTTTCCATTTAGTTGAATAACTTTTTGGATATAGAATTCGTTGTTTTTAGTTGCTTTGATTACGTAGAAAGCGAGTTTATTATGTATTCAGCCTCTTCAGTTGTATACTACGTAATCGCCGCAATTGGTAGTTAAGATGTTAAAGGGGAGTTTTCACTCCCCTTTAACAGTTAACTGGCCGTTACGAGCAGGTTTTAGGCTTTCCATACGAGATTTGCCGTTTCCTTCTCGGTGGTGGTATCAAGAGGCACGCCGTTGTCGAAGTCTCGTTGCTTGAACTTGACGGTTCCCTGAGCCACGATCGTTTTGCCAAGGCAAGCCTCCAGACGATCATAGTCAGTTTCGAGCATGCAGAGGTCAGTAGAGACAGGATGAACGGGCTTCATATCTGCGTCACGACGACGGAGGTTTGCCAGCGAGAAGTTAGCCAACTTGCCGTTCTTGAGTCCCATGACGAGCACTTCGACGTTCTTGGAGTCTTTCCGCACCTGACGGGTTGTGATTACAGCGTCTTCGAGAGTGTCAGGGAATTCAAAGACATCGCCATCGGAAAGGCCATAGCTGACGAGACCGATACCAGTGCTCTTCAGAAAGTCTACTGCGACCTGCTTTACTTCGAGGCCGTTTCGAGTAGGGATAATAGGAAAATCTTCCTTCTTGAATTGATTAATCTTCATAGTATAAATATTTAATTAATTGTTTGAATCGACATTTGTTGTCGTAATAATTTGTTGGAAGCTTTTGTTTATATTCTTCCTAAGTATTAGTTGGAAGCTTTGGTAAAATGTTAGTTGCTTTGGTTTACATTGATTTTACATAAAAAATTACTGTTATTATAATATAATATATGTAGATTTATATAATCTATTCTGTATCAATAGATTGTGGAAATAGAATATGTAATATATTACTGTAAATCTGTAATGTGTTACAGTTTAAATGTAATGTGTTACAGTTTTTATGTAAAAAAATTACATAAATGTTTGTATTTTTGGAATAAAATGTGTAATTTTGTTACAGATAATTAGTAATTAAATACATTTTTATATGAAACAAGTTATACAAGAACAAACTACCGAAATTGTAGATGCTTATACTGGAGAGATTGTAAAGCAAAGTATAAGTAAAACATTTACAGTAAAGAAAGATACAGAACCATTTTTCTTAACATATTCTAAATATATGTCAGTATTATATAATTTGACGAGTTTTACTGCTGTTAAGATACTATGGAAGTTTTTAGAAAGATCTACATATAATACAGGAGAAGTATTTATTCCTGCTGGAGAGAAGCAACGCATAATAGAAGAACTGAGTATATCTGTATCAATGTATGATAAGTCTTTAGTGATATTAAAAGACATTGGTATTATATCTGGAGAGAGAGGATGCTATAAAATAGATCCTCTAATACACTGGAAAGGAGATTACAAGACGAGAGAAAAACTTCTCAATTCTGGATGTACTTTAACAATTACTCCAAGTTTGGAGTTTGAAGAAGGTAAGGAGTAGCTACAAACTACTCCTTTACTTGCTCCATGTCTATTCCTGTTTCTTCTTTGATGTAGTTGGTTAGTACATAAACAGGAATATTAGTGAATTGGATAGATCTCTGAGTATTCTCAAGAGCTTCCATCAGATGTTCGATCTTCTTGTTGAGTTCTTCTCGTGTCATAGTAGATAATAATAAGAAGGGAGATGTTACTCTCCCTTCATTTGTTTGATAGCTTCTCTGACGATATCTGTAATAATATCATCCTCCTTCAGAGATTTGCACTTCTTTCTGGAATAAACAACTCTGTGTCGTTTAACCTCCATTTGCATGTGAATCTCTGTAACAGTTTTGGCCTCGACAATGAGACCATTAACAACGATATACACCATACTCGAAGAAATTTTCAAGGGCTCTGGAAACTCCACAGCCCAGATTTTGGGTACTAGAGATAGATGATTGAAAATGATATTCATCTTCCTCAAACTTAGGGACGTTACGCTTTTCCCGTGATTCCTTGAATGCCTTAGAATTGATAATCCTACTTACAAGAATAGGATCTTTCTCTTCTAAGAAAGCTTGTAATGCAAGAGCAGTCATATAGCAGAATTTTAAATTTAAATAAACTACTGTATCTTTGGTATCCATATGGAAGTAAGACTACTCCCCATCAATATATCTGACAATCCTTCCAAGATACAAGTAATTGTATACTATAAAAGGAATCCAGCATATAATTAATGGCAAGTAGTCCACTCCAACAACAAGAAACAAGATCACAAGAATCTCACCAATGATAAGCTTTTTCATGTTACCAATCAGTGCTGTTCCTACGAACCCAAGCACCAGTGATAGTACTGATCTTTGCTATAGCAATGACCGCTACGATAAGAATAATGACTTCCATAATAGTATAGAGTTAAAGTTAAACTTAACAACCTTTTGTAAGTTTTAGTTATCTATAAAAAGAGATAGAGGATTACTCCCCTATCTCAATGAGGTTATACTCCTCACTAACCTTCTTGTAACCAGAAGATTTCTTGAGTATAACCATATCCCAACCCTGTTTCTTAAGGGCCAGTAGCGCTAACTCGAAGGAAGGCAGACGTTGTACCTTCTTTTCAACCTTAACTCTGCTCTTAACGTCTCTCGTGTAAGCACGATATACTTCGGTTAGCAATGCAGGGTTAGGTATACATTTTGACGGATTCCAGTAGCACTTCTGTTGTGCACGTTCTCCTTCGATAATAAGAATCCCCATCTCCGTAAGAATATTACGAACCTTAAGGAGAACATTAGTGGAAGTGTGACATTCTACAGCAAGAACGGTAACATTCTTTTGTTCCATCTTGTGCTTGCTGTAGTTACGGTAAATACCATCGAGGATAATGCCGATCTCTGGCATTGTGTAAATCTTAGCCATGAATATTGAGTTAAGGTAAATAGATTGCAAACAAAAAAAAACAACAGCCTAACTTATAAACCATCTACGCATCGGTAGGCCACACTGGTATAGTACTGTTGTTTAGTTGAAGATCCTATTTTTGAAACCAAGAATCAATGTAACGGTCCAATTGCTCTTCAGCAATATCTTCTTGGTAACGCATCTCGTTCATCTCCTCAGGAGTATAGTCGGTAATATCAAGGTTAATCATAACTGCTGGTTTTTGAAATTATCCTACAGATATATTTAAAGCTTTGATTACTGGAGAATAAAGTTACCCCTACTTAGTAGGGATAACTGTAAGTGCTCCAGCTACTAGTATCATGGTAGCTGCAAAAGAAAATGCCTCATGACGAGAAACTGAGTAGAATAGAAGACCGATAGCTATTACGACAGCAACAGCTATTAGAACGTCAACGAATCGTTTCATAGTAAACAGCGTTAAGGTTATGAAAAGGTTATGTGCTTTGGTAAATTGTTTCAATATTTTGTGGGAATTTTTGTCTAAAAATAAATCATTTTCCCATTGGTGGTGGGAGGGGGCTAAAATACTATGTAACCGTATTTACGCATTATATACCCCACTTATTATTTAGAAAATCGGAAATTTTAGGAATCTATAAATTAGGTTCCTTTTTGTTTACGGGGGGGGGGCTTTTAATATTTAGCCTTAAATCTAGATCCATCCGAGCGGCTCCGCGAAGCGAGGATGTATAGATAATAATATAGATAGGTATCAAAGTAACAGGCTAAATTTGATTTTTGACAGGCTAGATGTATCAGTAAATGTATCAAAGTAGCAGGAAGGAATAATAAAAATGTATCAAAATAACATGTATCAAATATATGTGATTAAGCAAAAAATGACATGTACAAAATTTTGATATATATGATATATTTTGTATATTTGCATGTTAATTATTAAAAATATAAATATATGATTTAAGATGATATAACAATAATTTATGGAGAAGAACAATAAAACGCCTCAACATGTACAAGTGCCACATAATTTAGGGGATAAAAATAAAGAAATAAAAATGAATCCTACAGATTATCTAATTTATGGATATATGCGTCAGCATATGGATAAACATACTTATCGTACATTTATATCTATTAGGAGACTATCAGAACTAGCTTCAGTTTCAATTAATACAGTGCAAAGTAGTATTAAAAAACTAAAAGAAGCTGGAGAAATTAAAGTTCTAGATGAAAAGAAAGGAAGAAGTAATATTTATGAAATACAGAAAACAGGTAAATATTTTGAAAGATTTACATATGAATTCTTAAATTATAAAGAATTAGAAGCAGAAGAAAAAGGCATATTAATGGCAATGCAACAATACACAGATAAATCAGATGGTCAGTTTGCGGTTACCACAAAGTCTAAAGAAGAACTTGCAACTAATATGCATATTGGCACGAGAGTTTTAACTAGAGTTTTTCATCAATTAGAAGAGAAAGGCATATTGCAAACAAGTAGCACACCAATTATAGATAAAGTTACAGGATTGAAAAAGACTGCTAGATATATTGATCTTGCATTAATTTGTCAAGCGATGTTATTTATCAATAAAAAAGTAGATGAACAAGGGGAACAGATTAATGAGCATGATAAGAGGCTACATGCTGTAGATAAAAATATTCTTAAAATGCAAGAAGAGATAAACAGACTAAAAGAGATTATTGAAAAGAGTAATTTAAAAGAGTCATCAGGCTTTAAATTTGAATAAAAATATGGATCAACAGAAAAACTTACCATTTAGTTTTAATCCTATTAGTTTAGAAGGTATAGGAGACGGTTACAGTATTATCATAGATACAGGTAGAGATCATTTAGATAGATTTAAAACAAGGGAAGAGGAGAGATTAGATGAGCTCTACGATAGAGTAGAGAAGTTAGAATATAGGATTGCGGAACTAGAAAACAGGTTAAGGAAGAGATAAGTTATCATTACAACATAGTAAATTATTATTTGTTTTTGTTAAAAAAAATCTTTATATTTGCGAAATAAAAAGTAAATTTACTAACATGAATATAACTTACAAACCGTATATTAGAGATTCTTCATTTAAAGAGTTATCTATTAAAAGTCCTACTATTAATATTAAAGGATACAAACCTAAATATACTATTAAACAAGATAAAGAGGAGGCAGTTATTCCAGTAGAGTCTCCAATAGAAGAAATACGAGTATTTAAGAATTCTGAGATTAATAAAGCTAAGACAAACACTAAAAAATTTGAATCTAAAGAGGATTTTAAGGATACCATGATTCCAATATATGAATCTCTCTTAATTAAGAGGGGTTTAAATCCAGTATTTGCCAAGGCTTTAGTAGCTCAGGATGGATTGGAGTCTGCTTGAGGGTCTAAACCATCTGGAAATTTTAATTTTGGGGGGATTAAAGGTAAAGGTTCTATTAAAAGAACTAGAGAGGTTATTAATGGTAAAGATGTCTATATAAATGATAGTTTTAGAGATTTTAATTCTCTAGAAGATTACGCTAATTTTAAGATTGACCTACTTAATAGTAATCGTTATAATGCTTTCTCAGGGAATATTTCAGAGTTTGCGGATAGGGTTCAAAAAGGAGGATATGCTACAGATCCAAACTATTCTAGGACTTTAAATAAGGTAATTGCTACTGCCAAGCATGGTGGTACTCTTAAACTTCAACTAGGAGGTGTTGTTCAAGGTAAACAATGAGTTAAAAATTGATATAAGAACCGTACACTTCAAATAAAAAGAAATATACAGCAACATCAATTAATTCCTATACCAGTTACAGGTGCATTAGGGTATAATATTCTTGCACATAATATTGATCTCACTACTGCTTCTATAGATCCTTCTAAGGTTCCTACGGATTCTAAAGGTGTATATTCCTATAGAGGTCGTAAAATATATCTAAGAGATGACTCTCCTTCTACTGCTGTTCATGAATGGGTACATAGTAGCAGACCTGATCCTCAAGTTAAAGAGATAGCTAGGATTAAGAATTTACTAGGGGACGCATTTTATGATCAAAATTCAGTTATACCTGATGATTATCTAGATGATCCACAAGAGATATATGCAAGATTAATGCAGTTTAGGTATGCTTTAGGAGTAGATCCTAATCATAAGTTCACCAATAAAGAAATTGAAGATCTTAAAAAGAAGCATGTAAAACAAATAACTCTAACAAATAGACTTAAAGGAAAAGATCATAATAGTTTTTCTACCACAGTATTTGATAATGAGGGTAATGTTATCAGTGCAGAGCCTTACCAACCTGAATATAAGTATATTCCAGAAGAATCTACTGTTCATAGAGAATATGATACAAATAACACTTTTCAGTTTTTAGATAGATATAGTACAGATAGTATTCGTATGATGTTAAATGATGTTGCTCAGGTTCCTAATAAAAAGAAGGATAGTACTTTGTTTGCAGAATTAGGATTAAAAGTTCCTAAATACCAAAATTCAGGAGTTCTAAGAAATGCATATAATGATCCTGAAGAAATGTATGATTATTCTGCTGGGCAATATGATTTTAACGAAAATCATGGAAGAAGTAGAGATCCAGAAACTGGGTTAGTATTAAAAAATTTAAACCATCCTACAGCATTTAAATCATATGATGTAGATAATAATCTAGGTTATAAATGGTATAAGAGTTTTGATGGGAGAATATATTCCAAATACCCCTGAGAAGGTATTACAGATCCATTTTTAAGTAATTCTACCATTGATAGAGAGGATATATCACATCCTGTTTCTATTAGTGGATTTAAAAATATTGAAGAGGTATATAATTATTTAATCAATTTAGGTGCCTCAAAAGAGCAAGCTGCTGGGTTAGTCGGAGTATTTATTCAAGAAAGTGGATTAAATCATAATTCTATATCATCTGCTGGGGCTAAAGGAATTGCCCAACTAAAAGATGGTAAATATAATAAGTATAAAAAGTGGCTTAAAGATAAGCCAGACACCTGACAAAATCAGTTGACTTGATTGTGAGATCACATTAATAATGGGAGTGATGATTGACAGATATACTATGACTCTTTAAAATCAAGGGATTATAAAACCTTAACTGATAAGGAGAAGAACGATTGAAATAGTATGAAAAACTCAAAATGAACAAAGTACTCTTATACTAATCTAAGAAATACTTGAAATAGTTTAAAGAATCCTGGAGAAATTGCAGAGTTATTTACATGAACATTTGAGAGACCAAGAGAAGACGAGGCAAAAATAGATCAACGATGAGATTATGCTCAACAAGTATATAATAAGATGAATAAATAGTGTTAATAAATACATATATGTTTGCATTAAGAAAAATTACAAATGACGGTTTAGAAATGAATTTCAATTTAGGAGATTCTTATACTCTAGTTACAAAAGATCGTTCTCCGAAAGAATTTGAAGATAAAATGAAAGATCATCCTTTTTATGATAAAACTTATGCTTTTATTTATTGAAAAGACGATATATTACCATTATATAAAAATCAATACAACTATATTGTTTCTGAAAATGGGACAACTTATAGTAATTTAACATATAAATAATATGAAAACAATGACTTGGAAAACAAAACTAATTATAGCTGCAATCGTAGTTGCTTTAGTATTAGCAGGTTGTGGTATTGTATCAGCTATGAGCTTTGGAAGTTTGTTGCTTGCATTAGTAAGTTTAGCGGTAGGAGCAGGTTGTGGCTGGTATGCTAAGCATATCTATGATAAATATTTTAAAGATAAGTAGTAAATGAATACAATATTTTTTGGGCAGAATGTTCCTATACAATCAGCAGCAAAGGTTAAAATAGATTATATCAATAAAACTAAACTTCCTATTAGAGTCAGTATTCGTTGAAGAGATAGAGATGTTCAAAGTTATACTACTGAAACTTTAACTCTAATAGCTGCAGGAATAGCTGAACAAACAGTAGCATTAGAAGAATTTGAGTCAACTTCTGGAAAAGGACTAATAGTAGAGCCCATAACAAATGCAATTATTCAGTCTAGTACAACCTACCCTGATTTATTTGTCAAAGCCACAGTAAAAGAAGTAGAAACAGGAGATACTAATACTATAGGAACATTTAACAAGGGAGGAGCTATTAATCCTATAATAGCTACAAAAGAATATCGGGCAACTGTTACTTTTGAGTATAATTCTGGAATTTATATTAATAGTACTGCTGCTAGTCATGTTCCTTCTGTTACAAGCAATCGCCCTACAATAACTGTATTTAGTGATGCTGATTCATATGGTATTACTGGAATATTTACGCAAGATACAGCAGTAACTTATGCTGATATAGAAGGAGATAGTTATACTCATTATATTAAAGTAAATAACTGTAAGAACATTGCATTAGATAGATATATTAGTGGAACTAGTTCTGGATCTAACTCTAGTATTAGTTATTCAGATTTATATCCAACGAATATAGGAACAATAGATATCGGCAAAACTTTATTTTTATGAGTAAGGTCATTTACATATGAAAAAGAATCTACTCCTACTCCTGATCCTTCAATTAGTTGTGATGTTTATGTATGTAGTCGCAATAATTTAAATAACACAGAATGTAGTATAGATATATATGAGGGGTATGGAACAACAGGAGTTCGTTTAGCCAATCTAACACTGGCCCCTGGGGAAGAAAATTGAGTTTCATATGAAGGTGGATATAGAACATACAGTTCCATACGTTTAAATTCGATTTTAAAGGGAACCCAGATAACTATCACATTAAATGGGTCTCAAGTAAGTGATTGAGTAAATAAAACAACTAAATATGTTTGAATTAATTAAAAATAAAAAGGGAGCTACTTAGCTCCCTTTTTATTTTCATATTGTTTTGCGCTTATAATAAAGCATACTAGACTTAGTAATATATATATAGGTTGCAGTACTTTAGTACTTGTTATAAAAAATATTCCCATAAATATCAAGCCTATAACATATCAAAATTTATACATTTCCAAATTTTTTTAAAAAATCTCATAATGTGAGATTTGAATTTTTTATTGCATTTTGTTTTAAAGTGTCCATACTATCTTTTAGGTACACCTCCGAGTTTATCAGCCCATTTCTCTGAGAAAAACGAGTAATAAGATCTTTTAGACTTTGGAGTATGAATAGCTGCTCAAATAATACTAGGCAGCCCTATAATTAGTAAATAGAGAGGACCTAAATATAAAGATTGTCGAGTATGTCCTCATTCATGTTCTTTTGTGTAATTTCTGTTATATTTTCAATTTGATTCTCCCATTAAAATATATAAACCAAGAGAGATTCCTCCAGGAAAATCTCCAGCATATATTGGAATTTCCTTAAAAGTTTCTTTGTACTCTACATTATAACATCAAGTTAAAATAAGGCCGAGGAGACACTGTGGGAATTCCCATATCCATCTCAGTATTTTAATATACCATTTCATATAATATTTAATTTATTATTTATAGTAAATTTGTTTAAATTGTCTTCAAAGTGAGTATTGAGCAGTTATTGCTTCTTGTTCTCATGGTCTTGACATATAATCCAATGAAGAATCAAACTGCTGTCCCTTTCATAAGAATACTAGTTTAGAGTCTTCTTTCATAAGTTTAAGATCTCCTCTTTCATACTGATCAAAATGTTGCATTTCATGACATATAATAGTACTAAGACTGTCTGATAATTTAGTTTTTAATAATAGATTATATGTATGAGGCACTGGTGTTTTATCTAATAGAGCTTGTAGCTCACATTCCTCAGTTGAAAATTTATTTAAGATTTTATCATTATATTGTACTAAGATATTTGCATTAGTATAGTTAAATATTTTAGTTCCTATAACCTTAATTAATTCATCTACATCATATTGTTTTGGAGATTTAATTAATGAAGTTACTTTAAACATCTCAGGGAACTCTAATTTAGATCTTTCCTTCATAGTATCTAAAAAACTAGTTATATGTTATCTATTAGACTCGCAGTTCTCCATATTGGTTTCTCATTCGTGGAGATATACCTAAATGTACCCATGTAGTCGATCCGCTTTTTTCAATAAAGCATTGATCCACAATAATATCATTATCAGTAAAGTAGTTTTTAATAAAGTTAAAGAAGGTTTCTACTCCTTTAACTGAAGTATCTTTAGGTTGTAAATCTACTGCTTCATAGTATTGATGGGAGCTATTACTTACGCCCCCTACAGCTTTATTAAGATTTGGTGATCTATATCCAGAAGTAATAGTAATAGCAGAACCTCATGCTTCTCTCAGTGGATCTAAATACTCCACAACTAGTTTATTCAATTTTTCTACTCCCTCCCATGTTGGAAGATTTTCTATTTTTTTACTGAGAGCTGTGTCGCTTTTTAAAAGTTCACTTAATTCAAAATATTTAGGGGTATTTATCATAATTTAATCTATAATATATAATTTACCAAATTTCTCTAAAATCATATAAATATTTATTTGCGCTTTGATTTTCTTCCATGTCATCATTTTTATACACCTCCTTACTTCTTATTTCATTTACGGCTATTGGCAGCAAATGTTGCTCTCTTTCTAATTGCTGGATCAGGGGATCTTTTACCTCTAGCTATACACTCACTAGTTACTTTTCCGCCACAATATTCTGTAAATTTACCTCTATTTTTCTTTTTAATATGAATCTTAGAACCTTTTTTCATCATTTCTAAGTATCCACTTGTAATGTTGTCTAGTCCGAGATTGTTATGATACTCTGTACTATATACCTCTACAATTTTGTTTAAAATGTCAGTATTATATTTCATACTTTATAAAATAATTAATAGGATTATTATCTAGTAATATATGTTTTTGCAAAAATAATTATTTATTTAGATATTTGCAAGTATTTGGATAAATTATTTGGATATCAGAAAGATTTATTATATATTTGCATCATTCAAGTAAAATTATAAAGAGTTATATAGATATAAAAATATGGCAAAAACAAAACCTGATATAAATTCTGGACTTTCATGGCTAGAAAGAATCTTACAATTATGTAAAGAGTATGGAGTATTTAATATTTTAAAGGGATTATTTATTCTAATTACGTTGAGTTTAACACTTAGAATTTGTTATAATCCTAGTTTTTTATTTGACAAATATACTGACTACATGACTCAAAGACACACAAAAGAGTTATATAAAAGGACAGAATATGATCAACAAGTAAAAAGTCTCCTGCCTGTATATTTATATAAATATCATGCAGATAGAGTATGAATTATTCAGTACCATAATGGTATTATGGACTGACAACATGGAACTATGAGATTTGAATTATGTAATGATGATGTTGAATCAATTAAAAATCAATATAATGATTTTAATCTAACCTGAATTAATCTTCCTTATTATTTAAAGGAAAATGAAGTATTCATAGGAGATATGGTTAAATTAGATAGTATTGATTCAACTCTTTATACACAACTCAAAAAAAATGATGTACAATATTTAGCCTGTACAATTATAAAAGATAGTAGTGGTTACCCAATTGGTATTTTAGGAGTAACTTGAAAAAATATTCCGCCAAATATTGATAGCCTACAAAATAAAATACATGACTATCTTATAGATGATAGAGCAGATATTAAAACTCTTATCCAATCTAATTATAATAAAGAATAAAAATATAATATGCCTAAACTTAGAGGTAGTAAATTAAAATATGTTAATGGGTATGCTGTAGATAAAGAAAATGATAATATTATATACTCTGATGAAAAGCATATTTATATAGGTAAGACAGACAATTCGAAATATGAATCTGTAACGGCAATAATAGGACAGTACTGTCAAAAATTTGATTCAGATTTTTGGTCATCATATAAAGCTTGTGAGGCGTTATTAGATCCCACAGTGTTTTACCCATTAAAATCAAAACTTCTTTCTTCTAAAAAATGAAAGGAGTCTTATATTGAAGAATATGAATTAGACCCTGTTGAATTTCTTAATAAGAAATCTGAAATCCTGCAAAGTTATGAAGACAAAAGGAATGCCAGTACAGAACGTGGTACTAAAATTCATGCTATGATGGAAGATCTGTTTTATCAAGGAGATAAAAAGGCAATAAACAAATATGCAGGAGGAGGAACTTTTGAGGTAAAGAAAGGGTATTATAAACTAGACATTGACAGGGCCATTTACCCTGAGTTTCTTATAAGTTATGAGTTTGATGAATACTTAAAGATTGCTGGTCAAATAGATTATTTACAGATAAGTGATAACGAGGTAGTTTTATTAGACTGAAAGACTAACGGTAGGATTGATAAAGAGTCTTATTTTGATAGAACTACTAAGAAAAGACAGATGATGCTTTCGCCATTAGAAAATATTATGGATTGCAATCTATGTCACTATCAGTTACAACTTAGTATGTACGCATATCTTCTTCAGAAGATTAATCCTAAATTCAAAATAAAAAAGCTAGCAATTGTTCATTTTGATCACGACGGTAATGAAACTGAATATGAAGTAAAATATTTAAAAGATGATATTGCTAGACTTCTTTTATATCATAGAAAGAAGAATAAAATAAAAGCAGAACTTGATAAAGACAAACCAATAGTATTTTAAAATATAATGATTATGGAAAATGTAGATGATTTATATGAAAATAGAATGAAGATTTGTAAAGAATGCCCTCTATACCTAGATAGTCCTATGGGAGCTAGATGTAACTCTAGATTATATTTATCTGAAGCTGATAAAAAGACAGTAAGTGATAGACCCAAATTAGGATATAAGAGAGGATGTAACTGTATGTTACAGAGAAAATTACGTATGCCCTCTGCAAAATGTGTTGTAGGAAAATGATAAGATCTATGAGAAAAATATTACATACAATTAAAAATATTATAATAGGGTGATATCGTAGATTCTTTAAACCTATCCCTGATTGAGCTGAAAGAAGATATAAGATATGTTTAAACTGCCCTCATAAAGAAAAATTATTTGGAGAATACTGATGTACTTTATGTGGATGTAATTGCTATAGTAAATCATTAGTAGAAGATGAACAATGTTATGATAATAGATGATAATGTATAATTTTAAAATAATAATGAATTATGAGTAATGAAAAGTATTTAGGAACTGATTACTATCAGTTAACAGGAAAACATTTAATGGGTAATAATATTAAACGTGAAATTGATCCCGAAGCACTTAAAAGGGCACAAGAAAAATCAGAAAGAGATCAAATGGAGTATGTAGCTAATTTAATGGCAAAAGATAAAGATTGCAAACCATATGAGAATAAGAAAATTGTTCCTACGGCAGGTAGAGTAGTTGTATTACCTTACGAAAAAAATCCTTATCGTTTACCATTACATGAAACCACCTCTGGACTTATCTTAGGTGATTTTGAAACATCTGCAACATATAAATCACAGGAAACTGGAGAACAAGAAGCCTCACAGCGTGGTATTTGGTGTTGTAAAGTTATTGCTGTTGGTAATGAATGTAAAAGTGTATTAGAAGGGGAAGATGTATATATTAATTTTACATTAGCTGCGCCACTCCCCTTTGGCGGAAAAGGATACTATACAATCAGTGAGAATAATATTATTTGTAGTATAAGAGATAATGAATAAGATGCACTAAAGGTGAATATAAAAAATTATGGATATGAATGAAAATTTGAATAAAGAAGGTAACTCATACCTATTTTACACCCCTGGTCAACTTGTAACCTTAAAACATAAGGAGCTAAATTCTCCAATAATGCTTATTCAAGAGAAAGTTACAAGACAGTTCAAACAGGGAGATCAGATGTACAATATCTTCAAGGGTATGAAATGTATTTGATTTGATAAAAATAATGTGCTGCAAGAAGCAGTATTTTCAACAAAAGATTTGGAATTATATAAATAAACAAACATATGACTTTACAAATTGATGGATTTATAGTTACAGGGACACCTGATGAGGTAAATACTTTTATTAAACTGTATCAGGTAAAACAATATACCATTGTTAATTCCCAACAACCAATTATACCATTATATTATTCCCCTGATACTGATATTAAAAAGTGAGAGATAACTTGTAAAGATAGTAGTAATATTAATGGTAGTGTAGTTAAACCAGAATAAGTATGAATAAAGAAGACTTAACTCAGTTTATAGAGTGACTCCCAGTTAATATTAATGAGTTTAAAGATAAAACTCCTGATGAAGTAGTCACTATTTTAAATAAGTTAGCCCAAACAGAAGAGGGGTTAAATGAAATATCTGGTCTTATTAGTCAATTTAAACAAAAACAGATGTTTAAATTTGGAGGTAAATTAGGACAACTTATTAATAAATTTCAACAAGGAGGAAAATCTGATCAGAGAAAATCTGATAAAGTAAGAAAAAATTTTCATGGAGTTAGTTTATTTGAATATGGTCCTAACAAATATAAAACTGCAAGAGGTACTTTAGTTAGAGATCTAAAACCAGGAGTTCATCAAGAGACTCTTTCTAATGGTATAGGTCTAAGACAGATTACTAGAAATAATACTACAACATCGGAATTAGTATCTCCCGATAAAAGGGATACATTATATATTAATAATGCAGATGCTGGAAGAATTGACAGTAATATTAATGATGCTGGCATATTAGGTAAATTAGGATTACGGACACCAACCCCTGTAAGTTCTAATTTTAGAAGATTACAAGGTATTTTTAATGCCGAAAAATTTAATACAGGGGGAGAGGTAACTAAAGATGGATACATGTCTAGTTCTGTAACAAATCCTGATGGTTCTATAAAACAAACTTTAAGATATCCTTCTGGGAAAGAAGAATATAGAACTATAAGTAGAGACAAACAAGATACTACATATACTAATAGTGTCAATGGTATTACTAGAAGAAATAATCCTAAGTGATACCACTTTGTTGACAAAGAAGCTAATAAAAAAGGCTATGCAGAAAGACAAAGACGATTTAATGAACATTACAAAGAATAATGACAGATATATTCCTTTATAATAATACTACGGGATCTCTTGAACTTAATGTTCATGAGATCCTACTTGTAAAGGAGTTTGAGGCATTATGAGACTTAGATAGAAACAAATGTAGTGAAGATCCTACAGGTAAAAAGAGGCTACGAGCATGAAAAGAATTTAAATATATTTGATTATTTGCTGATTGGAAGAGTCCATATCAACAATATTTAGAGATGGAAAAACACAAAGCGGCTATGGAAGATTCAGGACTATCTGATGAAGAATGAAATGATCCCACTTTTAGAGCTGCCGTTAGAAAATATATTGAAATTAAAGATTCTTCTCGTATTCTAAGTCTTATAAAAACTGCCTTCAGAACTCTTGAAAAGATGAGAGTATCATTAGACAATATTGACCTTGAAGAAAGAGATCCTGTAAATAACAAACCAATCTGAAAAGCTAAAGATATTCTTGATAGTATTGGTTCTATCGGCACTATGACTGATAAGTTAAAGGAACTAGAACTAAACTATAAGAAAGATCAAATTGAAAGTAGTTCTAAAGTTAGAGGTGGTTTGGAGCGAGGATTTATGGATGAGTAATGAACTATGGCGAAAAAACTAAGTATTGAAGCTGAAATGAGAGCTGCTCAGAGAGATATGAAGAAGAAGTTGAGTGGTGAAGATAAGGAAGAGGTAAAGAAGGTTAAAAAGAAAGCTAAACCAGTAAAAGAACAATATAAGGAAATAAAAGAATCTCTTAAAGAAAAAGAGGCTCCTAAGGAAATTGCTTTTAAAGATAATTATGAAGAGGAATTAATTAGGGAATTATTTAAAGGTGATATTACTGTTTCCCAAGCTCTAGGTAAAGAAGATGAGCCTGAACAACCTAAAAGAGAGAAAAGTGGATTGTGGGATTATGTTCTCGAAGATGAAATAGAATTCTTTGACCCTGAATGTAGTTATGAATTGACTGGTTATAGACCTATAGATGAAACTCATGGATTAGATTTTGATCCAGCACCTTTTTGTGAAGCGGGAAGAGTCTATACTGAAACTGGTCACTATACTGAATATCCGTCTGGATCTAAACCATATGCTGATTTCTGACAAGAACAATTAGATAGATGCATTAATGGTTATACGATTGGTAAGTATAGAATTACTGGAGATAATTATTTCTTCCTTAACTTTTATAGGATGCCTGTTGTAGACGATTCTAAAAAACTGGCGGAAGCTTCTGGAGAAGGATTTCCAAAATTTGTAGCAGAGCAATATAAATTCTTTCATTATTTTGAAATGTGCGAACTACTTAAAAAAGACTGCGTTGCACTAAAAAGCCGAGGCATAGGCTGAAGTGAGATAGGAGCTTGTTTAGGAGTTCGTCCATTTATAACAGGAAGAAATTTTAATTCAACATATATTACTTCTTCACTAAACTATCTGGAGCCGACATTAAATAAATGTTGAGCCCAGCTTCATTTTTTAAATGGAAACACCAACGGTGGATTTAGAAGACCTATGATGAAGATTAACAATGCTCTTCATAAAAGAACTTCTCTTACTGATAATGAAAATCGCGAATGAGGCAGATTAAATAATATAGAAGGAATTGTAGCAGATAATATTAACAAAGTCCGTGGTATTCGTTCTAATAGACTTTTCTGAGAGGAGGGAGGGTCCTTCAAAAATCTAGAGACTGCTTGAATTAAAGGAGAGGCATTAGTAACAGTTGCGGGTGCTAGAAAAGGCATTATGAGTGTCTGAGGTACAGGAGGTGATTCAGATGCTTCTGCACTAGAGGGTCTATCTAAAATGTTTAATAGTCCAAAAGAATACAATGTACTTCCATATAAAAATAATTACTCTGAGGATGGTGAAGTTCAATATACTGGTTATTTTATACCCGCTTTTAATATTATGCTTAAAAAAGGTTTCTATGATAATAGAGGAGTTACAGATAGGAAAAAAGCAAGAGAACATTATGAAACTGAAAGAAAAAAGAAGTCTGGGCAAAATTTATTAGATTATTGTGCAGAATTTTGTTTCACCCCTAGTGAGGCATTATTAAAACAAGGTGATGGTATTTTTGATCCAGTACTTATAGCAGATCGTTTAACTCAACTTCGTATACAAAAAGTAGGGGTAAAACCACAACAAGTTGATTTGTTATGAGATGTTCCAAAAGGGTCAGAAAATAATTCAAGAAATAAAGTTAAACTTATTCCTAATCCACAAGGAAAAGTATTTATATATGAACCTCCTCTTAGAGACGGAGAAGGGAATCTTTATAAAAATCTCTATGTTGCAGGAATTGACTCTATTGATCAAGGTACTGCAGATTCCTCAACAAACAATGATGTGTCTGATTTTTGTATAGTAATTAAGAAAAGAACATTAGGTTCTAGTTCTCCAAATTATGTTGCAATCTATAAAGATAGACCTAGAGACATTGCTACGGCTTATGAAAATGCTATGAAATTATGTATCTATTATAATTGCAAAGCGATGTTAGAGCATACAAAAATTAGTATTATTATGTATTTTCGTTCTAAAAAGAAAGATAATCTTTTTATGAAGAGGCCAAAATCAACGATGCCTGATATTCGAAAAGGTAACTCTGGAATGATTGGATACCCCGCAACTGAAACGTATCTACGTCACGGACTTGAATTAATTAGTAGATTTGTAGATGAATCTTGTTATTCTATGCAGATTGATGAAATGCTGGAACAATTACTTAAATATTCCTGGGAACATAAACGTAAATTTGATATTGTTGCAGCTATGGTAGCTGCTGAATTAGGGGATGAAGACCTTTTAGGATTTACTCCAAAGGCTCAAGATGAAGTAAGAAATTCATGAAAGGATTTTGGATGATATTATGATTTAAATGGGCAAAAACGATATGGAATTATACCTTCGTAAAGAAAGTAATCTTGAGTGTAGAGTTAGAGAACTAATTAACCAAGTTACACAGTCTAAGTATATTTCTCCTATTGATGTTAAGTATGAAGATGGGATATATACATTAAGACTTGGATTAAATTGTAAAGATGCAGCTCCAATATCTTTTGGGTATCAAGGTAGTGAAGAAGGATTTTTAAAATTTTTAGAAAAAGAATTTAGAAAGAGAAAACTTCAAAATATTAATTATACTACAGGAGTACTTATAAATGGAGACAGTAATTTGCATTTTCCGATAATAGAGTTATAAAAATGAATGTTGATAGAGAAATAAAACAAATTGACAAAGCTATAAGTGAGTTAATATACCCTAAGATAGCACTTCAAAAAGCTTATAATTACTACCACAGTAGACGAGATGCAGATCAGTTTAGGCATATTGAAGAAAATTATGGTATTGGTGTCCCCACTGGAATTACATTTAATCCGCTTGTTCGTCCTCATATAGATAGGTTAATTGGAGAATATTTAGGATTAAATCAAGATTTAAAAATAACATGTAAAGATGAGGAAACAGTTTCTAATATTATGAGAGAAAAACAATTACTAATTAGCAAGGAACTGTTTAATTATCTAAAGAAATATTTAGAAAATAATATAATATCTTCTATTATTAACAATGAAGAAGTTTCAACGGATCCATTTATTGAGAAACAATTAAATAAAATTAGTAATAGTATTAATGATTCTTTTGTATCTCAATATGAAATTGCAGCCCAGAATATTCTTGATTATTTAAAGCAGTCAAAAAATATAGATTTAACAAATAAAATGCATAGTCTACTTACAGATTTATGTATTACTGGTACATGTTATTATAGAGTGAAACCTTCTAACAGTGGAGATAATATACAATTTGAGGTATTGAACCCGATCAATACATTTGTAGAAAAAAACCCAAACTCAGACTATTTAGCAGATTCATATCGTGTAGTAGTTAGAAGGTATATGTCTGTAGAAGATATTTTACTAGAATACCGTAAAGATCTAAAGGAGGAACATATAAAACTCCTAAAGGAAGAAAATAACAGCACAATTGAATCAGATGGTCCTTCTTATTATATTAGAGCCACATCTCCTGAAATAGCTGGAGTTTGAAATAGTACTCATACTGGAATTTTAGGAGGATTAGAAACACACCCTATATGACCTGGTGAAACTAGTAGAACTAATAGGTATACTTATCCAAAAATGTGAACTGTTTATGATGTAGAATGAATTGAAGTTGATTATAAAACGGGAAAACAGACTAGGCATGAGGGCACACGTATTGGAGAAGAAATTTATATAACTAGGGGGGAATCTGAAAATATTATTAGAACAAAAGATAATCCGAATAAATGTAGATTAAGTGTTAATGGTTTATTTTTCCTAGATAAGAATGGGGATCCTAATTCTATGATTATTAAAACTATGGATCAACAGGATAAATATGACTTGTTAGTGTTCTATCGAGATAATCTTATTTCTAGTTCTGGTACAGTTGGAGATTGGGTTGATTTAGCTTATGTTCCACAAGTTTTAGGCGTAGATTTACCAGAACGATTACAAAAATGGCTAGCTTATAAAAAGCAAGGTATGGGTTTAATTGATAGTAGTCAGGAAGGAGCACAAACAATGAATACAATATTTAATGGTTATGATGATACCGTTAAAGCACAAAGTATTCAGGCAATTAATTTAGCTATACAATCAATTCAACAACAGGTTTCTATGGTAACTGGTGTTTTACCTGAAGCTCTAGCTCAATATGAACAACGTGATGCTGTTTCAAATGTTAAGTTAGGAGTACAAACTACAATGCTTTTAACTAAGCAAATTTTCAATGCCATGGATACTGTATACCAAGAAGCAAATTATGATATGCTTAATCTTGCAAAACTAGTTTGGCCAAAAGGAATAACAGGTACAATTGTTTTAGGTAATTATTCTAAAATATTTACAGCCCTTCCTCAGTATTATACCTTAACTGATTTCGATATTCATATTGAAGATAGTACTAAATCTTACCAGAACGTACAATCATTAATTGCAATTAGTGGAGAACTTGTTAAGAGCGGAGTAGCAGATTTAGGAGATATTACAAATATTATAACTGCATCTTCTATTACTGAATTAAAGCGATATATTGATCGCTCTATAGCTCGTAAAAAAGAGGAAAATGATACTATTGAACAGTTACAACAACAAATTCAACAGTATGAACAAAACTCTAAAGAACTTCAAAAAGTTAATCAACAATTACAAGAACAAATTCAACAGCTACAGAGTCAATTACAAGCTAATAATCAAACTAAACTTGAAATCGAAGCAGAAAAGGTTGCAATTGAGAAAGAAAGGATGAGAAATGATAAGGAATATAATGATAAGAGTCTAGAAGTTAAAAATAAACAAATTAATGCACAGGTTGCTGAGATATATGATGATAATCCGTATAATAATAAAATAAAAAGTGTAATATAATGAGTAACTTAAATGTTCGTTTAATAGTTTATCCAAATTGCAAATTGTCTGCTATTGATGATAGTAGTTATACTAATCTGCCAGGTAGATATGGGACATTATTTGAAAATATAGCGGATTATGTCTCTTTAGAGTTTCTAGTATATTCTAATACAAATGAAATTGAACCCAATACTTTAATTTTTGAAAACTACCAGCATAACAGAGATAATTTTTTAACAGATAGTATTTTTCCTATTATGAAAGATGGGGTTCATTATTATTATAAGATAGTTATTCCTAAACTAGAAACCCTATTTATTGAAGATACTTCTTCGAAAGACTTATACTCTTTAGTATATTTAAAAGATCAAACATTTTACTATAATGACAATTTTTATGTTGCAAAACAAAACTATGAAACTACTCCTACTTCTAAAGAAGAATTATTAGATAATATTGACCTTATTTTAAAAGAATCTGAAGCAGAAATTGTAACTAATTATATTGATCTTTATAAACTATGTGGTAGTCAATCTTTTTACTGTAAAAAAACAGTGTTTACAATTTGCAAATTAACACAATGTTTATTAAATTTACAACGCCAAATTATAGATCATAATATCTATAATAAGTGTACTGATTATAAAGATATTATAGAAAAAAGGGACTTTATTCTAAGTACAATTTATGTTCTAGATTATTTAAAGGACATTAATAATTTTCAAGAAGCACAACGTATTGTAGAAAATGTTCTAGGATGTAATGATATTTGTAATACAGATAATACATTAAATAACAATTGCGGATGTAATGGATAAACTATATGAAACTTTATATATCCTCTACTCTACTGAGCTAGTAAATTTAAACATTGGGTATTCTTTAGATAGGAAGAAACTAAATCAAATGATAGATATTATAGGTACAATAGAATATATAAAGAATACTAATAATGATCAGGAGGATATTATCAATATAATTAATTACTATAATAAATATATCAACTAAATTAATAATGGTTTCAGATACATATTATAATGCAATGGGTTCACGATCATTTTATAAAGGTACATCTTTTAGATGTACAGAATGATGCGTAGATACTCACTACTTTAACAATGAGGACTTTATTGATTTCGTATCATATAAAGGTGCTCTTCTTAGATGTACAAGAAGTCATATTTCCTCTGTTGATAATGAACCATCTCTTGTTATTAATAATAACTTAATTGTTGGAATTAATGACTCTCCTGTTTGGGAATTTGTAATGGGAGGAGGATCAATTGAGACAGGTCAGCTTAATATTGATTTCAAATTAGAAGATGATCATCTTTGAGTATTTTATAATGAAGAATGAAAGGACTTAGGAAATGTTAAAGGAGATCAAAGTGAACCAGGAGTACAAGGAATACCAGGAAACCCTGGTAAAGGAGTGCCAAGTGGGGGTAGTACAAACCAGGTATTGGTAAAACAGTCTAATTCTGATTATGACACTATTTGAAAAACGATAAATACTTCTGGAGGAGAACTTCCATCATTTTCTGCAAGAGTGTTAAGTACTACTAGTACTGAAGGCACTCCTGAAGCTGCTGTAACTTTAAGTGATTCCAATGAATTTCAGTTTTCATTTAAATTGCAAAGAGGGCAAGACGGAGTTAATGGTAAAGATGGAGCTAATGGTACTCCAGGGATTAATGGAGACGGCTTAAAGTACATATATATTCGAACTACCAAAGCAACTAAGCCAACAACTCCAACTGGTAGTGGAGAAGATGTAGAGTTACCTACTGATACAGAGTGAGGTCTATGAAAGTCTGCTCCTACAGGTGTAGATTCTACACATAGATGGGAATGAGTTAGTACTAGTGTTTATGTTAATGGCAGATGAGAGTCTTATAGCGAACCATCTTTATTTGCTTATTATTCTCTTGACGGAGTTAATGGAACTGCTCCAAATTATAAAACTTATGTTTATGCTCAATCTAACTCTAAACCAGAGAAACCCGACTTCAATACTCCTCAACCTCCTACAGAATCACAATGAAAAGATTATCCATTAAGTAGTGGACAGTGATGGCAATGTATAGGAGTTGTAGATGGGCAAACAAATACAGTTATTCAATGAGGAGAAGTATTACCTGTAAATGGTAAGGACGGAACTGCTCAAGATGGTAAATTTACTGAGTTTAGATTTGCGGTAAATAGTAGTAATATTACCCCTCCAAGTCTATCAAATACAGTAAGAACTCCAGAGGGATGGTCTTTAACACCTCCAACTAAGAGTAACTCTCAATACTTATGGATGACAACAGCAGTTATTAATCCTAATGATACTTTATTTAGAAATTGATCTACACCAATATGTATTAGTGGTGAAAATGGAAAAGCAGGTAATTGAACTTCTTATGTATTTAAAAACAGTTCCTCTACGCCAGATACTCCTACAGGCACTGATCCTGTTCCCACAGGATGATCTGATGCACCAACATCATCAGATGGCACATGGTGAATGTCTAAAGCATTAATTAGTGGAGGTACTCAAAAAGTGGTTGGAGAATGATCCGCTCCACAACGAATTACTGGAGAAAAGGGGCAAGATGGTGAAGACGGAACTAATGGAACTGATGGGATTTATACAGATTATAAATTTGCAAAAAGCTCTTCCAAAAGTGAAGTACCATCAATTAACAAACAAAGTTCTAATCCTGGTAGTAATTGAAGTGACCAGTGACCTATAATTAATTCTGGAGAATTTCTCTGAATGACTTTTATTAAAAAGAATTCTAAAGATGATTCTATTGTATTAGGGGAAGAATGAGCAACTCCTGTATGTATTACAGGAGAACAGGGTCCGCAAGGTCCTATTGGATCTACGGGAGTATCAGGTATTCCTGGTGTAGGTATTGTTATGAGATTTTGTAATGGTACTGACACGGAGCCGAGTAATGCTAAACCAACAAACACACTAGATACTGCCAGTCAAGGATGAACTATCACTCCTCCCTCCACTACCGAAGATTACCCGAGATTATGATTTATACAGGGTAGAATAAAATATTTAAATAATGAGGATCAAGATGGGCAACTTGATGGTAGTTGAAGTGATCCTGCATTGTTTAATGGGCCTGCAGGAGTAAATGGAGAAGCAGGTAAAAAAGGTCAACTGATTTATCCAGCTGGTGTTTATGATATAAATACTACATATAGTACTACTGAAGAAAGTGCTCCCTATGTCTATGTTTATAATTCAGAATCTAGTAAATCTGGATACTACTTATTATCAGCAGTTACTAGTTGAACAGGAACTGATCATAATAGTTGGTCTCCAGTTGAATCAATTGACAACGAAGAACATTACTGGACTAAATTTAACCACTTTGAGGCAATTTTTGCAGATGTGTCTATTTTCCCTAACTCTCTTGTTGGATCAGCTGTCTTTAATGGAGATTATATGTTTAGTCAAACTGGTAAGGAGTCTACAGGAATAACTACAAATTATAATAAGTTTAATCCAGAAGATCTATCCAAATGATACCCTGCTTACTATATAAATTTGAGAACAGGTGAATGCTCATTAAATTTTGGCCAATGTACATTTAAATATTCAGATTTATTTAATTCAAGAACAGTAATGACTATTGAAGGGGGGATTAATATAATCCCAGACATGATATATACATCTAGATATAGTAATTATATTTCTACACCTTGTATTTCAATTTTGGCAGATGAAGAAGGATTAGCAAATGGTAATATATATAAATTTGCCTTGTCAGAAGAGTATCTACCTGTAGCTAAAGGAGTTATTAAAGGTTCTATTGATAATTGTACATATTTAAACGGACTAGAAGAAAATGATGAAGATTATGTTGCAATATCTCCAGCAGAAAGTACAAGTAGTAGTAATGGAATAATAAACTTTGTGACATATCAAAACGGCACCATACGAACTACAATATCTGAAATATACCTTGGGGCTGGCAGAACTTTATCATATTCATTTGTACCAATTAAATATTTAAGAGACTCACTTTATAGCACGTATACTTCTATCTTTGATGTTGCAGATATGGAAGATGGAACAGCTGCTTATAGAGGTATATCTGGTATACTAAATATATCTAATGTTAATGATTTTGTATTAATTGTTTGCCGTCAACCAGGACAGGATATACAATATGGGGGTCTTACTTTTACAAAAGCTGGGTCTTTCCTAGTTTCTAAAGTTCTTGATGTTAACCCAGTAAAATAATATATTTTAAGGAATGAAAAATATTAAACCAGATATTGATCTTCAAAATTCAATTGAACGTAGTAGGATTACTGAATCTAGAGAGTATTACAAAGGCAAGTCTTTTAATTTTGCTAAAGAATGGCACCCTGGAATAAATTATTTTAATGATAATTATATTACTGACTTTGTATCTTATAAAGGAACTTTATTAGTATGCCGTAGAACACATCTTTCTAGTAATAGTAACAGACCTGAGCTACTATTTGAAGATCCAAAAGATTCAAATCAGCCAACTGGAGTAAAATCTGAATATTGAGATTTTATATTGGCTGGAACTCCAGGACCTGGAGGAAAAGTATATATCCCTAACTATAATACATCTACTGGAGAACTTTCTTGAGTTATATCTGATAATATAGAAAGTATTGACCCTGTAAATATAAAAGGGGAGGACGGTAAAGATGGAAGAGATGGTAAAGATGGAAAGAATGGAACAAATGGAAAAGATGGTAAAGATGGAAAGAATGGAACAAATGGAAAAGATGGTGATACTTATATTCCACAAACAGAGCTTGATAATAATTATATAGTATTCAAGTCCTTACATGGAAATGAGACTATTAAAGTAGATTGTAGTAACTTAAAAGGGGAACCTGGAGAAAAAGGTGAAAAGGGTAATGATTGAATATTTAGTAAGGTTAATACTATTACCTTATCTCCTGATGATAGCGGATATGCAGAAATATCCGCAGATACTCCAGGAAGTGAATCTACAACTTATACATTAACTCTAGGGATTCCTCAAGGAAAAACAGGTCTTAAAGGGAATAAGGGAGAAAAAGGAGAGAAAGGAGATCCAGGTGAGAAAGGAGAAGTAGGTCCTACTCCTCTTTTTAAACTTGTAAGAAACGAGAGTACTAAATCTATAGATTTATATTGAGCTATTGATGAAAGTTCTGACTGAGTAAATCTAGGAAGTATTGGGGGGAAATCTCCAAAGTTATTGAGAGTTTTTGATGTTGTAGAACATCCGAATGCTCAAAATAGTACTAGACGAGATGATCGTATAGTATGAGGTTACGACGGAGTTTCTGTCAGTGAATGAACTACTCTATGTTATTTAGATGAACTTAGAGGAGATGAAAATATATGAATAAGTACAGAAGAAGTTAAACCAGGTGAAGGTAATCGTCCAGTAATGGAAGTTAGAGACCCTGATAATCCTGATGAAACTATACAAGTTGAAGATAAAGATAAAATATGGTATGATCCATTTGATTACAGTTTAGATGAGTTTAGTTCGTTTGAATTTGTATATAATGCGTATAGAGAGGCAGGAGGTCAACTAAGCGAAGATGCTTTTAAAAATACATTTGCTAATGTTTCAAACTTTGAGATTAAATTTTGGCAAGGAACTCTGGAAGATTTTCTGAAATGAGATGCTACAGGGCATCAAAATGAGCTATGGCTAGTTAAATCTAGTGAAGGATCTTCAGATGATACCTTTGAAGAGTATTACGCAATTAATTCTCCAGAAGAGGGGAAATGAATGTGGGAAAAATGAGGTTCTGGGTCCATTAATATAGATCTTAGTGATTATATCACTAAGTCTGAAGCAGAAGCATATATACAACAAGAAGTTAATGATGTTATATCATTATTGGTAATTGATGGGGGTGAAATAATTATATAATATGGCTAAAAATACTATAAAATTT